CTTTCTTAACTTTCTTACCTTTTTTATCTAACTTGTCATCATCAGGGTAATAATTTTCTAAAATAGAAACTAAATCAAACTTCTCAAATAAAGCTGTTGGTGTTTCTACTTCTCCTAATTCTTTAATAAGTTCATCAAAAAGCTCGTTAATATGAGCTGCAACGGTTAAAGCTTCAATACCAGCCGATTTATCTAACTTAGCACTAAAGGCTTTTATATTGCTTTTTACGCTTTCTAGTTTAATCATTTCAGTAAACTGAGTTAGAATATCTTGTGATACTTTAGTAAGATTCGCCAAATTAGGCTTGATCTTAAGGGCATTAATGTTAATGCCGTATTTTGTGTTAAGTTCGTGGAGAACTGCTTCTTTGATTAATTTCTTTGCTTCAAAGATTTCAGAAGCAAATTGAGTTTTATCTTTTTCCTTAACTGGAATTTTGTTTAATTCACAGACTAATTCATAAACATCACTCAAATCTGACTTAGTTGCTAACGCAAAGTAAGGAACCGAATTAGCGGCTTCGAAAACATAATCGCTGAAATCTTCTTCTTCGCCTTCATTCCAAGCAAGAACAAGATTCTGTAGTTCTTTATTAGAAGCCCATAGTTTGCTGAAATCTTGTTTGCTTTCTAATAGTTCTTTAGTAAGAAGTTCTTTATGGCAAAGAATCTCATAGATTGTCTTATCACCAATATCAGTCGAAGTAAAACCTTCCGAAATAAGTTTATCGTAAGTAAGTTTTTCTTTAGGGAAGATACTTAAAAACTGTTTATTTAATCTTAAGAACGCTGTAAAATCATTATTCTTTAAAAGAGCAGCTTTGTTTTCAGTAACAAGTTTTTTAATCGAATCAGAGATTTCTTTGAAAGAAACGAACTCTTTCGATTCTTCAATGCCAATTTTCTTTGACATTCCATCAACTTTTGCTTTAACGCCTTTTCTGATCTTCTCAATGTTTTGTCTTTGTTCAAGAATCGAAACAACATTCATCCAAGAACAATTTGCTGAATCAATAGAATCTTCTGAGATTTTTTCAATGAATCCATCAATTTGAAGTTTTAAGTATTCGTCAATCGCGCTATCAGACAACGAATCTTCCACAGCAACTACAGTTCCGTTCTTTAAAACAATTTTGTTATCTTCTTTAGAATAACCAACTTTAAGAAATTTGTTAGATTCAGTTAAGAAAATAGCATTTTTAGAAGTTGGATCGAAACTAAACAAAACAACATTCTCACGAAGGCCATAGGTTAAACGATCAGCAACTTTGTTAAGTTCAATGGTTTCGCTATCTTTTAGATTGAAGAAATGAGAAATTATCATAATACTCTTATTTTATATATGTTTCCTGAAAAGGCCAATAAAATATTCCCTTATTGTGGCGGACCTGCTTCTGCCCCTGCATTGGCTCCAATTTCTGCCGAAGCATTTGGTGGGGCATTAGGGTCCATTCCTGGTGGCGGCATTCCTGGGCCACCGGGAGGCATTCCCGGCATTGGCATTCCAGGGTTTTGCGCTCCTTCTTCTTTCATTTGTTTTTTCATTTGGGCCATTAATTCCATGATTTCTTGATCGGACAGGCCAAAATAAGTTTTGTAAATGTATTCTTTAGGGAACAATGCAAGACCTTGAATTGCTTGAACAACTCTTGTTTTCTGTTCATCAATTTCCAAGCGTCTCTTTTCATGCATGTCCGAAGGAGGGCAGAGTTCAATTTCTGCATCATCGTACAGATAAAGAGGATATCCTTTTAATGCTAGATGAGTTCTGAAAACTTCTCCTAATGTGATCTTCAAATCTTTCTGAACTCTAGAAACGGCTTTGGAAAACTTAACATCTAACTGACTTAAATTAGCTTTTCTCTCAGGAGATTTATCTTTTTCAACAATAAAGTCTTTTGGAACTTTCATTGCTGCTAATACTTTATCTCTCCAATATCTTACATCGTCAATATCACCAAGGTTTTGAGCGCCCGGTAAGGGAACAATATCAGCACCTTTTCCGTTCTTAACAGGAACGAAGAAGTCTTCGTTCAAAGTTTCAGGGTTATAACGAGCATTTAAAGTACCAGTTGAAGAGTCATAGAATTTCTCTTTCTTATACTTCTCTTTAACTTTTTCCATGTATGCTTCGACCTTAGTTGCAGGAAGATTTCCTACTTCAATCTTAAATACTCGTCTTTCTGGCGCTCTTGCCAAACGGTAAATAATCATAGCATCTTCCATTAATCTTAAAGATCGGAAGGTTGCAATAGCAGGAGCCGCGATTCCTTTACCGTAAGGGTAGAAATCAGCATCAGAAGTTCTTCTTCTAAAGTGAGCAATTTGTTCCTTGGTAAGTTTAACTAACTTCTCTGGATCTGGTGCCGATGGCATTGATGCTTCGAAATCCGAGGTTGGAACTTGTTGAATATACTCAACTAAGTTACCGTAACTATCCTCTACTCTATACAAGAAATTAGGATTAAGAATTTTAATTCTCTGAATTCCCATTTCAGGTTCCTCTAAATCCAAAACTAACTCTACGAAACAATCACCATATTTGACTACATTTCTTGCAATATCCCAAATATGGAAATCTAATTTAGTGTTTTTAACAAAGTCTTTAAACTCATCTTTAATTATTTGTTCACTTGTATTAATTTTGAAAACCTTGCCATCAATATCTTCTTGTGTTGCATCATCTGAATAAATATCAAATGCAGAGCTGATTTCAGGAAAAGCTTCCATAGATTCGAAAGTTCTATAGCGATCTCTACGCTTTCTTTCGACGGGAGGCATTTCTAAAACTCCCTGAGTGATCCAGGAACTAGCAGAAGATTTCTTCGCTTGTCGGTCTAAATTATCAACTGTCTTAATTGAATCACCAGACTTTGCAGGTGGTTTTGACGAAAGCGGTTTATTGTCAGGGGTTTTAAAGAATCTCTTCCAGAAAGCATACCAAGGCCCACTAATAGGACCAGCGTTTGCCCTTTCAGGGAATTCAGTAAAGTTTTCGTTTAACTTAGGAGCCATTTAATGTATTCTTTATGTAGGTCTTTCTCACTTCGTTTAGACGACATGAAAGCTGATTCTGGTGAATATTCAGTACCGTCTGATTTTACATACTGAGAATCTATCGCACCAGAGTTAATAAGTTCTGTTCTTACAAGACCTGCAATTCCCAAAGCCATAACTAAATCGTCTGTACAACCTTCATCTGCTTCGATCTTTCCGGTATCTGTAATAATGAAAGTAGAAATTTCATCTCTCGTTCTTTCACAAAATAGTTTAATTTTCTTATTATACAAAGAATCTTGTAAAGCTTCTAAAACCGCATCTCGTTGATTCTTACCGCCGACTTTTACTCCAAGTTCTCCATCTTCTGCAAAATACATGTTCTCATACTCGTATTTTTCAAACAATCTATCTAATACGATCTGGCCTAAAGTATTGCGTTCACCGACAATTAAAGCGTCATTATATTCTCTTGAGGCTGTGTAGATTAAATCTCCAAATCTTTCTGGCTTAACATTGTTAGAGCAATAAGATGCGACTTGTTTACCGGAATATAGATCAATTATATGGAATGCACTATTATCTCTCTTAACTCCGAATGCCGGATCGAAGGATAACATGTAAGAATATCCGTCTTTAGGCAACTCCCATTTCCAATATTTATCCCCAACTTCTCGATAAAGCGGCGGCATAACTCCTGATGAGATATTAATTAATGTTTCATCATCAATGAATGTATCGCCAGTACCGAGGAATTCACCCTCAATCTCCTGTCTCCAACCGCGAGAACCAAGAGTCTCTCGCATGGTTTTTTCCCAACCAGGATTGTTATATTCAGGATGCTCTTTCCAATGAATGTTAATTACTTTTAGTGGATTCTTCTCTTGTGCAGCATCTTTATAGAGTTGATAATAGTAATTCGCAGTTCCATTAACGGTTGAAAGTAATACTGCTCTACCACCAGTTGAGATTGTTGGAAATACTGCTTTCCAAAACTCTTCGAAACCTTCAATGAATGCAGCCTCGTCTACTACAAGCAATGAAACCGACTCTGATCTACCAGCACCAGCAGGTTGCGATCTAATTTTTGATTTAGTTGAAAGAGTTAAATTGTGCTTGTTTTTTTCTAAGATTTGAGGTCTTAACCAAGAAGGAAGACTCTCATACATGTTAATAACTCTCGTTAAGAAAGTAGTGGATTCTCTATCACCAATAGAAACTACCATCACATTTTTAAATTTGTGGAAAATAATGAACCACAAACAATAAGCACACATGATAGTTGTGGCACCGGCTTGACGGAACTTTCGAATAATCCCAAATCTATTTTCCGTGATTTCTCTAATAATTCTCTGCTGAAACTTATATAATTCAAAAGGAACTACGCCGTGAATCGGGTGGACAACATGAATATATTTCGAAATAAAATACACCGGATCTTCGGCACATTTTCTTAGTTCCTCTCTAATTTGCTCTTGCGAAATGATAGTTTGCATAATTCCAACCCAAAAACCCGATCATGTTTTAAATGAAACAATCGGAAAATCGCTACAAGAATCGTTTTCTGTTGCTAAGATTATATACACTCAAGAAAAGAACATTTTTGAATGTTTTAATGTTTCTAGTCCAGAATGGCAAAAAAAGTACAAATATTTGCCAAATGACAACGATACTTTAATATTTTGCCATGACGATATACAGATTTTAAGTAATAAAACTCAAAATCACAAAAGTTTAGAAGTTTTAAACGATCCTGCGATTGGATTTATTGGAGTGGCCGGAACTACAATTTTAGACGGGGAAGCGGTTTGGTGGCAAAAGAAAATGGGTCAAGCCTTACATGGAGTTGTTTATCATATTCACGAAGATTATGGACTATTTTTAACTTCATACGGCGATAATTGCTTCAAACCCGTTGTAGCAATGGATGGAATCTTCTTAGCCGCGAAATATTGGACAATAAAAAAACTAGGTTTAACAAAACCTAGTTTTTTCGAAGGAGATTGGGATTTCTATGACATTTATTACACTTCCCAAGCAATTCAAGCCGGATTGTGCAATTTAGTCGTTCCGATTATTGTTTTTCACGATTCATTAGGTAAACCGAGGGAAGGATGGTTCAAAAACAGAGAAGGTTTTATTAAAAATACCCCTCTTCCATTAACGAGACGGTCTTACAACTACAGTACGGTTAGTTGGTAATTTACTCTTTATAGAGTTTAAATAGGCTTTTGAGCCATTATCAATGAGTAAAAAGTGAGTACATTTGGTTTTAAACACATCTAAAGTGTTTCCAATTGAAGAATTCCATTCTTTTAACTTTAAATCATTGTATTTCTCTTTAAAACCATCACCTTCAAATACAAATATCTTTACTGACTGACCGTCGTTTTTCTCTGCTTCATTCATCTTCTTCCATTCTTTCTCATCGGATTTAGGAACTGCTGTTAACATTCCTGTTGGAACAAATAAATTACAGTCAAGCTTCAAATCCAATAAAATATTAACAATTTGGATTCCAGATCCAAGCGGGTTAAATACGCTTACAGAATAAAATTCCTCTTTTGGGTTTAATACTAACATATTAAACAATAGAAATTTCAATTGTGATAATTGTTCTTTATTAGAAATCTTACGAAGACTTCCTATAATGCCTAACGAACGGTCCATGCAATATTATACATACTAGAGCATGAAATATAAACGCGGTGAAATTAATGAGTTTGTTGGCGCAGTATTGGGTACAGTAGCACAAAAAGCAATCGAGTGGCCCTTAAGAACAATCGGAGGCGCGGTTAAGGGTACAGTAGTTGGTGGTCGGCATGTTGTGAAGGGTGCTAAGGATGGAATGACTAGTGAACTCGATCCGCCGAAAAAAAGCCGTGCAGAGAAGAAATTTAAGAAAGGATCTCTTCCTAAAGCGTCAAAAACTGAGGAAACTTAAACTTCTACTCTAAGTTCTCTAATAACAGAACCGACATCTTTCAACAGTTTAGCATGTAATGAAAGGTGATAGACACCCCAAATATTAAATGCTTCTTCATCTACTTGATGAATCTGGAAATAAATGTTCTGGAATCTAGGTTGGATAATATCGCCTGCAATTGGAAGTCTGCCTAGTTTTTTCTTCAAGTAATCTTTATTGAATACAAATCTCTGGTCATTCGATAAAGTAATACCAAACTGTGTAATCTCTTGTCCTATAGGTGCTGGTGTATAATGACCTCTAATTATTAGTTTATTAGCATATACTTTATCTCTATCTTCTTCATAAAGTTCATCAAAGTTCTCAGATCGCATGAATTTAATGTAATACATGTCTGATCCACCTAATTCAATTACTTCTTGGTCAACCGAATTAAAGTATTCAATGTCTTGGTTATTCTCCCCGAAAAGACTTAAACGAACATCTTCCGGTACATCTTCGGACGATTCCGGGTTTACAATAGTCTTCTCAAAGGGATAGATTTTAGACATTATTTAAGTTTTCTTCTAAGAAACATGTGGTTTCTTTTCTTTTGATCGGCGCGTCTACTTTCAGGGTGGCCGCTTTTACTAGAGTATGCTTCGGGACTTACTCCCGTTCCTTTTCTTTTAACGCCTCTCATATTATCGTGTGATTGACGAGCGTTCCAAGTTAGACTTTTCTCTCTTGACCTTGTATTACTCTCTTTCTCTTTATGAGATTTTCTAACTCCCGTAACACCTTTCTTTAATAGTTTTTTAATCCCCCCACTTCCCTCATTAATCTTACCAGACTTCTTAAGAGTTTTTTGAAGGTTTTTAATATCACCTTTAACCCAAAGCATATCACGCTTTAACTGTAAAAAGCTTCTCATATCACAAAGTTTATAATATTGCTTTCTCAAATTATCAGTCTTTTTCTGTAATTTGCTTTTTTTGTCCTTTCCTATTTCGGGATAACATGACGGGGAATCATAATACATTTATCTTATATAGGGGCAGAATCGTCGGCCAATCCGGGGGAATATTCTATGATAGAAGGTCTAGATATAGCAGATGCCGTACAATCCAGTCAAGAATAAAAAGTCGAGAAAATGGTACAACAGACAATACAAAGAATGGAATACTAGCGAACTGGATTACCAAAAACAACGGGTCTATGCTATGGAATATTGTTTCTTTGAAAAGGAGAGACTAACAAAACATTTCAAAAATAAACAAGACATTATTAAATATATTACAAAAATAACAGGTAATGTAAAATTCAAAAAGCTTTTTGGAGTCTATAAATTAGATGAAGAGTCTATTAATTTACATAAAAGTAAATATTCAACGACAAGCTATGCTGTTATCCATGATTCCAATTATGTTGAAATTCATTTCAGCAGAGTTTATTTACCTAGGTATATTGTTATGCATGAACTTGCCCATTGCATCTGCCCATATGGAATTGGACATGGCCCATTATTTTGTAGAGTTTATGCTGATTTAATTGGCCTTGAATACGGAGACGAAGAACGAACTAAATTCTTTAAATTAATGGATGATTATGTTATTGATTATAAGATTTAAATCTTTTTAAATTTAATTTCTTTACGGTTTGGGTGTTTAGCATCTAAAGGATTTTCTTTATTGAATTTTACAGCACCGGGAGACTTTTCGTTTTTGTAATCTTTAAATTCCTTATTCCATCTAGACTTTCTCGTTGCTAGTCTTTTTTTCATTACTTTCTTAAAAGATCCCATATCGCCTTTCTTTGCGAAAGATGCCATTTTTCTGATTGATCTTTTTTGTCCTAATGAACCTTCTGTAATTCCTGCTCTTTTTTTCATATAGCGAAGGTGCAAGTTATTCATATGTTTCTGTTCTGCTTTATATTTTTTATGTCCCTGTCCTTTAGCTTGATCCGCCGCATGGTGTTTCCCTCTATTAAACGATTTATCTAAAGCTGAAAAGGAATCCATTGTAAGTTTTTTCACAGAAGTTCTTTTCCAAGCTTTAGAACTATGTTTAGCTTGAAGTTCAGGACTAGCTTTTTTAGAAACCATTCTTCTTAAAGACCTGTTGAAACCTTCCTTCATTAAATTAATTTTAATCATTGTATTATTTAGCTTTTCTTCTCTCACTCTCGCCAGCAAATAACTTTCTAGCAAGCTTAGTCTTTCTTCCACGCTTAAATCTTTGTTGATCGGCAATTTCAACACTTTTTGAAAGAGAATTACTTCTCATCAACCGCTTTTTAGAGTCAGCTCTTTTAAAATCCAATTGAGCTTTAACTTTAGGTTTCCCAACCAAGTTTGTATCAAGTCTATATCTTCCTTTTCCGGCTCTACCATGTCTGTGTTTATCTTTAAATTGATTAACTTTAGATGCTATGAATGCCTTTCCGCGACCTTTTTTTGGATCGGACAATAGAATTCCACTTTTCCAAATTTGTGCCTTTTCTTCTTTAATTCCAGTTAATCTTTTCATACTATCTACTTTTTTATATTTTTGTTTTGCTTTAATACTTTTGTATTTGGACAATTCTTTATTAGAATCTTTGCCAACTTTATCACCAATCTTATTCGCTGCAAATTTTGCCTTGCGTTTAAGTCTTAAAACTGACATTGAACCTTCATTAACTTTCTTTAGTTTTGATTTTAACATTTCTTGTCTTGTAAATTTGTCTTTAGGGGTTTCCTTATGACGAATTTCAGATTTACCTGAATCTGTATGAGATTTTCTACCAAATAAACGATTTAATCTAGTGTCTTTACTGATAACTGTTGGAGACTTTTGATGAAACAGTCTTTTTCGATCCATTTTAGTATCTCTTGCTTTAATGGATCGTTTAACAGAATCAACAACTTCCTTACTGCCAGAAGCACGGATAAAATCAGGATCTTTCGCAGATGCCTTTCTAAATGCTTTTCTAGAGTTTCGTAATAGCCTACGCTGCGATAAAGAACCTTCGTTTACCATATTATTATATAGGAGTTGTTTTAAGACCTAAATACTTATAGTTATGAGAAACAGAGAAACCCACCTATTAAAAAGAGGATTAAAGAAAAAATTTGCTAAACGAATTGCTGGACAGGCAGAAACAAGAACTGGTCGTACCCAAGACGATAAAATTGAACAAAATGCCGTAAAAAGAACTTTAAAGATTAAAGGTCTAGCAACAAAAGGAAATTGGAAGAATATGAAAGACTACAAACACTTTAGTTATAGAGAAAATGTAAATGAAGGTTCAATGGGTTTGAGAAGATTAAAAAGAGTTGCTGATAAAACTGATCCTTTAAGCAAAAAATGGCTTAACACTTCTCGCAAGGAATACTACAAAACTCAAGATTCAAGCATTAGAAAAGGAGCCAAGGCCAAGAAAGTAAAAGCTAGAATAGAAAAGAACAGAGGATTTCAGTTTTACCTTAAAACAGGAAAAGATGTAAATGAAAGTAACGGGAGTAGAGATTACCAAGATATTCAAGCTACTAATGCAGAATTAAGAAAAGCAAATGCAGATGACAAAAGTCGTTCAAGTGATTCTCAAGATAGGAAATATACAATTAATAAACCAGATTTAAGTGTTTTAAATGACCCCAAAGTTCTTCGTAAATGGAAATCTGCAAGTAAAAGATTAAGTCAAAAAAATGCCAAGGGTTTAAAGAAACATATAGGCCAACCAGAAAGAAGAACAAAAAGCGATTTAAATTTTAACTCCAAAGCTAAAGGCGGGTCAACTTTGTCTCTTCTCAAAAAAAGTTTAAAATCTAAAAAATCCTAAAAGAGTCCCAACCTTTTAAAATTAGAGTCCCAAAAGTATAATATTGCAAGTATGTGGTGGAGCCTTTTTTGTGTTGTGCTTAGTTTTCTTATAGGTGTGATTGTAGCACTATTTTTAGATAAAATTTTTCATTTTGAGAAATAACAAATAGAGTCCCTTAATTTTATTTATTTGATAGAATTTTATAAGTTTAATAGAATGATATAGAGTGCTATTAATAAAGATACTATCTTTGATATATTAGGCTGGCAAGTTGATAATGAGTCTCAACAACGCGAGATTTTCCGGTGAAGATTGTGTGAAGAGAAGAAAAGGCTTGCATTTCATCCAATCTTAGGGTACAATCGTGGCATGGAAACGGAACGCATTGAAGTAGATTCCACCATGCTTAAGAGCCTGGAATACGACCATACGACCGGGACGCTAACGGCGCATTTCAAGGGATTACCTTATGCGTATTACAATGTTCCGGTAATGGTTTTCAATGCGTTGAAGCACGCCGCAGAGAATGGCGAGTCTGTTGGAAAATTGTTCCACGCTACGATCCTTAAGGCCGGATACGAATATTGCCGCATGGAGGAAAACTAATGAAACCTTTTCGATTCCTTTCTATCTTATTGGCATCTATTGTATTTCTAACCACTAGGTTTGCGTTTGAGGGTAGTGCTGCCGAGTCTTATATTGCTTTCTTGATTGCTTTATTTGGGGTCGAAAACATGACGAAAGAGAAATATGAAGATGAATAGTGCTTGCAATACGGCTCCCGATGCTATGGAAGTAATCCTAGACAATCGTAAGGATGGTCGTTCTATTGCATTGAAAGGAGATAAAGGAGCCGTAGAATTTTATTGGTATAAACCGATGGAAGGATGGGAACATCATTTCAGCGGCGGAATAGAATGCCATAGCAAGAATCCCCGTAGTCAGAACGATAGATCCTTACAAGAATGGAATAAGGAACATTGTGAAAAGAAAGGTATTCCATATGATCGTTCTAAGGATGATTGTATTCTAACTGGTGGAGAATGTTATTGTGACGGTACTAGCTTAGGTGCTATTAACTTTGCAGAAAGTTATGGCATTAAACCTAGCGATACGATTGATAGTCTTGAAAAGCGTGATATGATTATCCATATTGTGCGTATGCTTAAAGGCTATTATCATTCTTGGTTTAACGAAGATTATGAAGATGAATAGTGCGATTTCGCACACTCTCAGCCGATTGTGAAGATTGTGTGAAGAAAAGAAGAAGAGAAATAGAGCTTGCAATCGCTCCCCGATAGCAGTATAATGGTGGCATGAGCGAGCAGCACCGCTAACGCTCAAACCCAAAACAAACCTAAGAGCATGAAACTCTCGCCCACTACTAATCAGAATAAGCGCCGTTGCCGTTCTGTTCGTATCTTTCGCGTTACGGACGGATTTCAAGTCGAAGTAACCGAAAAGAAAAATGGTATCGTGATTCCGTTCAACTTCCATACTCGCGCTCAGGCTCATGCTTTCGTAAACCGTAACCTGCACCTGATCGGAGCCTATCGCGCTCGCTAGTTTTCATGCTTAGGAAAGGGGATTAGAATGGTCTAGTCCCCTATTTCTTAAGAATGGAGTAAAACAAATGAAAATGGCCCTTACTAAAAAGACGCTGCATACTCTCACGCTTCAATCGGAGAATGAAGATATCTTGAAGAAGATCGCGGATTATGCTGCTAATGTGGAAACGCTGCCGGTTACCCTGCACGAATCACAAGTTTGTAGTTTGCTTCTGGCCGTTTCTTCTGCATTGTATACTTATAACCGTAGTGGCGAGACGATGAAGATTCCGCTTATTAGGGAGATTTTCGGAATCTTTGCTAGGTATCATATCCATATCAGTCTGTTGGATGCTAAAAATGTCGTCGAATACCTCACTAGTAAGTATATCCATAATGATTAAGTGAGCGTAACCGTTCCCGGTTAGTCTTGAAACTAATAACTGGCAATCGTTACATGGCTGCCGCTGCCTAATGCGGATAGGGGGATAGCAATATTCCCCTAATTTCTTTTGGGAGCTGATAGTGTGCGAAATCGCTCATTTAAAGAAATGCTTGCATTCTAGGCTAGTTTCGTGTATCATAGGGGGATCGCCACAAGTCTCATGCCCTAGCCTGAAAAAAAAATGGAGAAAACTAGGTCTAAAGGCTTGACAAGGTGCCAACAATCTGATACAATAGGAACATGACGCAAGAAACTCAATCTAATCCCTCCGGCCCCGCTAAGCGGTTCCGGTCCCCTAATCGCCCTAAGTCCGAGCGGCTGGCAGAAGCTCAAGCTAAAGCTGCTCGCTTGGCTGCTAGTGTCGCTGCTCAAGAATGCTCGGAACATCCCGAAGTTCAAGCGATTGACGCTCAGATCAAGGAAGCGAATAAGACCGTTATCAATCTCACCCGTCACGCTAAAGAAGGCGTTGAGAATGCGGAAAACTTTGATAAGCGAGCGGCAGAATGGCGCGAGCGGGCCGCTACTGCTAATCAGGCTCTTCCCGCTGCTAAGGATACTTTGTCGGCCCTTAAGGAACAGCGCCGGGCCGTTATCGCTAGCCTTGCACAAGGGGGCGCTATCGAATCCTAACTAGGATATTTCATAGAAAGGGGATTAGGACGGCCTAGTCCCTTATTTCTATTGTTTCGGGTGAGCGATTTCGCACACTCTCAGCTCCGTGTGAAGATTGTGTGAAGATAATAAGTAGTTGCATTCGGATGGCGAGTATGGTATAATCAACGGTATGAGTAAAAAAGACTACATCGCACTCGCTGAGATTCTAAAGAAACGAGAACCATTCATTAGCGATTATCAATTTAGTCATTTGTTGAATGATCTTATGGCGTATATGATTAAAGATAACCCTAACTTTGATAAAGATAAGTTTATGGATGCTATCTATAACTTGCCGGTTTGACTTCTGCTATTTTTAGAAGTTTACGCTTGACTTCGACGCTTGACTTTGGTACAATGATAGCATGACGATTAAACTCTCTAGTCCTGGTAAAATGCCATGCTACACTTGGAGCATTCCGGCATTTGATACTTGTCCTGGTGCAGTTATTGACTTTTCATCTTACGATGGTCAATTGAAGAATTGGTCTAAGTTTAAGCGTAAGATGAAGAAAACTAATCAAGTAGATGCTTGTAAAGGATGCTATGCTCAATATGGTCATTATACCTTTCCTGGGTCTGCCAATCTTCGTAAGCATAATCTAAAGGATTGGAAACGCAAGAATTGGGTTAAGGATATGGTAAAGGCTATTAAGCATATGCCATATTTCCGATTCTTTGATAGTGGGGATATCTATTGTGTTGAATTGGCTATTAAGATTGAACAAATCGTAAAAGCCTGTCCCGATACTAAGTTTTGGATTCCCACCCGTTCCCATAAGATCAAACTAATAAAAAATGTTATTGACCGCCTCAACCATCTTACTAATTGCGTTGTTCGCATTTCCTCTGATTCTGTTATTGGTGGGATTGTGGACTATGCGACTAACTCAACGATTGTGCCGAGCAATTCGGTAAAATCAAAACCTAATTTCCTCGTTTGTCAATCATTTAATCGTGAGGGCAAATGCGGAGATTGTCGAGCCTGTTGGAACAAAACCATTAAAACCATTGCATATCCCGCTCACGGGATTGTAATGAAATCTGTTCTCAAGAAATTGGAAGTGTAAAAATACGTTTTAAGCCCGAAGAATTTCGCACTAATAAACAAATTAGTGAAATCAGTAAAGATATTGATTGGGCAGAAATGATTGAAATCCCTGTCAATTCTACTAAACTCATTTAAGAAGCAAAACAACACATCATTAACCAAAATGAAAAACACTAAACAAGTAATCCGTCCTTTGTATGCTATTGCATATGAGATTAAAAAAGATTGGAAGCTTCCTAACTATGCTGCAAAACCGTATCTAGAAGCTATGGGAAGTCTTAATCGAATTGAGGATATGTATTTTCTTGATTCGGCAAACATGATTGTGCGATACTTCCTTTCTAATGCAGCGTCATGGAAAGGTGAGAAAGCCCGTCAGATTAAGTCCGAATTGAAATCTATGCTTGCGAGTAATTAAAATGCCTACTTTCCACATTGCTAGGGATTCTGAAACTAAGCAATGGCAAGTAATTAAACAAGTTTCTATATCTTACGATAAAGTAAGCCCTAGAAGTAAGAAATACAACATAAGAGAAAACACTTGGGAGAATTCTCCCGTTTACTCAAATCCATTCTTTGATAGAGTGGATACAATCAAAACCGAAACAATTGAAGAGGCAAAATTAGAATGTCAGAAGCGAAACTCTCTGTAGAAATTACAGAAGGCCAGATTGCTAATGCTATTGCTGTAGCCATTAGTGAGGCTTTCAGTCCTGAAAAGAAAGAACGATTGATTCGTGATATTGTTCGCGCTCATTTGTCTACTAAGAAAGATTCTTATAGCCGTCAAAGTTTGCTAGAAGAACAAATCGGAATTCAAATTCGTATTATGGCTTCCGATCAAATGAAAGCCATTACTGAATCTTGGCGACCTGAAATTAATGCAATTGTCAGCAAGATTCTGAATCCTGCTGCTAAAGATCAAATCTTTGCACAATTGCAAACTGCTTTGCAGAAAGTGGTTCTTGTTAATTTTACTGTTAACGCTTGTTATGATGTAGAAGATTAAACTATGAAATCGCATACTGTAATGGTGTGCGATTTCGCACACTCTCAGCTCTCAATTAATCGCATCTCATAAAACCATAGAAATCTAATCTCATATCTCCAATGTTTCCCGTGAAACATTTAAAACTCAATAAAATGTTTGTAAAATCAGGCGATCTATGGTATCATGGTAGCCGGTCTAATAACAAACCATTAAATCGCATTAATCAAATAAACTTCCATGATACATGGAACTTGGTATTGTAATGTTTGTGACGCTGAAAATAGCGAAATAGATGGCGAATGCCAGTTTTGCGAATGTCAGGGAGCAGATTGCAATAAAGATAATTGTTCAGATCCAGAACACCTAAAAACCCGATAAAACAATGTGAGGAAATCAAATGAAAGTTTATCTTGTTTGGATGCAGTAAAGGGAATGTTACAAGACTTTACTGCATATCTTCTCAACAAAGTATTTGGCAGTTGATTTCTGTAATCGCCACAATCAGAGTTTAAGAGAGCGAGGCGCTAAAAACTATTTATATTATTTTACCGAAATGGAAGTAAAATAATATAATATCCTGTTTGACTTCTAATACCCCGGTTTTAAGTAACCGGGGTTATTTATTTGTCTAAATCGGATCTAATCATACCGTATATTGTGGTATGACTTTTAAGAAAATTTATTGTATGTCTATTAGGGAAAAATCATTCATCTCAAATATAACGATAGTACAAGTTATAAAATGAGATTGATGATATATAAGCAACATCCTACACCTATACTATATGTTGTAATTTAGATAAAATAACATAGAATTCGATATAAAAACATCAACCCCACATAACTTTAATCGGTTATGTGGGGTTTGACTTTTACTGTTTTATTGAAATTAGTTAGATAAATTCAATAGATGTTATTGGTTTTATTGGTTTGACTTTTAGTGTTTGATGAAATGTGATTAAATAAGGTGGTTAAAAAATCCATTATACACAACAAACCTATCAAAATCCATTGAATTTAATAACATTCTATTAAACTTTATTCAAACTAGCATTAAAAATACCAAAATGATATCATTCTGATATTTCTTCATCCTCCAATCGCAGCAAGCGAATAAGAGCTAAAATACCGAGAATTAAGAAAAAAAGTGCGAAGATCCACATATATCAAAGCGATATCACTTCCTCTACTTTGGTTTGTTCTTTTTGTAGTTCATAGTTCGCTTTAGTTAATTCAATAAAGACAGCGGCCCAAGTAATGATTGCCAGAATCACACTTAAAACTAAGATTCCACTTGATCCCATTACTGCTCTAACTGAACACGAATCATAACTACCGTCTTTTAGTTGCTTTAAGTTTCTTAAATCATTTAAAGTTACAATTACCTCAAACATCGTAATCGCAAGACTGATAACACCAATAATGACGATTAGTTCCATTTAGAATACAATATTGGTTTTATAGACAATCCACCAGAGAATTGACCATAGAAGTAATCTATCCCCAACTAGATTGAATTTAAGAGCTTGTTCTTCTATCTTGGTTATTTCTCTATCTGTCTTACTTCTCCTTGCTCTAAAAATAATCACTAAAGCTGTAATATCCACTATAAAAAGTGCTATGATTATGAGTGCAAATAAGGTTTCCATGTTGTTATTTCTTATTAGGTTTAGTATATTTCAGGTTAAACTCTTTTGCAACCTTTTTAAATCTTACTTCCAAGTTATAAAAATCTTGGTCGTGAATTACTTGAAGGACACTTAGAAGTTCAATTGTATTTGTATTAATCCATTTGTTTGTATAACCGTAGCCGTCAATCAAATCCCTAACAGGATTATCTTCGAATAGTTTTTGATAATCTTTCTTTGGAATTAAACATCCAACAGCACATTTTAGGACTTTACCTTTTTGTTCAGTTCGATAAAGACAACCTAGCGGACCTATTGATGGCTGTCCTTGCTTTCTTAGATGCGTTAAGACTTTATCAAACACTTGTTGTAGAAGTTTGTTATTCATTGGTTTTATTAAATGTTATTGAGTGCGATTACAAATCCTAGAATCCCTAGGACATATTGAATCAGTTGGACCTTTACAATCTGCATTCCTATATCTCTGTCTTGGTGTTTCTCTGTTTGATACTTTGGAGCAAAGACAATATAAAAGAAGTATGCGATTGTAGTGATATATCCAATAAGTAAAATTGTTGTGATGAGTGTCATTGTATTTTAATAAAAGAGTTCGTAATTACCAGTAATGGCGTAGTTAATTCCCCAAAAGAAAGTTGCAAGTGCTAAAAGTGTAGCGCAGAATCGCAGAACTTTAAAGAAATTAAACTCTCGACCAAATTCTGCTTCAAGGGCAGCAAACATACTACCAAAGACGAAAGAGACGATTGCTAGAATAAAGAAAAGAATTGATAGCGGATGAAACATTGTTGTTCGATTAGACCAGTTTATTGTTTAGATTTAGATTCGTATGTAAGTTTTATTTGATTCTATGGGATCTTGGTAGTCTTTTGGTATTGCGGTCTGTAAAATCAAAAACCACCAACTTATCCTACTTCAATTTGCTTAGAATTTTGGACTCATTTTTACCAAAAAGATCCTTGTATTGGGTGTAAATTTCCTTCAATCTATCAATTTTTAACTTTGGATTTTGGTCATATTTTATATCATCATTCACTTTCTGTAATGAATGCAACATGTAAATTACATCTTGTTCAAGACTTTTCATCTTTAATTCAAAAGTATACGGAAAGATGTGTTTAGCAAACGAATTGTTCGATACCTTAATTTCAGGAATATCACAATCAATCACTTGACCAATTACACACTTTTGTCCAGTAAGAGGATTTACATAACACATTTTAGACCTATTCGGATTGTATAAAAGATGCCATGCAATCCTATCGAATAGACGCAGAATGTCTCGTCTATCTCTTAGAATAACTTTACCTTTTTGTTGTTTAAATTTCATCTGCTTTCTCTACTGCTTTCTTTAGAGCATTAATCACATCTTTCTTAGTTGTGTTTGGAGCATCATTAAGTGGAGTAAGTACAATCAGACCATTAACATCCTTAACGATTTTTATGGCTTGAAACTTGTCCTTTTCACCATATTTAAGGTCTCTTGTTGCTCGTTCAATAGCGCCTACTAGACAAAATGATTCGGCACTTTCGTCTGATGGTAAAACAGCGTTACCGTTTTTATCTTTTGCTAATGCTTTTTTAGTCCATCCAAACTTCTGTAGAATTGTGATGGCTTTCTTGATAATAGATTTAGGTTTATTTCGCATTTTTGATCCTCTTTTTGAGTTTATCTTTTACAAGTTTGTTTGATAAGTTCTTCAACTTTCTTAAGTGTTTATTTGTCATTCATCAATATCTCCATACTCTAAAGATCGTACACAATCATCAAGAAGTGCGATCTTACTATAATAAGTAAGTTCAGGTGTTTCAGTTAGTCGTTTAGAAAGTCTCTCAATAACCATTGAATTAGCGATCTTTTTAACTATTTCTGGTGCATGTAGAATCGCACAAGCACCAGAAATAGCATCCATAAGATCAGATGTAACTTTAGCAGACAAAATATCCCCTGCTGTAAATAAGACCTTTTTAAGCATAAATGTATCCATTATGAAATCATTTTATATAATTCTTGTTTGATTCGTCGAGCGTGTTGCCCTTTCCAGTTGCCGCTGTTAGATAGAAATTTCTTTACGATTGAAACTCCTGATTCTCCATTATGGAATTCCTCAGTTGAGTCAATGCAATGCAATCCTAGCAATGCATTAAGTCCATCTTCGTTTAAATCAACATAAAGAAATGTCTCGATTTCGTTAGCGATCTGTGATAGAGTTTTCATGTTTCTTTACTGCTTCACGATAGATTTTAAAAATCTCTTTTACTGGCACTTTGTTCTCAAGGTATGATATATAATTTAAATTAAGTTCTCTAAAAGCATCGTCAAGATAATAGAATGCACTCAAATAATCATTTCCAATAGAGCCGAAACTAATACCGTCGTTTTCAACTTCACAAAGTTCTCTCGTCTTAATTCGCTTTCCTTGTTTCTTCGCACGGAAGTTTGCAAGAGCGGCAGCAGGTCAGTATTTGACCTTCTTTTGTTTCGGATATCGGATAGCCCAACCGTTCGAACTTGAAAGCGTGGAATGAGTCTCGATATACGAGATTTCTTCTTCTGCTAGTTTGTATTTAAACATTTTCTGTAATGAATTCAATTTTGCAATAGTTTCGTTCTTGACGAAAAAATAACCAATCTTTACCTCTGAGTGGAGACGGTAAACCATCACCGTGTTCACACTCCCTTTCCCATTGATAAAGGGCTGCACAATCAGCACATAAGGGACTTACATTATCGAGAATAGCAACAGCCTTTCGGTTTGCATATTCTTCCATCCCGGAATCAACACACCAAAAACAAAGAATATTATTCATTTTACATCACACTCATAGTAGAGTGTTTAACAACCGTGTTATCATTATCAATCCAATAGATTGCTTTTTTATCAAAATCCAAAGTAATCACCCCATCAATTGCATGTTCCAAGAACAAGCATTCTGTAATAAATCTGCTATAGTAAAATCCTGTCACAAGATCGAAACTGAATTTCAATCCAGATTCATACATTTCATCCGCAATGTTTACCAAATCTTCTTTAGTAAGAAGATGAGTTTCCGTATCCATATATGGTGCTTCGCAATTCATTAGAATTTTTCGTGCTTTCCAACACATCGGTACTTCTCTAAGTTTCATAATAAATGTCCTGTAATTTGTTTTTGATTGAAGTTATTAGTTTGTTTACTTCGTATGAAGTGGTATTTAATTCTTTAGCGATTTTAGTAACATGAACCTTATTGTTAGGTTTGAAAAAGCCTAGATCACCTAACACTAATTCGATTAATTGCTGTTCCTTTGGATCAAATTCAATTCCATTAAGGAATGAATCCTTTGGAATGAATTGTAATTTATCGTTAATCCACTCAGGATAATCAACTGTAAAAATTTCCTCAGTTTCTTTATTTTTACTTTTAATAGAAAGTCTAGAATCTCGCGGCACCAAAACTCCACCGACTGTTTCAGAACTTTTTCTGATTCTCATGCCGATGGTATTCTTAGAATTCCAAATGATAGTTTTGGCATACCGATGAAATCCAGGTTCTTCCCAAACAATATCGAAAGTAGTGTTTTCAATTTCACAAAATCTAACGATACCTTTCAAAAGCATTGCTTTCAATTCTTGGATAGAATCCTCTAATCCATAGCAATACTTATCAAAGTAAATCCTAGAAGCGGCGAAAGTGATTAGTTTTCCATACTTTTCTTGAACCTTATTCCATTGTTCGTCTGTAAGACTCTTACTCATACAGGCATCTATTCTACCATAAACGGGCCGGAATGTCAATCATTTTTAAAAACTTGTTAGAAGTTTTCAATTAAAGCTTTCATTGAAACCGGGAATGCGTATTCAGCCAGCGCCGCAATCTTTTTGGCAAACAATTGAATTTCATATTGTGCTGTTTTATCAGTTCGAAGTTTTATGAAGTGAGCAACGGCTTGTAGTGATGCTGTCCAAATAACTTGTGTTCTGAAATTTAGCGGTAGAACTATTCTAGCCTGTTCCTTAGCAACTCCTTCTGCAATCAAATCATTGTATAACGATAGGGCTTCTTTGCATTGCTTTTGAACCTCTAACATGATATCACAATGATCCAATTCTTGAGATTCTTCGCTGACCTGTTTGTTTTCCTTGCTTTGTTTTCTATAATGCGAAGGAATGTAAAAGCTATCAATGCTTACATGCTTGCTAGTGTATCGTCCAGAGATTTCATTCCATCCGATATTAGACTCGTCCCCAAGCCCCCAATTACTGCCAATAATATGTTTCCACCATTGAAATTTGATAAACATCGGCATATCAATTCGGAACTGCATAAAGCAATGACGGAAAGGTGAATAGTGTTTGTTCTTTGCCAAGAAGCTAATCAAGGTAGTACCTTTATCGTCCAACTCATCAGCATCATTACCGTATGAAACTTTCGCAGCACGAACAACATCTAAATCACTACCATAAACTTTCAATAGATCAATTGAACCTAAAGAACCCATATATACGCCTTCAATCATTTTATATCATCCAGGCTTTCGGCCATTACTTGTATAAGAAGTAAAATAAAAATAAAACACCAAAGAATTTTTAACATTTATTTAACGAAATCCTTTAGAGCGTTTAACTTAGTGTGTAACTCTCTAAGATCGTGAAATACCGCACCAAAAATGTTCTTCTGTGATTCGGCATCATAGAATGCCATATGACGAATAGTGGGCTTGTAAAACTTCTTCATCGTGCTATAGAGTTTTCTATTGAAATCAATAGATCCAGTAGAAACCAATTCAAATGCAGCAAAAAAAGAATACAAATCAATCCATTCTCGTTTAGGAAATGGATTAATGTCTCCAAACCACTTAATCAAATAAGCATTCTCATAAGCAGTAGGTTGAGCAACAAAAATCAAATGAAATTTTTGACGAAGATCATTAAGATAAGATGAAATTTGTTCTGCCATCTTTTCTTTTGAAACTCCTAACTCGTTAACAAGTTTCATGTTTTCTTCATATGCTTTGGTGTTTTGTTGCCACCATTTTAAAGTATCGTCACTCCACCAAGCACCTAAAAGGTCACAGAAAAACTCCTTATCATATGCAGTTCCACCATCAACAGTAAGAACAGAGCATCCAATCGAAATAATTGAATGCTTTAGATCAGGATTAGGTCCAGTTGCTTCAATATCAACTGAAACAAATGCAATAGGTTTAGGAGTCGGTTTCATTATAGTCCATCAATCTTAGACAGTCGAATCAATGCATTCAATGAGAAATAAGTAGAAATAAATCCGAGAGATACAATCCAAATAATTGTATCAACAAGGCCACACAATCCTACGATTGTGTTAACGAAATATAATTTGATATGTGTTTTTCATTTGTTTTCTAATCACAGTTTTGCCAAGTCATTATTCCTTGGAATTTTTTATCATCAAAAGTTCCTTTCAATGGAACAAACGATTCATAGGCTTTTGCTTTAAAATCTCTAACGATATTATACCTTTTATTTGGAAGTTTGTTACCGGCTTTATCCCAATTGTTCTTATGATTAAACCATTCAGTTAACATTTCAAGATAGTCGTTTATCTCCCCTGCAATAAATTCATATTCGCTAATTGCGCGGGAGGAATCATAAAACTCACTCTGTCTTGCTCTCGGATGGTAAACATCATACCAAAACTTAGGATTAAACAAGATAGATTTGAACCGATAATTAAAAGACGGGATTGGGACATAGAATCCTTTAATTTTAAATTGAGAACAACTAACACCATTCCCTTGAATTTTATATGTCAGTCCATTCTTATTTGCAATTACAATTCCAGGTATCGCACCGTCCAACCTAAACGGTTCATAGGCTTCAATAGGAGGACAATCCCCCTCATCCAATACAAAATTTGTATTGTTAATTAAAGGAATTGCTTCTGCCTTATCTGAGTCTTTCTTTCTAATCATTTATTTCCCTTTAAAGCAGCAACCACAACATCCATGAACTCCCATCCAATCTTTTCCAATGCGAACAAAATAAGCAAGGGAATCAGGATCAGGGTGACCGACTCCATGTTCGGGACAAATCCTTTCTACAAGGTAATACTTATCATCCCGAACATGAAGTTTCCAATCTATCATATGATGATTGGAAGGATTATGAAAGGGGCAATATTGTCCCTCGCAAGCTTTTTCACTATGGATCTTTAAGCCTTTAGGAATTTTAACCTTTTTAGATTGTGATTTCGGCTTTGCTTTGTTTGTTTTTGCCATTATTTCGTTGTGCAAAACGCACACATTGTTTAAGATAATAAAGATTCAATGAAATAGTTTTTCGAAGTTCTTTATTTTCTTTCTTTTGACGAGCGTATTCAGCATAAAGCATTGTTCTGCCGTAATGGGCAGGATTATCATAATCAGCACGATAGGTATTAGTCAAGAATCGTGAAAAAGTTTTCATAGAAACAAGATTTCGCCAAGCTTCTTGCAACTCTCTTTTCTGCTCAACAATTTTTTTGGTCAGCAATAGAATAGGAACGGCCTGAGCCGTAACTTCTGCATCCTTAAGCAATCTATGGCGAAGAATTCGCCGCTCTTTTAAAATATTATCAATGTTCATTGTATTGTTCTCTTTTTTATTATAGAATTATTCTTCGATTTGTGTAAGGCATTTCAACGCCTTGATGTATTTTTTGTATAATCTTTGTTGCACAGATTCATCCGGCAACGCAGGGATTGTTGAAAGATTATGAGCAATATCAGCAATCTTAACTGCTAACGCTCGTTTTGATTTCTTAAGCCTCTCATAATAGATTTCTCTAGGTTCGTCTCTATTATGGGTTAGCAAGATCACATCAGATACGATATCCGCAGGAATTCCATTCTTTAACAGGTCAGATGCCGTGCAATCCGTATCCTCTAAAATATCATGCAGTATGGCTACGGTAGCTGTTTCGTACCCATAAGCACGACACGAATTAGCCACTTCGCATAAATGCGATTCGAAATAATCCTCTCCTGTCATTCGGGTTTGGCCTTTATGATACTTTGCTGCAATCATAATTGCCTTATCATAAAGTGCATAATAGTCGGTGTATTTCATGTTATTTAAAATTCAATTTCATAATAGTTTCAAGTTTCTTTTCTTCTGTCAATCCGTGTTCAAAAGAAGTATGAACAAAATTACCTTCTGGAATTACATCAACAATATCAAAAGCATCATCATCAATTACAACATAATGCTCTACGAAATCATTTTCTTTAAGCCAAAGTTTAATTTGTTCTCCCCTTCCTTGACCGTCAATAGGGGTTTTATCAATTACCTTTTGCCCACAAAATCTTTGTAATTCAGGTATAGTATGAGATTGTCTCCAAGCACTAGAAACTACGATTTGTGCGCCTGTTGCTTGAACAATCTCATTCAATCGAAATCTAAAGATGGGATTAATTACATCCCGAACTTTACCTAAAGTTCCAAGAAAATCATCCTTGCAATTAAGCACCCCATCAAAATCTAGAAATAAGATTTTCATTTAATTCCTTTTTCGTTATATTCAACTAAAGTGTAATCCCCACTTACAATAATCTTCTTATCCACATACTTAGCGGAAATAAAATTAGGCTCACAGAATGGCAGAGTTACAATAAAATCGTCAGTAGGAGTGATTAACAACCATTTTTTGTCAAGAACCGGATGCGGAGTTGGATTAGTTTCAGGCGAACAACCTAAAATCAAAATGCAAAATAGTAGAATAGTTTTCATTTGTTTTTTCCCCAATTATGTTATTTGGCATCGTCGGAAGGACTTGAACCTTCAAATCTTCTGCTTAGAAGGCAGATGCATTATCCATTTTGCTACGACGATATTTGTTTTGGTACTCCGTGCCGAAATCGAATCGAGCATCACCGGATTGAAAGTCCAGTATTCTAACCATTTAAACTAACGGAGCGATTAGTTTGGCGGATTTTCTTGGAATCGAACCAAGTCATTTACGGTTTAACAAACCGTCGCATTCCCACTTTGCTAAAAACCCTGTAAACTAATTAACCAAGAGGACGGTAAATTGGAATAATACTTTCTGCTGAAAAAAAAGTCATTGTTTTCTTTCCTTTAATGTGTTGGTTGTAATAACGACCAATACTATCTGCATTTGCAAAATCTCGCATTTCTTTTTCAGTCAAAGACATTGCATAGCTTTTGTCACCAAGTTTAATTACTGTGTAACCATAAATAGAAACTAACAGTTCTTGAATTACAGAGGAGTTAACATTAATTTTCATGTACGCACCACAATGATCATAAGATTTTTTTTGCGAAATACTCAATGCATCATAATGTTGATCGTAACGAGTTAAAGCCTGTTTAACTGGTTTAATTTTTACAATCTGATTTACAGATAGTTTAGCGAATTCCTCTCTAATAATAGAGCGGAGATAAGTTTCAAATTCTTGAATGTTTTTCATTTTGTTATTTATTTTGTTATTTATTTTTATTTGGTAGTGCCGAAAGGAATTGAACCTTTGTCAGCGACTTATAAGATCGCGGCCTTAAACCATTAGACGACGGCACAGAACACTAGGTTTATTGTCTCCTATGTATTATACTGCATTATTGAGCATTGTACAACATTAACAATAACTTAGCAAAAGATGGTTAACCTTTTGTACCTAGTATTTTTGCACATGGGTCAGACACTAACCCATTTCTTAACCATAACTTCCTTCAATTCTACTTCATCAAGATCAATTGTTTCCTTCTTATATCCCATGATGGAATTAATAGTATCGTTGGTACTCATATCTTGATGTTCTGTACTTCTTTTAGTCAAACCAATCATGTAATGTTTTCCTTCAAACAAAAACACACAATCAAAAATAGTAGTCCATCTATCTTGACCTATAATTTCTTTATGTACGAAATTATAATCGTCATAAATTTGTTCAATTTCTTCTCTAGTGAATGTTCTTTTCATTGTATTATTTTACCATCCTGAATGCTCACTTACAACATATAGCCTTTAATTGATTTGGAGCCTCTTTAGGGACTTGCGCCCTACTGTCAAGTTTACAAAACTTGTCCTTCGCTGTCTAAGGTTAAGAGGCATTAATTTTTTATGGCAAGCAGAAAAGGATTCGAACCTTTACAGATAATTTTGGAGATTATCATGCTACCGTTACATCATCTACTTACTATTGATTTGATCTTGATTTTCCTCAAGATAAGGATGAATCTCTAAAGGTCCATCGTCGCACCAACCACAAACACACTCACCATCATGCCCTTTATCTAAGTAGCAATTATGTTCAAGTGTGCAATCTTCCGCGTAAACAGTATTCCATGTTTTACAACAGAATTCTTTGGTTGATTTCAGTTTCATGTTTTTTATTTGAAAAAATAGTTGTTTAAAGTGATTAGCAAAATCTATAATTTAAAACTACATAGTTTGATTGTGAGAAAGCGGAGCGACCGTATCAACAACAGGGACTTGTAGGTGAATTATATTTTAACTTTAAACAACTATCTCTAGATTTGTGGGACCAGAAGGACTTGAACCTACAACTTAAGGATTAAAAATCCTCCACTCTACCAATTGAGTTATGATCCCGTTGATTTGGAGTTTGTGGTGGGACTTGAACCCACAAAGTTAACTTGGAAGGATAACATGTTACCAATTACATCACACAAACTTTATTGTTTTGGTAGAGAGATTAGAATTCGAATCTAAAATAAAAGCATATGAAACTTCTGTGTTGCCGTTACACTATCTCTCTGTTTGATTTATGATGGAAACAGGACTTGCACCTGTACGCCTTTTTATAGACAGTAGGGTCTAAACCTACTACGGCTGCTAATTTCGTCATTCCATCGTTAATACTAGTGGCGAGACTCGCACTCGCAATCCCTTACGGGCATATCGTTTTAAGCGATACATGTATGCATTCCATCACACTAGCGTTAATTTTCTTTTTTAACCCGTGATCTAAAATGATTCCCTTCTCTAGAAGTTTTTCTTCGGTGGCAATTAGCGCAACGAATTTCACACTTAGAAATTTCCTCTAGTATGATTTCTATTGGGCGACAATCTCGAACCCCTTGGCTTACACAAAATTCTTTTTTCTTAGGGTTTATGTGGTCGAAGTCTAACACTATAGGATCAGACTCCCCGCAATCTACACATGATTTTTTCAAAAGCAACTCTAAAACTAAATTTTGACGAATCTTGTGTCGCTCATCTTTGGCGGCTTTATATTTGCTTTTACGATGTTTGTAATGCTTTCTAGTTAATTTATTTTGGCATTCTTTACATCGCGGTTGTCTTTTTACATCTTTGATAGCCCACGAAAATAAACTTTCTTCTTTCTCGATCTTACAATAATTACATTTCTTCATGCAATTATATAGGTTCGAACCAAGAAAAAAGTCGAACAGTAGCAGGAGAAGGAATTGAACCTTCAACATTTCGCGTATCAGACGAAAACTCTAAGCCATTGAGTTACCCTGCTATTGATTTCGGAAAGTTGAAGATTCGAACTCCCGGCTGTTACACCGTCAAACTTGTTTTCAAGACAAGATGCCGACCAATCAGCGAAACTTTCCAAAATGAATTAAAGAATTGTTGTTAGGGTTCTCATTTTGATGATGGATTTACACTTATTCTCGCAAGAACAAAATACCGATCTTGAGAAATAACAACAATTCGATCTTGGAGACGCAGAGAATCGAACTCTGAATTTCACTTTGCAAAAGTGATGTGTTGCCATTAGCACTACACCCCCAAAAAGTCTAGGTTTTGATTCGATCAATGATTACTATTCTCGACCAATCAATACTATGGAATTGTTAGACAAAACCTAGAAAAACACTAACGGAGAGAAAACCCTTCCATCGGATCGAAGTAATCTTATTCAGACGGTTGCTTTTACTTACTTAGAGCCTTTGATCTAAAGCCGTGGAAGCGGAAACAATAAAGTTTTTTATTTTCTCCCAAATAAAGAACTAGGAACGGATACTTTCAGTTTGGTATCTCTCTAATGTTCCTTCATCGTGCCGACTATTATACCCTACCTGACCATGAGGGTCAAGCATTTTCAAAAGATTTATTACGACCTAATTTCTGATTTGCTAGGAGTTCGATTCGAACGAACAATGTTAAGCAGCGAGGCGGAAGTTTTACAGACTTCTGGTTTCAACCATTCACCCATCCTAGCGTTATCTTGCGGAAAGAAAAAGATTCGAACTTTTGGAACCTATTTCCATAGATTCAACGATTTAGCAAACCGTCGCATTAAACCGCTCTGCCATCTTTCCATTGGTGCTTAGAAATGGACTTGAACCATTATCGCAAAGTGCTTCAAACTTTCGTTCTACCGTTGGAACTATCTAAGCAAAGATAAAAAACACTTAAGACAAAATAGACAAGATGTTTTTCTGTTTTACCGTTAAACTAACCCCGCTTTGTTGCAGGGTATGGGAATCGAACCCATATCAGATCATTAAAAGTGATGTAATCCTATCAAACATTCTTAAGTTACTTGAATCAAAAATTAAACAAAAGCGATTAGATATAATACTTCTCCAATCTACATTTTAATTCTTGAAGATTTAAATGAGAGACAAAATTACTAAGATATATGATCTACAATGATGTAATCCTAGTAGCATTCTCTCGATTTGTTTAGAAAACGGAAGAACAAAAATTGATAAGTTATCAAAGCCATGTAAACCTATCGGCATTTCTTCCTTATTTCTAAATTGATTTCTGATTGTCAAGGATCGGGTAGGAATATATAGTATCCCTACCCTTATTCTAGTCTTTCTATTATAGAACGACCGCTTCGATTTCCGAAATCATTTTCTCGGCTGAATTCTCACCCTGAATAAACTTTGTGATTTGTTCTGTAACTGACGGTGTGAAACCTGCAATATTCAGAACATTTCTATTATTGGTGGGCGCAACGGTATGATTTCCCATAACAATGTTATGAAGAACAATCTTAATATTAGGATTCTGTTTAATCAATTGCTTGATTAGAGTGTTTGAATTATCGTCATAGCGTTCATCAACCCACGCTTCATTGTCTGAAATCACATAAACAAAATCAGGATTATGTTTTAGTGCATGTTCAAAACAAAGTTTTGTATAAGTCGCTCCACCGTTATGAAGTTTGTCTGCGAAGGTAAGCGGATTACTGTAAGTCTGATACTTAACTTCGTTCAAACTACTGTTAAAAGTACCAACATACGGATTTTCAACACTTCTAGCCATCATTGCACCAAACAACGCTGCTGCTTGAGTACACATAACAGTAGAGTCTTTCTTGCCAGTATATCCAGTAACAGGCTGATTCATCGAACCGGAACGGTCAATATAAATTGATCCCTTTGACGGCATTTCACCAACAGAATAAGTTTCCATGCTAATTTCAAAAGCAGTTTGAAGTGCTTTCATAATTGAAACCGGAATTCCATCAGCGGCTTTGAATGCTGAGAAATATTGGAACGGGAATTGATTTGCTTTAATAATCTCTTCTCGGTCAACCAAACGATTTGCAACAATCTTAACAATCGAAGAATCGTTAAATGCACCTTTACGATTCAACATGTTCAAATTCATACGCAAGGCATGATAAGAACAGTTTTGCAACCATTCATTCCAAAACTCAACAGGTAAAGTTTCAATGTTGTCCATATGGCGGAAATCTAATTTCGCCAACAGACTCCAATCAGCATTTTTGCCGTTTCGTGCTCTACGAAGTTCACTTAGAATTTTAATACGACTCTTAGCAGTATCAAATCCAAGAATATACTTTGCTACAGCATTTTTACTTCCTTCAAACTTCGGGTGGGAAAGAAGAATCAAGTCTTTCAACGAAGGATCGTTTCCAATCGAATCATTCAACAGTTGAATGTCGCTACGATTTTCAATCCAGCGTTTAACAAGTTTCTTCGGAGACGATCCAAGTGAAACTCGACCAACTTTACCGGAACGAATTACTTGAACATAGTTACGAAGCATCTTTCCGTTAGTGATAACTCGCGGAAATGCTTTCTTAACGGCTTCCATCGCACTACCTTTAGATAAGGCGGCTAAAATGTATGCCGGAGCATCCTTAATAGCACCATTTTGCTTTGCATAAACAGCAGTTTTAGCAGCGAAAATCGGATCAACACCTTGAATTGCTTCTTGGAGTTTTTCAACCAACGCATCACCGCTATTGTAATAGGTTCCATTCAAGAAACCATTCATTGCAAGCATGACAAGGTTTTCTTTACCTTTAAGTTTAAATGCCGGAGCGCCAGCCTCATTTACAGAATTAGGCTTGGAACGGGCAGAAGCAAAAGTCTTTGTGTTCATATTCTTTCTATTATAGTGTTTAAATTTTGATTTTGAAAGGGAAATGGTCAAGGGTGTTGGATTTGAACCAACTTCCGCAGAGTCACAGTCTGCTATTTTAGCCGCATAAACTACCCCTTGAGTGTTTATTTAGTTATCATCCTCATCTTCGTCTAGATCGTCAAAACAGATTTTCATTTCAGAGATTAACCCATCACTACCCCTCTTTACAAAAACAGGAAAAACTCCATCGCCGTGTGGAGTTCCAATAACCACGCCAAGACCAGGATGAGTTTTCTTTTCATCGAAGAACATTTGTTCCGGTTGCTGTGCAAAGTCATATTTATCCAAGAATTCATACCAAGTTTTTCCACGACCACCATACGGTTCTTCATTCTTGTCTTTAATAAAATAGCACGGATCACAAATCATAATCATGCCAGCATCAACAGCCGCATGTCCAATTAATTCCCAATTATTGTTATTATTTTTCATTTCAGTTTTTAAATCTCTAATTCTATACATAGCAAAGAATCCAAATATAAGTTAAATAGTGCAACAACTGATCTGTCATAAGAGCAAAGAAATACCAATCGTTCTTAATACGCAAGGTACCTTTCTTAACTTCACACAAATCAAATTTCTTGCATAGATTGACCTTAGACCAATCAATTAGATAATGACAGACAAAATCCAGCAATGCTAATTGAGTGGCAAGGATCGGAGAAACCACGAATGCCAGAATTATACCAGTCAAAACTGCATGATCTAATGAATGCCAAATGCCTCCGATATGACCAAACTTTCCTTTGTTTTGATGTTTAAACGGAACTCCATGTTGTAGAATTCCATCTGCAAAATAATGTTTTACAACAAATGCTGTGAAAAGTGCTAACATTTAATCCACCGGATATGTTTCAATCGGTTGAGCAGACAAAGGATTTTCTTGGTTTTTAATAGCCTCTGCAAGCCTTAACATAGAACCATGACAGACAAAATAACCTTTTGCTGCATACTTAAACGCTCTACGCAAAGACGACATAGGGTAGGTAATCTTATTAATTGCTAATCGTTTCTGTTTATTAACCAAATACCAGTCTTTATGACTAACGAAGTTTCTAAACGCGGCCTCAATTCCGGCCATGCAATTAATAAAATCAAATGATTCTATTACTTGTTCGATAGATTCATAAAATTTACTTTTCACAAGATCGAATTTTCTTTCTTGCCAAATGTAACTAATAGAATTATCTGTTTCACGAATTTTAATTCCTTTTGAATTAAAAAACTTAACCATTTGATTGAACTGATCTTCTGTGGTAAAAAACACATCAATATCAGACAGTTCTCGACTCCAATCAAAACAACCTCCTGCAATAAAGAAATCAATTTTATATTCTGTTTCGGTTCTTAAAGAGAAACCAATATCAGAGATTTCTTTAACTCTAGTTTCAGGTGTACTCATTATTGTCTAGTAATCCAAGGAGGATAAGTGGGATTATGTTTCAATCGTTTGAAGTGTTTAATGTATCGGAATTCCACAACATTGTTACAATATCGTGAAGTTCCAGTAATTTTAGATTTCAGTTCTTCTTCTGATTCTCCTAGATTGACTCGTTTGCACAAATCATGCCAAACTTCATCTTCCTCAAATTTACGCCATTGGTTAGGATTCTTTCGATAGAGGCCGGTTTCTTTCCAGCCTCCACCAATTGCTAACCGATACATCCATTGTGGTCCGATTAAGGTTTGCAAATCATGTAAAGTGTAATCAGGTTTATTCATTTCTGTTTAAGTTTCTTTCGATTCTTTTTAAATCTTGCTATAATACATTGCAACTCTTGTCTATCAAATTTCGATAGTTGAGTTGCAAACACAGCAACAGAACACAAAAACTCATTTATCGCTTCATTTTCTGTTTTTGGTTTATTAGCCATGTGCTAAAGCATGTTCGACTTGTTTAAAGAATGCAATCGCATCTTCTTCAGTTTTAAAATGAAAAATCAAACCTTGGCTCTGTCCATGATTAGCGATAAACTCAATATTTTTATTGGTTCGAATGAAATGAGTTACAGTTTTCAAATCAATCATAGCAACCTCGTTAGCAATCGCATAACGATTTGCCAGAATGTAATGAGTTGGTTTTGGTTGTTCGATTTCAATCTGGTTTTTGTCCTTCATAGTTAGCCCCTTATTGCATTCAACTAAAACCTTCTGACAAAGTTCTCGCCATTCTTCCGGTGTTATACAGATAGCAACATCATCTTCGTGACCTTTTCGGGTCAAAGTGAAAAAACAGCCCATATCTTCGAAAAATCGAAGATCCATAAATTCGAATCGAAGGGGGTCTTTTTGCTTTTCTTTATGTGTTAGTTGTTTCATTTTAGACAGGAATAAAATATCCAGAAGTTTTAAGAAGATCAATTGCAAAGTTCCAAGCACGGTTCTTCATAGCACCGCGAGAACCAAACATGATATTGTAATCTTTATTAGTTCCTTTACGAATAGGAGCCAAATGGTCAGTATAGTAGGAAACACCGTTAAACCAACCCCACAAAGTACCAGAAATCGGATCGTTAGTGCGATGGCGATAGCCTTGCATTAGATTATCCTTGACAACATGGTAGCCTTTGTCTGACGGGTCCAAATCCAAAGGTCCACGCAAGAAAGCATCAAAAGTAACATCAGGATGATTAATCGTGCATTCATACATGCTTCCAATCAAAGTGTTAATCTTACCTTGGTTACCTTGAATAGCAGTAATACCTTTAACGGCATGTTCTACCATTTTATGCATATTTGGAGTATGGGGAATTCGGAAATTGATTCCACCGATTCGCTTTCCAATGTGTGCCAATTGATTCATACAAGCCATACGCTTATCAAGAGTAATAATACGAATTGCATGAGATTGATCGAATGAGTTAATCACCATCAAACTACGACTAATCTTATCTGATTGACCAAACTTAGCCAACGGATCATTCTCACCAAGTTGAATATTCAGACCTACAATAGATCCATAACGATAATTGTATCCTTTCATATCCATTTGGAGTCCAGTATTTTCACAAATCCTGGCACCAAGATCGTACAGATCACTATTAGAAAACACACGATAAGTTTTACCAACTACCGTGAAGATTTTATTAGTATCAGGACGAGTTAGGGCAAAGTAATCCTTAATGGGAACATAGTCGTCCACAATAGGGTTAATTACTGCCATCGGATTTTTGACTACATCGAAGTCCAATCCGTTATCTCGCAAAAAGGTTTCTTTATTTAGCATTTTTTGTTAGTCCAAAATTCACGAATCCAAACATAAAAATCACACGCAACACTAAGAGTATGGAAACCGACTTTGGTGACTATATTAGTGTTTTTATGTCCAAACAAAACCGTATTGTCCGGCCCCATTTCAATTACTGCAATATTTTGCAAATCAATAATAAATAAATAAGCACCACGACATTCAAGATATCTTTTTTGATAAAGATAGATTTCCGGTTTATAGTTATAACTATAAAAACTATCAAATTTAATCGGTTTTCGCATGATTTTCTTTGGTTGTAGTTGCAAGACAATCTTGCACTTGCAAGGCAGCCTGTCCATTTTATAAGCGTGTCCATGCAACATGGACAGAGCGAAATTTGGGACAGGCTGCCGTGCTTACTATCTAATTATACCCTGCGAGGCTGCGCCTGTCAAGGATAAAATTTTCTGTCTCACGAAGGTTTCAATTTCGCGCCACAAGAGTTTACGAGCCTCCGCGTATTCATTTTCTTCCAAAACAAACTCTGTGGTATTGCTTTCGTAATCTTTAACAATATCTGCAATAAACAAACCACAAAGCTTCTTAAAGTATTTGAAATCTAATTCCATCCCTTCATGTGATAGAACATTGTTTAATCTGTTTTCAGTCATGTAAGACATAAGATTAGTTAAGTGTTTCTTAGTAATCTCATTATCAACGATGATTGGCTCTCTAGGAGTACGAGAAACTTCTTTCCACTTCTCACCTTTGATCTTCAACATAACTCTATCGCCATTAGGAGTTAGAATATATTTTTGTAACATAGGTTTGATTACTCCACCTTCTGCAATGTTTTCCCCAACATCTGTATCTGCTAAATCAGGACGAAGGGTTTTATAGAGTTCGGATTTGAATTCTGGATTGAAGTTTAAACAATCTTTGAATTTACCTTGAAATAAGATTTTAGGAGTTGGTAAGTTTATAAATTTAGCAACAATTCTTACCCATTCTGGATCGTAGAAAGAGCAAATATCGTTCTCAATACTAAGAATATCAAAAACTACGAATTCAATATCGGGAGTGTAGTACACACCTTTCTGAATTGCTTTATAAGGAGAAACCTTTTCAGGGAAACTTCCCCCAATTAATTCCCCATAGATGATTATGTTTACACCACTATTTGATTCAAATATAGGAGCAAAATAAGATTTAATCTTCTCAGAAACCTTTTGAACTAATGCAGCCGAATTATAAAAGTTTTCACCTTCATTTAAGAAACCACTACGCTTCGCTGCTTTGACTTCTTGTGTTTCTGAATCATAGTGAAACGAGAAGTTAGCACCGTGGAGTTTTTCTTCCACAATGCATTCAATCTCATCTAACCCAGGAATCTGTTCTCTGAAATAGTTAACAGTTTTTGAGTTATATGAGTTTTCAATCGAAGGGTATTTATAGAATTTCATTTTTCAAAATCTTAAGTGAGTGGTCAATAGAGTCTAACTCATACATTTCTATAGTTTCTAATTCGTCTGCTTCATCATAATGACCAATTTTTTCTAATTTCTTTACAAGTGATCTAATCATTTGTCTGGCATTTTTTATATTTTGAATAGTTAATTTGATTTCATTCAAATTAGGATTTTCTAATTTGTTTTTAGTAGATTTTGCCATAATTATTGAATCTCCACATATTCGCTAAGCACAATTAATGCCTGTTCATAACTTCCGCAATGCATTACTTTCTCACTCATTTCTTTAGCCTTTTCATGCATTCCATGTTTCTTCAAAGTTTGACCGACTTTTCCCATAAGGAAAAAGATATTACCGTCAGTTCCAATTAACTGACATTTAGGTTTATTTTCTTTTTTCATTTTAGATTTCCTCTAATCTCTTTAAAGGTAAACTCTTTTAGAAGTTCTCCATTCTCAAAAACAGGAATCAACAAATCTTCACGATTCGGCATTCCTTCTCTTAAGGTTATAAATCCATTCTCGCCATTATACAAACCTAAACGACCTTTTTTAGACGCTTTGGACATATCGCTTGCAGGTCGTTTAAATACATCAAACCTTCTTCTAAATAAGCACCGCATGATCGTCCATCATGTTCCCAATCCCAAACTGTACCCGATCCTCTAGCAATTCTATCTCGTCTTTTACGATTCCAAACCAAACCAGTAAAATCAGTTACTAGAATTCGGCACTCATCATCAATTTTCTCAAGTACCTTAAAATAAATTCTATAAGTGTTCATTTCGTTTCCTGTATTCTGCGGCTCTTATAAAACAGAGTTCAATTGCTTCTTGTTCTTTGTTATTTAAAGAGTTTTGATGTTCAAACTCTTCTTCAAGAGCATCAATTTGCCCTTCATTTTCTTTCATAGCATCTTCGTATCCATCATCATAACCTTCGTCATAATGACAACAATCTGAAAATCCTCTACTCATTCTTTATGAACAGTCCTTCTGTATCCTTTATGTCTCCGTGACCCAAGAATCCACGGCGCTTTCTTTAAATCAATATGTTGCAAATAAGCAGAAATAGGAGGAATAGTTCCTAAATCTTCAATTACATGTAATTCTCCAATATCTCTTACATGAACTTCTCTTTTGTCAGAATTAACCAAAATCCTTCCAAACATTTGTTCACAAAGAAATATACCGAAAGAATTATGAAGAATAGCACGATGGCGGTTATCGCCAAAATGACTTTTAGTTTGGTCAAACCATTCATGGATAGGGAGATAATCTGATTCATTACCTCCCCACTTTTTTACACAATTTCTTGCATGAACAATAGGTTTCATTTATTCGTGGTGACAATCGTTTCGTTCAAAACTATTAGTCGCAAAACTATATTCAATTTCAGAGTGATCGTCCCAAAGGATTTCAAAGGAATCTTTATCAAGTTGATAAATAGTTCTTTCGATTAACTCATAAACCATTTTAAGCGGTTCAGTATATTTTTCAAAAGATTCATGCACTCCAAATTTTGATTGTTTTAAACCAACATCATAGAGACAACTAAAAACATATCCTTCGTAATAAGAATCTTCATCTTCAAGATCGGTAAACTCACTCCCAATATAGTGTAAACAATAATTCAAATCAAAATGACAATTAAAAACACACTCATCACCATCATTAAAATAAGGTGTGTATTGAGTCCAACGAACTACAAAATCTTGAATAGGAAAATCAGGGTATTTTGCTCTGATTTCATCAATGCCTTTTTGCAATTCATTTTTTAAGATTCCTTCGCCTTCTGATCGAATCTTAAGTTTGAATTCGGTCATGGCTTGTTTGAAATTGTTTTGAAGTGTAAGAATTTGTTCCATTATATTGTTGATTTAGTGGTAGGCACGACAGGGTACGATCCTGTAACTTTCTCCGTGTAAAGAAGATACTCTAGCCAATTGAGTTACGCGCCCGTTATCTTAGACTACCTATTATAGATAATATCTCGGATTTTTATAAACGATATTGTTCATATAACAATTGTCCCATTCAGCCCGTAAACGAGCCAATTCTTTTCTTTTTCTCTCTCTGTTTTCCATTGCTTCCCGATAAACCTTACTACTCCATTCCTTATTGTGAGCAGGATTCTCTGTCTCTTGAGACATGTAATAAAATCCCATAGCAGGAACAGTTACAGCACAAGACTGTAAACTAACAAGTAACAGGGATATCAGTAAAATTATTGTTTTCATTTTGTTTATTTGTTGTGTTTGGTTCTGTTTGTGTAAGTCCCACTAAAACTATATGATCGTTTACTTTTACTACAAGTTCTTTGTTATTAGCACTTTTCAACCCATTTAAAGGCTCAACAGATACTTTGTAATTTTCAATATCTTCCCGGCATCGCAAGTAAAAAGTATCGCCGGTTCTACGATATAATTCGTCAAGGACATACCACGCTGCTTTTCGTAGGTCTTGAATGGCATTTCCTTTATTATCGGCTCTCCATAGGTATTTTACAGCATTTCCTACGCTAAATCCCATATGGCGAGTGATATCAATGCATTCAATCCCTGATGGGTGTTTGCGATAGTGTTCTGTGGGGACTTTATTCATCATAAACTAAATTATTTACAAATATAACTTTCATATCTTTATCCACAACAACTGCGGCCTCGGAACCAGAATATCCGTTTATATCACGATATTCTTTTGCACAATCTCTAGCAAATTTAATTGCCTCTTTTTTTCTATTGAAAGATTGAGAATAAGGTAATCCATGTAAAAAAGAAACAGAATTTTTTCCATAAAATACTGTGTATTTCATAGCAAGTTTAGCCTTTTAAATAAGGATTGAATTTCATAATAAATTTCTTCATTTTCAATATGACTTGCAGTAAAAATAACCTCTAATATTTTTAACATTCTATACGATTCAGAAAACAACATAGCATATTCTTCTCTTGTTGGGCCACCTTTAAAAATTTGATCTTTAGTTGAGTTTGATGGAGTTCCGTATGCAGGATGAATTGTTGCAATTGTTAAAGTATCGTCCCAAATCTCAATAGTCCCAGGATTTCCAGAAGGGTTATTAACATCATCATCTTTAACAATGTTGAGGGATAACGAACATTCATAATCGGATAGTTGTGTCATTTTGACTTTTAAGGGAGGGGAGGAAGAACACCGGGATATTTTATAAAAGCAACCACCCATTGAAGCATATCAACTATCCAAAAGATAATTCGATAAACGAAATTCAATCCCCAAGGTGCATAAAGGTCACCCGATTCTTCTGTTGACGGTACATCAAATTGCCCAATCGAAGCATAACCTTTAGGTGTTGTATCTTCATAAACATTATTAGTTTGTTTATATGAAACTCTTTTCACAAATGGAAGGTATTGTGAAATTATATTAATTAACCGCGTATTGAAAGGAATATTATACATTTTATTGTTTTTTCATCCACAATTTAAATCCCATTCTCCAATTAAAACCATATTTATAAGATGGTGGGAAATTGGATGCATATAGTTCATGTTTATAATACGGTGGCAAGTAATAATTAGGTTGAAAATTTCCTCTTACCATTTGAATATTACCGTTTGTCCCCTCAATTTCAATTAAAAAAGGATCGTTCTCACTTGCAACAATATTTGAAGGAAGCAAATTGAAGTCTCTTGGAACCCAGGTGTTATTGCCTATTAACAAGACTTTCTCTTGAAAAACAATTGGTCGGTTCCCGCTAGGGCCAAGACCTTTTCTTATTCTAACTATCACACTTCCAGGAACATAAACATAAAAAGACAACTCTAATTTTGCTAGAACACCATCTGATTCAACAATTACTTGTTGTTGAACATCGTGGTAAACACACATGATTCCAGCATTTTTTTTAGGAGAATGTTGGTCCATGTAAAAAGAATCTTGTTCCGGGGCAGTAAACAAGAACATCGAAAGTAAGAGAAAGATTTTTAACATTTTTTTTATGGTCAGAGTAGAAGGAATCGAACCTTCGCTACAAGTTCCCAAAACTGGTGTGCTACCATTATACCATACCCTGTTATTTATTTATTCTCGTAATGATGAATTCTGTGGCAATTAGAACACAAAACTTCACACTTTTCAATTTCTTTTAATATTTTACTTTCCGCCCATCCAGCGCGTTGTATCTCTGAAATACCTATTGACTTTTCTCTAATGTGGTGAAAATCTAAGACCCTAAAATCATCATTTCCACAGCGGACACAACTTTTTGTTTTTTTTATATTTGTAATGAACTCCCTAATTTTCTTCCGCCTAGTCATTCACTTTATTATACTTAAAAGACAACGATTTTGTAATAGTGCGACAGAGAATATTAAATATTCATTAAACTTTCGTTTCACTATGCTTTTAAAACTCTATACCACACCACTATATGACCAAAAGCATTAGTGGTAGATTCAGTTGCAGAATATTTCAATGCGGTATTGTCTGATAGGGAAACCCCATGAAAATTAGAAGATACAATATGTTGAATTGCCGTCGCATACGATATAGCAATTACAAGTCTATTTGCTATAGTGTCGTTACCGTCGGTTAAAAATAAAGCTCCGGTAACAGTTCCGGTACCGTAAATCACCAATTCTGCATTGTATACTACAATTTTATATCCAGCGCCAGGGGCATCAACTAAAGTTGCATTAGAAACAGGAAAGCTTCCGGCAGCACTTAAAGCAACATAAGCATAATTTAAACCAGAACTTGATCTAACTGATACTTGCCCCCCTGGTAAACTTGAACTGCTAATACCAGTTAAATTAACTTCTACTGATGCGGCACTATCCCAACTAACAGGAACAGTTTCCCCGTCTAGAGTTACTTTAACATCAGCAGAGTTATAACCAGACACCCCAACAGTACCGTCAACAGTTAATGATCCTTCATTATCAATAACCGGTACTGATCCTGTAATTGAAACTCCTTCACCATCTAAAGTAACTTTAACATCCGCAGTATTATAACCGGATACCCCAACAACTTCACTATCCAGAGTTACTTTAACATCAGCAGAGTTATAACCAGATACCCCAACAGTACCGTCAACAGTTAAAGAACCACCATTATCAGTAACAGGAATAGTTTCACCGTCTAAAGTAACTTTAACATCAGCAGAATTGTATCCCGAAACTCCGATATTAACTCCTGGATCAATAGAAGAAACTCCAACTTTATTAATGTTTACGACTGTGCTTCCACCGCTTTGTTCATTAGCGTTATACACAATTAATCCAACAACCCCACCAATAGAACTAACATTAACAGAACTGGCATTTATTCCACCAGGAGCAGTTCCAGATACCGCGCCGGATAAAGAAACATTGTTTACGGTTACTGACTCCCCATCTAAAGTAACTTTAACATCAGCGGAATCATATCCAGAAACCCCAAAAGTTCCACCGTTCAAAGACACTCCTATAGTTTCACCGTCTAGAGTTACTTTAACATCAGCAGAGTTATAACCAGACACTCCTACAATTCCATCAACAGTTAAAGAGCCGCCGTTATCGGTAACAGGAACAGTTTCACCGTCTAAAGTTATTTTAACATCAGCAGAATTATACCCTGAAACTGCAACAATTTCACTATCAAGAGTAACCTTAACATCCGCAGAATTATAACCCGACACTCCAATCGTCCCATCAACAGTTAAAGAACCACCATTATCCGTAACTGCAACAGTTTCACCGTCTAAAGTTATTTTAACATCGGCAGAATCATAACCAGAAACACCAACTTTATTAGAAACAGTAACCGCTCCACCAGTTCCGGTACTTCCCGATTCGTTAGCATTGAATACAATTAACCCAGCAACACCGTTTACTGAACTTAAATTAGCTTGGTATAGTGTTGACCCACCACTACCATGCAGCCCGGAAACAGACACAGAAGAATATGAAGTTCCATTTCCTCCTGTAATTTCACCAGGATTGCTTATATGAACCACTAATGATCCGCCAGTAGAGGATAAATCTCCACCAGACCCTCTTACAATTACACGGCCATCCCAAGGATTATTAGATCCAGACGGATCAACAATTACAATCGCACTTACAGTACCACTAACTCCCGTCGAACCACCACCGCCACCACCGCCACTTGTGGAAACCCCGTCGCATATCCCCTCACCTGTTGGAGTTTGAAATAAACCCATTCAAAGTATTTAGTCTATTTCTGTAATAGTATAAATAACTCCCACTTTTCCACCTACAGCACCAGCACCAGTAATGGAGGCATTAATCGCTTTATTAGTGCCACCATTAAAAGGAATTTCAAGAACAATGTTTTTATTATCAATAAAACCATTTCCTGAATTAAAAGTAGTACCTGTGTACATTACGACAGAATCAGCATTTTGAACTGCAATATCCATAGATCCAGCCGATGAAACTGATATAGAAAAACCCCAAATATTGTAACGCAAATTTGCGCCAGGAACGGGTAAAATGGCTGTAACCCCTGACGCGATAACGCTAACCGCTGAATAAGACAAAAATTGTCTATTTTTTTGATTTCCAGGTGCGTTTCCTAGTGAGCTACCAAAAGAACTTGCAGCAAGATTATAGGGACTTACAGATACCATTTATATTATATAGCATTAATTCCTGCCATTAAAAATAAAGATACTAAAGTATATAAATAGGAACTTTAATATGTTGCGAAACACAGTTGATGAAAACTTAAAAATCCTTGATATTTTATGGGATTCAGCCGAAATTGGTTTAGCATTAGTAAATCAAGACGGTAAATTTCTTAGAGTTAATCCAAAGTTTTGTACAATGTTGGAATACACGGAAGGAGAGTTATTAGATAAAACCTTCCATTCTGTCACGCATCCAGATGATTTAACAGCCGACATAAACGCAGCAAAAGAGGTTTCAGACGGTAAAAGAGACAGTTATATAATGTTTAAAAGATATATCCCAAAAACAGGAGATTGTATAATTTGGGCTAAACTACATGTCGAACCTATTAAACAACAAGATGGAAACTTCTTATATTTCTTAAGTCAAACAAGTGAATTTGCAGTTCAAGAACGAATAATTTCTACAAAAGTTGTTAAACCAGAAGAGATTGGAATAATGGATATCGTTAAATTCCTCCTAAAACGATGGAAGATCGTCATTGCGGTTATTTCAATGACGATCTCTTTAGTTTATGGCGCTAGTGTATTCTATAACAAACTAAACACCGTTATTGACGATCACTCAAGACCCACTCACATTGAATCCAAGTAATTTCTTGTTTTCATAAAGCGGAATCATACTCTTGGTTTTAGCAGGAAGTTTCTTTTCAAGAGAGTATTCAGCCAATTTCAAACAAACATTGTTTTTAATAAATCTTCGAATATTTCTTGCTCCATATTCTTCCGAATAAGAGTTTTCAACAACATAATCTATTAAATCAGAATCAATGTTTACAGAAGTAGGAAGTTCTTTCTCTAAGTGAAGTTTGGCAATTGCAAAAGCATCTTCTTTTGAAAGTTGTCTAAAGTGAATAATCTTATCAAATCTGTTGATTAACTCAGGAGCAAAGTCTTTCTTAATTGCTTCATCAATAACTTCTCTACCGTTCACTTCATTGGCATTCTTGACGAATCCAATCTCTTTCTTATTCTTCTTATCCAACATATCTTTTACACCAATATTAGATGTAAAGATAAAGATTGATTTGGTAAAATCATGTGTTGCACTCTTGTTGTCAGTAATCTTACCTGAATCTAAGATTCCAAGAAGTAATTGTTGTAATCTTTCTGATGCTTTTTCAAACTCATCAAATACGATTACCCATTCATTTGACTTCTCTGATAAAGTCGAAATAAACGACTTCTCATCATGTCCAATATATCCAGGAGGGCTTCCTAAGAGTTTATTCTGTTCATGTGCTGTAGCATATTCACCACAGTTTACAATATAAATTCGTTCTGGGTCATCCAGGAAATACTTGGCAACCATTTTAGCGGTTTCAGTTTTTCCTATTCCAGTAGACCCTACAAACAATGCTGAAATCATTGGCGAAAAGTCTGTTGCCTTTAATTTCAGTAAATCAGTAATCTCTGTCAAGGCTTCCGCTTGACCAATAACATTCTGATTAAGGACAGTAACCAAAGACTCAAAGAACTTACTATTCTTCTTCTTAGTCTTGGTTTCCTTTTGAGCAGATTTGGCTTCTGCAAACAGACTTGTTCTCTCTCTATGATTATAGGTCATAGCGAAAGTTTCAACCGCTAATGCAGGATAAATCTCACAAATCTCATGGTAAATAGCCTCATCAATCTTTTCTTTACCAGTCCTAATTACAAGATCGTCGCAAATTCTAGTGACATAATCCACATAGGTCTTAAGCGTATCTTCTTTGACTAGCATTAATAACATTTCGTAATAAGCAGTAAACTCAGCAAGAGTTAAAGCTTTGATTTTTACAAATTTGTTAGCAGTTTCGTCAGGAATGATGTAGTTTACGGCGTTAGTTGGTGTTTTGGAGGTCTTCGAAGGTGAATTTTTCATTTGCGTTTACAGGTTTTCCTTTCGATTGCACTTCAATTTCTTTAATAGCAATCTTAGCAGAAATTTCAATAAGTTTTAAAATCTTGTCATTTACATTGTGAACTGATTCCAAGCATTTAACAATACATTGGGCATAATCTACAATAGAAGTTTCTTTTAGCTTCTCTTCAAATCTTTTAATAGTTTCATAGATTTGCTTGCGATCTTCTTTGCAATCATCAATCAATTCAGTAATAATCTTTTCAATTCGATTCTGGTTCAGACGGCTTTTCTTAGGTTGATAGTTTCCCATTAGAACATTGGTTTAAAGTTTTTAACTTTATCTTTGTGCGATTTGGTTGCATAACCACGCTGTTCTTTACCTTTCTCTTCATAACCTTTTGTCTTTTGCAAATGGGCGCTACCGTGTTTAGTTTGAGTTCTCTTTGAATAAGATTCAATCTCTGATAATGGAGTTGTTGCAGGAAATCCTTTTACAACTTTATCTGTTGATTTCTCCCCCCAAGTTCCTTTTGTGATAACATAGATTCTATCCGATTCAGGAGTGGAAAATACAGTTCCGTAAGGTCTTTGTGCCATCGCATCTTTAATTGATGGAAACGAAAGAATTTTAGACTTTTTAGGATCTAAAATTGCTTTTCTAGGACTAAAGCCAGTCTTTTTTGATTCGAATAATACGCCTCTTCTCACACTTTATTTAGCACTACCAAGGAATCTATGTTATAGTTTCTTAACCATCGAACTAAAGTCTTCTAAATCTTTTTTCTTTTTAGTTTTCACAGAAAATTTATCAGAAAAAGAGCCGTATAAGGAAGGAAGGTCGTCTTTCCTAACCGGAGCAGGCTTCCGCCTACATAGCCGCCCTAGCCACGAAAATACCCTAGAAACCGCAGCCCAAACCAACCATAAAAACGATCCAACAACTAACATAAACATGATCCCGGCAAAAAACGGGTTCACTTCGGCCACCGAAGCAATATAGCCTATGAACAGAGTTAGAGCTACAAGGAAAAAAGTTTTCATGGATTCTTACTATATTATAGTCTAGGAGCGCCCATTACAGAAGTGCTAATTCGCCTTTTGAAATCTTCTCAACAAGAATTGTTTCTAAGGCTTCTTTTCTATGCTTTGCCGAATCACCTTTAATAGAATACCATCCCTTTGTCGGCGAGACTACTGCACCGTCTTTCATAAGAAGATCACATAAACCTACATTTCGATCAAGACCTTTATTGAAAATTAATCTGAAATCACATTCTTGATAAGGTGTGGAAACTTTATTCTTTTTGTTCTTAACTACACCTTCAATACCCATAGGTTTACCGTTCTCGTCTACTAAAGTTCCATTAGTTTTGCTTGATGCTGTCTCTAACGAAACTGCACAATAGTATTCTAATGACTTTCCACCACCTGCTTTAGTTCTTGGATCGCCAAACATTACTCCAATCTTTGATCTAAATTGATTGATAATCAAGAGAGCAACATTGTATTTCTTAATAAAGGTATTAACTCTTCTTAAACATTGTCCTGTAATTTTGGCTCTTTGCGCTCCAATAATTATTCCATCGCTATCTTTAAGTTCGTCGGAAAGTTCTTTATTACATGGAGTAGTTCCGATAGAATCAAATCCAATTACAATAGGAGTCTCTGTATCATGCGAGCGAATCGCTAGAATGACTTTTTCAATAAATGCAAAACAAGTCTCAATAGTCTCTGGTTCGCTATAAATTAGTTTAAAAGGATCAACTCCTAATTGACTAGCAAACTCTTTGTTATAAGCATGTTCATTATCCACCATTACAGTATGATAACCCTTTGCTTGTGCACCTACAAACGCATGAGTTAAAAAAACTGTTTTAGCAGTTGAAGATTCCCCAAAGATTTCTGTGATCCCTCCTATTGGATAACCGCCATCAAACCTTCCTGAAATAATCTTGTTTAATGCTAATGAACCAGAATCCACAAACTCTGAAACTGACTCATCTTCGCTTAAAACACACGCACCTTCTAAATCCTTAATAATATCCTGAATGCTCATTCAGTATATTATAGCGTATCTTTGTCGGTTTTAGAAGCCTTTTTCGTTGACTTTTTGTTGGATACATCGCGTACTTTATTTCCGCCGTCTTCCGGTTTGACTTCTACCTTAGACTCTTCTAGTTTTGCTTGTGCAGCAAGAATTCTTGCGGTTCTTCTATCTCGTAATCTCATGTCTTATTTAGTCTTTTCGTGTTGTTCTTTAATCCAATTATAAGTTTTATATAAACCACTAAACAAATTAATTTTAGGCTCCCAACCTATTTCTGTTCGAACTATAGTATTGTCAGAGTTTCTTCCTCTAACTCCTATTGGACCATCTATATGTTTTATATTAATATCAAAATCCGAAATTACAGAAAGGTCATCAACTAAATCATTTATTGAAACCATTTCTTCTGAACCGATATTATAAGGACCAACTTTATCAGATGCCATTAACGCTTGAATTCCCTCTAAACAATCTTCAATATACAAGAAAGATCTTGTCTGCTCACCGTCTCCCCAAACTTCGATTTCACAATAATCTCTGTATCCTCTGCTTCCTTCATGTTTGACAGCTTCAACAACTTTGCGGCATAAGGCAGCAGGAGCTTTTTCTTTTCCGCCTTTCCATGCTCCTTCCGGGCCATAAACATTATGAAGTCTTGCAATTTTAATATTTAAACCAATATTTCTTTTTGCAGCCAAATAAAGTCTTTCAGAAAACAATTTCTCCCATCCATATTCTGAATCAGGGTTTGCGGGATAAGCAGAGTCTTCTTTACAGTTTGGGTTATTCGGGTCTTCTTGATTTTCTTTTGGGTAAATACAGGCCGAAGAGGAATAAAACACTTTAGTATGTTTTTGTAATCCATGCTTTTCAATTAATCGTAATAAATTCAAATTAATTGCCGCCGAATTACACATAATGTTAAAATCGTTATCCCCTGTAAAGATGTACCCGGCTCCCCCCATATCAGCCGCTAACTGATAAATTTCTAATGGACGATATCTCTCTAAAAACTCTGAGAGATAAGATGGATTTTCGGCAAGGTTTTCTATAACATATTCATTGCAATAATTCGATGCAGCGGCATATTCACACTTATTTTTTATATCAAATACAATAACATATTTTCCTTGTTGTTTTAATCTACGAGCAAGATGGTGTCCAATAAACCCGGCCCCACCTAATACAAATACCACATTATCCAATTTGCTTGATGAAATCATTATATAATTTCTCCGGGGTTTTATTTAGAAATACTTCTATGTTTTTAATACTAGATTTTTGGAGTTCTAGAAAATCACTTGAATTATAGTTTAATAATTTTTCTGTCAAAGATTCATGGTCTAAAATAGTGATTCCGACTTCTGGCATTAAATATGCTTTCTCTTCTTGAAAATCTGTGTTAAGCATTAAACACCCGGCTGCCATTAAATCAAAGGTTCTGTAGCTTATTCTTGCATGACCAGTTGGGTTCATACCAATCTTGTGTATAAACAAAAGATGCATATATGAATGCATAGAAATTCTTTCTTGGCTTAAATTTACAACTCCTTTACCAAAATATTTGGTCTGCCATTCTTCGGACATGTTTGTATCTTTAGCGCCAAAAACTAAGCCGCCTCTGAAATTTGCATTTTTCTGTCTTAAATCTAACAACCAATCAATCCGCTGGTTATACATTGGTATTCCATCATCCCACACCCCAATACTTTTTGCTTCCAAAAATTCTCTATTCACAGCAGAACCTTTGTAAGACCCAATAAAAGTTGGCGAAAAATACCCCACGGGGCAATCTAAAAATGTCCCTACGGAACTTTTAGTTTCTTTTGCAATTTCAGCAATATATTTCAGTTGCCAAAAATTAGCAGGAGGAAACCCAATATTTTTTAACTTGTCCGGGCGATCGTGATTATCAACCCAAGTGTATTTAACATACGCTGTTGCTTTGTCTTTAAAATAAAGGTACGCGGGACCAGGATTGAAATGTCTTGGATCGTCTTCACAATCAAACAAGAATAAATGTTTATACTTACCCTTTATTGACAAAACACTACAACTAGAATCAATGAAAATTAAATCATATGAACCAGGAATCGTATATTCAATTGAAGTTTGTGAAACACAATCAACAGTTAAACCTAAAGCACCAACAAGACTTTGAAGAAGTCTGTAATAGTGTTTATCGTGACCACGAACAAGAAGGACTTTCATTAATTTTTCTCGAATACAGCACACAAAACTCCATGAACTTTTCCAGACGGATCATGCCAATCAGGAAACTCTTTCACTTTTTCTAAACTCCATTCATTGTTTTGTAAATAATAAGTAAAATAGTTTCGCATCTTCATTCCACGAAACATTTCATCTATTATTTGATAATTATAGGTATGGTGGTAATTTTGCCATTTAAATGTTTTTCCGTAAGGAACTGTTAATACAAGTCGGCCTCCAAAATTTAGCATTCCTATTGCTTTCTCGATAGCTTTTTTATCATATCCTTCTCTAAACACTAAATCACTTTCAGTACATTGAGGAAAATGTTCAAGCGAGGAAATGAACATTATAATATCAAATTTTCTATATTCAAAATTATAAGTTACAAAATCACCTTGATAAGCACCACCTCTGAAATCACAAACTTGATACAGATTATTTATAGTTAATTTAGAAACGATTGGCGACCACTCTTTAACAAGAGTAGGAATTCCCCCTACATCTAAAATCTGTTTATTTTTCCAAGTTTCAGCCAACTCACCAACAAAACGAAGTTCAACACTTCGTTCAGAATTCAAATCATTAGGAATTACGGTTTTCATTTTTTAGGTGTTAAAATAAGAAATCCTTGATGGCGCAAACTAATTTCATAGTTGTATTCAGGCCACGGATTTTCTAAAATATCAAGTTTTTTATTGCCATATTTAGCGGTAAAGTCATTGTTTTTTAATTCAACAGGAATATCCATATAGAGTTGCATATCGTCTATAATAAAGCAATCCTTGTTATTTGGGCGATACTTTCTAATCAATGCCAACTCATCGTTTAATGGCATATGAAGTGGCGATTCTTTTAAATACTCATAATCATTATAATGAAAATCTGCACCTGGGAAATGAGCGTCTAACCAAAATAAAATTGGGGGGCTTTTTATATTACCTTGCAATAATAACTCCAAACCATCTAAAGAAGGTTGATTTAAAATATGGACTCGCTCATTTCCAAAGAATCTTTCTCCACTTATTTCGGCCAATTCTTTTATTACTTCGATTGACCATAAAGTGTTGAACGGGTATTTAAGTGCATGAGCCAATCCGTCTCCTTTCCCTGTCCCGGTTTCAACGAAAGTTTTACAACCTAAATCTATAAACCGTTGAAGATTAAATAAGTTGAGTTCACCCATTATACTTTCCTCAACCAATAAGTAAACAAGTCATTTAAAGTTTCTTCAATTGTATAGGTTTGCACCCATCCAGTTAATTCGTGTAATTTTGTCGAATCACCGTGTTGATAATGAATATCGTGAGGACGATAATATTTTGGGTCAACTTCCTTTTTAACTTCAAAACCAGCGATCTTTATTAACTCGTCGGTATAAAAACCCATTTTTCTAGGTGTGTCTCCGCAAACATTAAATACTTGTCCACTAGATTCGTCTCTTCTCATTAAAAGATAGTAAGCTAGAACTGTATCACGAACATCCATAACTACCCTTGTAGTTTCTAAATTACCTACTTTTAAAATTGGTGGAGTGTCTGTACGCTGAAATCGTCCTAATCTAACAAGGTTATAAGCATCACAAGAAATAGAAAAATTTCTTCCTCGCCTTGGTCCAGTATGGCTAAATGCGCGAGTAATAAATGCATTGATTTTACCGTTTGTCATTCGCTCTTGCAAATACAAATCAATAGCAGCCTTTGAATTACCGTAAGGATTTGAAGGCAAAACAGGATCAGATTCTTTTAATAATCTACCATCGCTTCCCGTATTTCCATACACTTCCGAAGTAGAGCAAAACATAAGTTTGCAATGGGGTTGGTAGTAAATTATAGATTCAATCAAATTAATTGAACCAATAACATTATCTTGATAAGTTCCAATTGGATCTAGAAAACTAGTTGGGGGATGAGATTGTGCTGCTAGATGAAATACTCCATCGAACATAACCTCTTTTAACAATTTATCAATCGTATGTTTATCTCTTAGATTGCCATAATGGAATATCAATTTAGAGAAATCTTCCACACTCATCACATCCAAAATATCGGTTTCCATTCCATTTGATCCTCTAACAAGACCATGAACTTCATTCCCATTTTTAATGAGAAGATTTGCTAAATGAGGTCCAGCAAAACCCGTAATTCCTGTAATTAAATATCGTGCCATATTTTATCCTTTTATTATAGAATCTTTTCCAATATAATCTAACTTCCAGTCAGAAGAAACTGTAAATCGGGTACCCTCCGGGGAAGCTTTTCTGCGTAATAAATAACAATCCTTTGTAATTATATTCTTAATACCGTCCAAAAATTGATGAACTGCGCTCTCAACTACATAAATTTCTTTTGCTAAGGTCATAATTAAATACCAATCTTTTATAGAAAACCCTGTAATGGGTTCGATTTCAATAATTGGTAATTCTGTTTTAGGCATTTCAGCAATATCTCCCAATGAATCTTTTCTATGCACAAGGGCATAAGGTTTATCCGCTATAATTTTTTTCATTAATTGATATTCTTTTTCCCCATTTCGTACAAAAGTTAAAGAGTGTTTAAATCTAAATGGAACTTCGGCAATGCGATATTTGTATAGTTCAAAATTTTCATCTGTTCTTTGCTGATAACGAATCGGAAAACGATCCGATAGATTTAAAATTTTATCATAGGAATTAGTGTTTTGAAACTCATATGCTTTTATGGAGCATTCCATTAACCAATCATCGAATTTTCCTTCGTATTTAATTGGAATAACATTTGCGTACCAAAACCCATCTAGTTCTTTTACTAAATCTTCTCTGACAGGCCAATCTACTTGATATTCCTGGTCATAATAAAATTTAGCGATTGGGGCGCATAGAAATAAATCTCCTAAACCTCCTGGTTGAATTAACAATAATTTTTTCATTTATTTCGTCTAAATAAATAGAAGTAAATTGGCTGATCTATCCATTCTTCTGTTTTAAGAAGCGGGAGCAAGCGGTAAGAATAGTCTTTATCCTCTCCCATTGAAATATCAGGAAATTTGACTTGCAAAGCCAATTCCCGCTTAACAGGATTTAAATGGTTTGGGCATCTGAAATAGATTTTCTTACCTTGAAAAATGTATGATTTTTCGAACCATTCTTTACATTGAATTGTATGAAATGATCTTTCCGCATTCTGACCGTCAGTTGTCATAATAAGATTCATACCAACAACATCTGGTTTAGATTCGATAGCCTTCAATACCAGTTCAATGTAGTTTGGTGCCACTAAATCATCATCGTCTATAAAAGCAACATAATCTCCTTTCGACCAAGCTAAAAGATTATTTCTTTTTTCGCCAATTGAAATATCGTCTCTAGTATCGTATAAAATTTCAACTTGTCCAGAGTCTTCTAATAAATTTTTTTGTATATCTAAATTAGCATACAATCTAACAAAAAACTGTCGTCTATTTTTTAATGTAGGAATTAAAATACTTAATTTAGGTTTTTGAATTTCAGGCATAAACATTAAAAATGAGGCTCCAAAGGCCTTGAAGTTTCTTCGTTTGAATGACCATCGTTCTGATAGAAAATTGATTTCTCAAGACAGTAAACTTCTCTATCTTTCATTCGCATTGCAACTAGTTCGTCGCAGCCGCCAACAGGATTTCTAATAAATTCTATTAAATCATTAGAAACTTCTTCACCATAAGTTGAAGTAAAAGGATAAAAAATTGAATGCATACCCAGCATATTATATGGCCGGATATGAGAAAATTTATGGAAAGATGAAATACAACCTCGGTATTGCGATTTTCCACGAATCATCCCATAATGAGAATGCCCTAAATACACAGCATCCATATAAGATTCAATTTCAAATTCGGTTTTAAAATTTAAAATATTACAATCGTCTTCAATAATTAAAACCGATCGATGCTTATTTTTTGCCAAAACTTTTAAATGCTGCTTAGCTATACCAACTGTATAAGGGTGCGTAATTTCACCGAAATCAAATTCTAGATTAGTAATTCCTAATTTATCACATATACCTGCAATACGCCCCTGTCTGTCTTTATTTTTTTCAATAGTAAGGCAAACGACAGGAATTTCACTTAATTTAATTAGCATCTAAAAACTCCTTAAAATAATTAAGCCATTGATATCTGCTTCTTTCAATATCATCCAATAGCATTTGTTTTGTCGCTAGTTTTCCATCTTTTGATAGTTCAAAGAACCAATGGAAAAATCCAGTATTATCCGATGTTAATAATTCACACCCTGCCAAACAAGCTTCTAATAATACTCTACTAAAGGACTCCGGGTATTGTGGTAAAAATGCAAAATATTGATGCTTAACCAACTCATCTTTCCACTCGTTGAATTCATATTGAATGTTAGAATCAACAGGAAATTTAACTAACTTTGCATTTGGTTCGTTTAAAACCATCTGTTCAGCTTCTTTAGTTCCTTTAATCCAATTCTTACTATTAAGAATTAATGTTGTATTTTGTCTGCTTTCAAACGGTTGACTTAATCCTTTTTCATAAAGGTCTTTATAGAGTTTAATGTCGTGTCTAGAGAAAAAGGGAGTTCCAAACAATCTAGAGGGGTAAACTCCACTCTCTGCCAATCTATTGAATAGTCTTACTTGTGCGCTAGATTGAAAAACAACCTCTTTTGCATTATTATAAAACTCAACAGGATTAGTTTTCGAACCCCAATGAACCGTCATGTACGGGTTTCGATGAACAAGAATTTGATAATCGTGTTCAATTACAATATAAGGTTTTCCTTTCAATCGTTGAATAAGCTCATCGTAATCAAACAATGAACGATTGGATACGATAGAAGGCAACTCATCATTGAAATTCATCCAATTAGGAGAAACCCAATTAGAGTTATACCCAATATCTTCTAACTCTTTTAATAAAGAGTTATCGCATTTTTCTGCACCGCCCGGACTTTGCTCTAATGTAAAGTCAGTTATGAAATTAAAATATCGTGCCATTAAATATATTGATGTTTTCCTTCTTCGGTTTTGTGTCTGAATACGATAGCAGGATAAGTTTTATTAACTTCCAAAACTAACTGTTTATCAAGTCCCATTGCAATTGCCCCAGGTAATCCTTCGTTTGATACAAAATGATCGCACTTATCAATAAGTCTAGCCATCTGTAATGCGTCCGTAATAAGAATTCTAGGGATCTTACTTTCAGTAACTTCCTGAATAACTTGATACTCTAAATCAGTTCCTATGAATCCAATTTTAGATCCGTCTTTAATTCGATCAGGTACAAATTTCTCCCAAAAGGCATGGTTGCCTTGTGATCTTAAAGTTCTGTTTAGAATAATATCAAACTTCTCTTCATTATTTTCTCCTACTTCTAACCATCTTTCAGTTAGTTTTGGAAAAGATTCCATACCTTCCTTATCTTTAATAACATTAGTAGCAGCCAAATGAGATAGAACTAAGTTATTGACTCCAATTGCATTTCTAAACAAATTCAAATCAATGTATTCAACTCCTGGTTGAATAATCTCTGTTACTTGATTACGGATCAATCCAATATAAGATTGCTTCTCAAGTAACGGTAGTAAGAATTTATATGCTGTCTCATTGAACTTGGTAAATCCTCTTGCTGGAACTGCACGATATGGAGCCATTTTACCTTTTCCACCGTTGCAATCCAATTCAAGATCAACAAAATTTCCTTGATTTTTAAAATAGCGTAAAACTGGCAGAGAGAATATAATATCCCCCATATCCCCGTAATGTTTGAATATGATTTTATTCATCTAATCCTAATCTCTGCCTCCAACCCTCTGTTCCAAAGAAATCTTCCAAATCTCCCTCATCAAGTAATTTTTCTAGGTCATTAATATAATCAACAACTTGCTGTGCCTCATCATCAGAAAGCTTGTTGACGACTAATTTTCCTATTAACATGCATATGTATTTATTATTCATAAATTATCTTTAATGCGTTACAGATATTTTCTGCCCCTTGTTTTTGACATTTAGTTTTAAGAATTAAATGAACCCAAATTGTAGAAATATCTCCTTTAAGGCTCAGTTTCCCTGTAGTATATTGAAACATATAATAGTTACTATCCTCGGTAATATTCCATCTTGGACCTAAAATTACTTTCATCCGTGTAATTTCATCTTCTTCGATTTTAGCGTGGTAGATCCGTTCAATTAAATTTTCTACATCCACTCTGACGCGCTGACCGTGTGAATACATTTCAGCGTAATCTTTTAATTTTCCAATAATTATGTCTTTTAGTGTTCGTTCCATTTTATTTAAGGTATAGGTTTGCAGCCCGTTTGAGTTTTATGAGTTCTATTTTTTGATTAATGAGATTGATTGTCGAAAAAGTTCGTGGTTCCCAGCCATAAAAAGTTCGTACAGTATTTAATAATTCATTTAAATCGTTCAAGTCTTCTCCCTCTAAAATCTTTCTAACTTCAATAGAATTAAGAAAGTATTCTACTTTATAATTCTGTGAGTAAGAAGGTATTGCCATTTTATTTTATAATGCGACGATCCACGATTACTTCCCAAGGTCCATATTTTTTAACCTTTTTATGACCGCAAAATTCTACACTTTCGCCTGTAGTACGACTAGTGTATAAATCATGTTCGGCGTTAGTCATTTGCTGACCACCAGCACCGCCATGACATAAAGAACCGGAAGCATGACCAATAGTAAATCTTTGATGAATTAATTCCATCGGATAACATTTTAACGCTTCACACGCTAATTGAATTTGATATAAACTCATTTTATTTCGTATTTAAACAATCGTAAGATTTCCAAATAAAGCAGGTAACGATTCACAACTACTTTATTAAGATCGAATGCATCATCTGTAATCTTCTTCAAATTACTTCCCATTCGTGTAATCTCTTTAGGATTACGAATCAAATAGGACAGACGATTCTTCCATTCCATTATACTGTTTTCTCTAGAAATAAGGAAACCAGTTTCACCGTTTTTAATGGTTTCGTCATAGCAACCCATATTAGTGCAAACTAATGGGATTGCATATCTACCACAATTATGCATGACAGTAAAATCGTCCAACAAATGTAAATTATCCCCATCTAATTGAAATCCAAAAAACTCTCTATCGCCTGATAGTTTTTCAATTTTAAATCCTGTGGTGAGGGGGTTTCTAATTTTTTTCTTTATTGTTTGTTTATGTTGTTTTCTGGCTATTTTGCAAGGAATTAAATGAATGGGGCCGGAAATTTGAAGTCTCTCCCATAAAAACAATTCTCCCTTTTCATTATACTTTTTACATATTTCCGGGCCGGACACTCTAAACCCTAAACTTCTAGCTAAAAACGCAACATCATTAATTAACTGTTTTGACGAATTAGAAAATTGATATGATGATTTTATCAAACACCCATCCGTGTCAATTAGACCGGCCAACAATTCTAATCTATTTTTTCTAGAGTTTATTAAATATTGTTTTGGAATAAATTTATTTTTACAAGAAACTTTATAAAGTTTATAAAATTTAAGTTTTTCAATAATCGGGTTTTTAGATGGGCCGGAATTAGGTTCAAGCCCTGCACTATATGTGCTGGCTTTACTTCCTTGTTTTCCGTATGCATTAATGTGCAGTTTTTCCTCCCCAACACTAAGACAATAATTAGAAAAATATTCCCTAATTTCTTCGTCCATAGTTATAATCCTTGGAGTTTTTAAAAGGGAACCGTCCCCTAACATCGCTCCAATAAAGTAAGGCTCTAATAAAACTTCCGCATGTGGAAACTCTACCTCACTTCTATACAAATTATAATCATATTTCTCTAAATCATATAATGAATCATAATCTTTAACTTTAATTGTTAAAAATTCTTCTCGCTTCTTAAGACGATTAGTTTTTAAGTGCAGCAAATGGTCTGTGGTTACTGTTATTTCTTTCCCATTCTTAGGAATTATTTTAACCATTTCACTTTTACCGCGAAATAACTTTATAACATTTCTTTCTTTAGAGTCCGGTCCCATTAATTTATCCCCAAGTTCTACATCCTCAACATTTTTTATAGAACCGTCAAACATCAAAACTTTAGTACCAGATGCGTAACATTCTGCAACTTTGATATCGGATTTTGAATCGTTAAAGAAATTATATTGTAATGGGGCAATAGCAATATCAATATTACTATAGAAGATGCCATACTTATCAATCGGTTGCGCCCAAAAGATTTCTACATTTGATCGTTTAGATCCAGCAGTTAGAATCTTTTGGTAATTGTCCCAAACATCACTTTGCCAATCTTTTTTAGCACCAGGAGGAAAAAAAGGTCTTCCAAAGAAATTCCATTTAACTTTTTCAGGTCCAACTAACTGATTTACAGCCAGCATTGTACCTTTAAATTCTTTTACATCTTCCTCATGGTGGATTCCGCCTACCCAACCAATTCTAACGGGTTTAGACTGATTCTTTGGTGCATTCCAATTCGGAAGGTTGTAATCAATAGCATTTTTAAGGATCGCTAAGGCACCAGATTTAATATAAGGTTTTACTCGCTCAGCAAACTTTCTTTGAGTTACAGTAACAAGATTTGAATGCTCATAAAGTAATTTAGTTAATTCGTCTAATTTCTTTTCTTTATAGGCAGCATAATGTCTATGCCCTTCGTATAAATCAGTAAGTAAATCATCTGTATCAAAATGATGGATTTTGCCTCTCTTTCTAGTTTCGTCTAATAATTGAACATTATATTGTGGTCCGAAATCGTGAATATTGCAAGTAAACACAATATCAGCCCATTCAATATCGGGAACTTTACTATCTGGATTTACAAAGATTTGAGTTCCTTCACCTTGCCGCCACTCTAAAGGATTTTTATTGAAGCGAACTTCGATATAATCAGATAGAGCTTCCTGTATTTTTTTACATGGAATAATAACCCGATATTGAGCGCACCCCCCTTCATTCGGAGGAACAGCTAATAGGCGTAATTTTCTTGGAAGTTTAGGTAAATCTTGCATAAAAAAAATAGGGGAGACTCTTTGTTAAAATCTCCCCTCAAAACCATCAAAATCTTAGGCTTCCATGTCGTCCAAGGACTCAGAAAATTCTTGGTCATCAGACCCGACAGCAGCCGCAGCAGCGGATACAGGAGCCGCAATTCCCAACATTTCAGCCCTATATTGGTCCCTCTTGGCATCAGCCACCGCTCTAACCTCTTCAAAGGCAGGAAGTTTAATCAAAACACTTAAATCGTGTCTTTGAGCAAGGATATTAGCAATCTCTTCTTCGCTTTCCGCTAACGGAGTAGATTTAATTCTAAACGAAGATTTATCGTAATTATTGTAACCAGCGACCTTTTCCATTTTCAGGTTAAAGTCCCATCCCTTTTCAGTATCGAAAATATAAGTCTCTCCGTTACCAAAATCTTCGTCAAACATTCCATCAAGAATCTTTTGGAAGATTTTAACTCCTTGGCTAAGGATTTTGACTTTTGAATCTCTACGATCATAGACATTGAAATAGTAGCGATCAGATGCGCCTAAGCCATTCTTGAATAAGAAATCTCGTTTTGCTTCTCCAGCAGGAGTTTCTTTTCCATCGTTATTGATATCTTTCCAGATTTCAAAATATAGTTCGCACAGAGGGCATTTTTCATCATGCTTTCTCAAGCAATGAAAGTTATTCTCTCCGACTTTGTGAATTGCAGTTTCAGCGTAAAATTGTTCGGGATTTGGATTTCCAGGAAGAATTCTCAAGGAAGCAGATTCTTTCTCCCCGATTTGAACGAAATTCTCAAGGAAGTTTCCGCCCGAACCTTTGTTTGCAAGTTTCTCTTTCTTCTTTCGAAGTTCTTCCATAAAGTTAGGTGTTAGTTTAGCCATGTTAAGTTGTTAATTTGATTTCAGCCCTTCTGTTACTGCTGGCCTGAACAAGCATATCTTTTAATGTCTCGACTGAGGCATATAAATTTTTACATAGGAAAAAACGATATTCCTCTGTAAGTAACCCTCTGTAAGATTCTTTTACTTTAGGGTCAAGGATAGACAACGATTCTAATTTAGCATCACTAAGTTTAGAAGAAGAAGATTTAATGGCATCAGCCTTAATCTGCGACACAATCTCATCATGATCTATTCGTCTTGAGTCATAACGATTCTTAGCATATGCAAGAACCGCACCAAGAAATGCATGATAAGCAGCGACTTCTGTAATTCGTTTATCTAAGGTTTCTTCATTGAAAGATAACAAGTTAGTGATTAAAGTCTCATAACGATCTTCAATGTTGGTATAGAAGTTTTTGTAGGTTTCGATAGGTAGCATAGTTATTGGGTTATAATATTATAGTGTTTATTTCGGGATTTACAAAATTCATAGTAGGAATTGAAATTTTCGCGGTAAACAAAGAAGTAAGTTTCGTCAGTTGAGTTGATTAAATGTTCTACAAGTCGCGGGTAAGTATAAGTATCTATGTCTGATCTTGTGAAAAGAAAACAAGCAATACCCCGTTGTTTACAAATTTTTTCTATCTGTTTAAAATATGGTCCTTTCGCAATCAATACGATTTTGTAATGTGATGGAATCTGATTAACCAGATACGATACATTCTCTTTCGTCGGATATGAGTCAGACAGGATAATACTCACCAACTTAGAAGTATAAGAATCGAAATGAAGTTTGTCTCTATGCATCTTGCATCACCATTTTACTTGCTTCAATTTTAATGTTATGGACAAACTTAGAAACCCCATTTCTGTTTTTGATAATAAACAATCTAGCTTTTCCTTCTTCTTTCTCTGCTGTAGTTTGATTGATCGAGAAGATAAACTCACATGGACGAAGCTTGCCATACGAATCTCCGACTTCTCTTTCAGTAATAATAGTAACCTTGTGGGCTTCTCTATTAGTTTGTGTTGCGGTCCAAACTAACATTCTAGATTGAATCGCTAATCCTCTTAGATGTTCAACGGTATCTTGTTGAGCCTCATAAGTGGCTTTTTCACCTTCGGACATTAAATCAAGGTAATCAATAATCAATACATCAGGAACAAAATTCTCATAGTTTTTCAACTGTTGCAGGTATGCCCTAAGTTGAGACATTGATAAACATTTGGTCGGAAACTGTTTAACTTTAATCTTACCTAATGGGAATCCTTTCGTTTCAATAAGTTTGTTGTTAATTAATGACAGACGATATTTAATGTCCGATACGCGATTCTTTAACTCTGTTATGGGAATTCGTGTGAAACAAGAGTCTATGCGTTGTTCGATTCTATCTTCACTCATTTCCAAAGAAATATAAGCAACATTCAAACCTTCTTTTGCCGACTCTACTGCTTGATTAACAAGATAGATTGATTTACCTACTCCTGTTGGTGCAATTACCATTGCAATCTCACCACGACCAAATCCACCTTCATCTAACTGTTCATTAAGTTTCTCAAATGGTGTGCGTCCAATACAATTTTTAGTGCTTGTAAGACGCTGGTATCGTGATTCAAAATCCTCCCCATAATATGAACCTAATTCAAGGGAACGGCCAACTTGTAAAGCGGCGGAAACCCTTTCTCTAACTTTCTCGTAATGACCAGAATTTACTAGTTCAACAGATCCGATTAGGGCTTCTACCATCGCTTGCTTTTGAGCAAACTTCTCTACTTTATCTAAGAGATATTCTTTAGTAGAGTTAGCAGAAACATCAGTTGAATTAATGCTAGTAAGTTCTTGACGATAATCACCTAAAAACTCTTTTTCAGTCAATAAAGGTTTTAGGTCTTCAATGATTTGTGAATCGTCAGGTAAAGCACGATACTTATAGTAATAATCTCTAATTACTCTAAAGATTTTAGCATGAACATCTGATTCAAAATATTCTGGCTTTAACATTGCCAAAATTTGAGTCAAATAATCAATATCCGCCTTGCATAGGAACAGAATTGATCTTTGAATCCCTTCTTCGAAATCTAATGTGTCTTTAGTCATTAATTACCTGTTGAACCAAATCCCCCGGTTCCTCTCATATTATACCCTGCTTCCTTCGCTACCATAAGATCAAAATCCTCTTTACAAAAATAAACGCCAGCTAAAGGTTCAAGCGTTTTTGGAATCATTTGTGCAATTCTTTCTCTTGCTTGAATTGTAATAACTTCGTTTGTGCAATTTCTGATTGCAAGTATTACTTCACCTCTATAATCAGAGTCAATAATTCCAACTCCATTTGCGAGGGATAAACCTTTTTTACCCCAAGACGATCTAATGAATACTTCAAAGTAATATCCTTGCGGTGGTTTGATAAAAGTTCCTGTTGAAACTATAGCAATTCTTCCAGGCTCAACTTGAATTGTATTCATCGAAATTAAATCAAATCCCGCAGATCCAGGAGTTGCTTTTTTTAAAACTGGCCCTGTGTATTGGAAACATTTAATCGTTAATTCCTTAATTTCAACCTTATCAATATCAGGATATTTTTCTTCAATTTCTGCAATATACTGCATTTTCTGTAAAGGGGTTAAATTATCCATTTGGTCTTTTTCCTAAAGTTGTTATTGTTTTATCAATGTTCTCTTCAACTGCTTTCGCAACATTTTGGGAGCGTTTAATTCTTTCGTGTACTTCTTTTCCTTTTACTCGTTTCAAAGTACCTTCCTGCTCAAAATATTCATAATCCATTTCATATTTGGAATAAGGTGAAATTCCTTTCTTACCTTCTAATATTTCTTGTGAGTTTTTAATCTCTGCTTGCTGAATTTCCTTTGTATAGGATTTTCTACTTTCAACAGATCGAAACACTCGTTCTCTGAAATCTGATGACCTTGCTTGGCATAGAAACTTACCGAAACTAAGTTCCGCCAATTTACCACATTCAGGACATTCAGCATTAGCCGGAACTGTTAAAGGTGGTTCATCAAAATCCACTATGAATTTGTGTGGAATCATCGAACATTCATCGTTCTCACACCAAAAGTAGAATTTAGTTTGAATGAAATTTTCTTCTCCTGCTTTCATTAACAATCCTCTTCTTCGTTTCGTATCTTATCAGGAATTCCAACACATGATTCATTTACATAACTAAACTCATATTCTAGGTTAGAGCTACTATCTTGATTGTGTTTTCTATAACACAAAACCATGGGCATGTATTCTAAAAGAATTGCACCTTCAAGTCGTCTAAGAATTTCATTAATTGCGGCAGTTCCGTATTCAGATGGGATATACCCGTCTTTATGTCTTTGTAATGTCCCGATAATTTCTAACAAAAGATTATCTTGTGTTAGTGGCCGTAAATAATTTACATTATTTTTCATATTTTATTATAATTCACAAACCCCATTTTTGCAAGTGTCCACAGAATCTACTACATCGACCAACTCACCTTCGATAATTAACTTGTCCAAGTCAACGGTTGCTGGATCAATTCTAGTAAGTGGTTCGTTTCCTCTGCTTCCTGCTTTATAGAAAGTGAAGCCTTTAATATCAGCAGCATAAGTAGTTAAAGTCTCTTGAATTTCGGGAGTCATTGTAAATGTCTCTGGTAGATTACAAGTTTTTGATACGGCTGAATCAATGAATTGTTGAATAGTGGCTTGCATTTTAATGTGTTCTTCGGGAGTAACATCGTATGCACCGACTACATGTTCAACATTCTTTCCTTTCAAGTAAAGGTATTTAAACAACGGATCAACTACGATCTTTTCATTCCACACACTTCCAACCGTAGTGCGCCATCTACGCTTATAAATCGGAGAAAATATAGGCTCAATTCCTGTTGAAACCCCAAGCACCATTGCCGTACTTCCAGTAGGAGGAACAGTTAGTAATACCGCGTTTCTTAATCCGTTTAGTCTAATTTCTGTTCTAAGTCTAGCCGGTAAGGTTTTAAAATACTTCTCTTTTCTGAGTTTAGACCAATCATAAGCCTCAAACGAACCTTTATGTCTAGCCAAATTCATAGATGCTTTATAGGCCTCATATCGAATAGTTTGAAACAGCCTTTCAGTAAACTCCAAACATGCCTCGCTACCATAACGATAACCGGCTTTAATTAGCATATAATGAAATCCCATTACCCCTAATCCAATTCTACGACTTCGAATACCGGCTTCTTTACATTCTGGAATTGGAAAATGGTTTGCCGTTAAAACATCATCTAAAAATCTAACACCGATTCTAACAGTTCGTGCAAGCTTTTTCCAATCTATTTCTCCATCATCAGATACCATATTAGATAAATTAATATTTCCTAAACAACAGTTCGAATATGCAGGTAATGGAATTTCGCCACAATTTGATGTAAAACCATATTCTGTTAAAAATGTATGGGTATTGTCGTCAACGGTTATATCATAAACATCTTCATAAATCTCTGTAGCTTCAACATTAACAATTCTAAGATAATCTTTCTCTGTTTTTAGTTGTTGATTCACGATGGTTTGCAAAGCTTCGTGTTTTCTCAAATGCGTAAGTGATAATTTTGTGCCTAATTTTTTCGATTGAGCTTCACAAATATTCACATCGTAGCGAACAAAACTCTTTCCATTTAATAATGAAATAGACTTTCTAACTTGACAAGACACTCCGATACATCGAAGCAGTTTTTTAACATCAAACGCCAACTTTTCATGGCAAGTAGTTAAATTTACATAATTGCCACTATTTTTAGAGTCAGTTTTTCGAATACAAACATGACCGTCAGAAGAAAACAACCCATCCAAATAACCTAAAATAAAATCCTCTGATGCTGTCCAGATACATTCTGGAAGTCCATTCTTTTTACCTCTATGGCCGAGACTATAAAAATAATCACAAAATTCTTTTGAATTCACATACAATTCATAGCAGCCTTTATTTAATCTTAAACGAGAGATATTTTTTTTCCTGGAATTAACAAAATCAGCCACAATATTCGCAATACCGTTTTCTGAATCTTCCTGAGAAAAAATAAACCCATAATAAGGACCGTTCCGTTTGTGGATTCCAGACCACCCATCGCCGTAATTCCACCCCAAAACAAAACCTTCTTCGTATGTTAGTGTAGATTTTTTATTTCCAAAATGTGGAGATACGGGATGATAAATCAAATCTCCTATCTGGAGGTCAGAAGTTTCCTTTTTTCTTAAATCTCCACAGTCAATTGAAATTTTATTATCTCGCTTACAATTAATATTTCTTGTAATTATAGGCCATTTATGGTCAGGAGTGCAAAAGACTTCTGATTTATCATTAAATGTAATTTTATATAATTGTTTATTAATTCCTGATTTAAAAACTTTACACGAAACTAATTCCCCTTTGTAGTTAACCACTTTCGTATAAGGGGTAGTTTCGGCAAGGTCTTTTATTTTAAACCATCCATTTTCAGAATACACTAGCGTATCCCAACGAAGAGACGGGTTTGTTTGTTGCATAGTCTCGAAATAAGATACATTAGTATGAGAATTAGCGAAATCTAAATTATAGATTCCAGGTTCCCCACACTCAGTAGCGTTTTTCAAAATACTATGCCACAAATCTTTAGCTTTTAATACGGTTTGAACTGGATCTTCGAAAGTATCTTTGAAATGTTTTACATAGTGAAACTTAGCAACTCCCAAAGCATCTTCGGCGGTTTTAGCAACTACTTTAATACGATCATTGCCTAGTTCAGAAATTCTATTAATTTCAAAAACATAATATCGGACATGCCTTCCACCAAAGGTAAAATACCACTCCTCATCTTTATGAACCGCTTCCATAAATCTATCTGTAATTGCAACAGAAATATTGAAATTAGTCAGTTCTTTGCGGTCTAATTTTACATTCAGAAACTCTAATAGATCAGGATGAGTGATATTTAAAATACTCATAAGGGCGACCCTGCGGCTCCGTCCGGCCATTACATGGTTACCGATTTCATTAATCATTTTCATAACAGAAATAGAACCCGGAGCAGAGTATTTAATATTTTGAATATCTTCCCCTTTTGGTCTAATTTCACTAAAGTTTAGACCCACACCGCCTCCACCACATGAAATCTTATACATGTCGGAAATTGTTTTTCCAATACTGTCAATATTGTCGTTTGGAGTTAACGCATAACAATTCAACATATTGTTATTCAATCTCCCGGCACCAAATAGAATTCTACCTCCTGGACAGAAATCACCTGAATTTATAGCATCGTAGAACTTCCTTTCGTGAACTTCTCGTTCTTCTAAAGGTTCCGCCATCGCAACCGTTTTTGCAACTCGCTTGGCACAATCTTTCCATTCTTCTTCACCAGGAAAAGCATATTTGTCTTTGAATATTGTTTCTGCCAGACTTCCTGGTTGTATAACATAATTACTCATTTACTTCTGCAAGCTCCGGTATATTTGGTAACTCTACATCAGTAATAACCGCATAAACATCATCATCGAAAAGAACAACCCAATTTGGATCTAATCTTCGTGTTTGGAATCGTCTGATAGCATTTCCTTCAAAGGTAATTAAACTTCCAACTTTAATTGCTGGATTACATTTCTCACCTACAGATAATACAACCGCTTCTCCAATATGTTTATCTAATTCAGAATCAGGAAGTGCGATCCCTACTGACGATTTAAAATTGCTTGCATGTCTGTTTTGTAAAACTCTGACAACAAGCCTGTTTCCAATTGCTTGAATTTCCATGTGTTTATATCTAGTCTAATTATTATACATCCGACAGAGAATTTCTGTAACGGTTTCTGAAAAATTGCAGTATTTAGGGTGCAATATCCTATGAAGCGTGTAATTTTGTTACACCTTCGCGTTTCTCTACTAAAATAATATTGCTCTCATCTTCTAACAAAGAATTGAGTTCGTCATTGTGAGTAATGACAATAATCTTCTTATCCTTAGCAAGCGTATCAAAGATTTCAACTAAACCTTGGACACCAATACTGTCTAATGAATCTGCGACTTCATCAAAGAAGATCACATTAGATTTGTTCTTTCCAGTAAAGAGAAGTAAGTCATTTAATGCTAACATTACTGCTAAGTTTACTCTCTTCTTCTCACCGCCAGACAAGTTTTTGAATTCAGTTTCGGCTTCTCCGATATAGATTAACTCTTCAAGCTTTTCGTTAAAGAACAAAGCCAAAGAGTTATTACTAAGTTGTTTTAAATACTTGTTAACAGAGTCGTTGAAGAAGTCTAAGATATTGACAATAACAAACTGAATAATACCTTGCTCTGAAAACACTTGTTCCCAATATTTAAGTAACTCATATTCAGTTGCTAAGTCTAACGCCTCTTTAGAGAGTTGATCGTATCTTGCTTGCTGTTCAACAAGTTGTTCCGAAAAAATAGATTCTTGACTTTGAAAATCTTTAATTTTCTCAACTAATTCAAAGTCTTGGACTGTAATTGGGATTTCAAGTCCTTCAAGTTCTTTAAGGAGAATATTTCTTTCCTTTTTCTTTTGATGTTCTTCTTCGGTAAGATGTGCAATCTTTTCTCTAGCATTTGTGAGAAGTCTTTCATTGACGGCAAAGCCACAGTTTTCACACTTTTCTTTTTCAAGTTTCTTAAGTTCCTCGTTAAAATAATGTAATTCGTTATGAATACGAGAGATTTGAGTCCCAAGGCTTGATTCTAAACTAATAACTTCACTACGCTTTCTTTCCATTTCTTGAATTTGTGAAATAGAATGATTCTTAATGAAATCCTTAGATTTAGGATCAGAGAAAATCTTATTCGCTGTTTGAATTGATTTTCTTGCAAAGTTAAGTTTGTCTTTTAACTTTGTATTAGATTGTCCAATCTCGTCCACTAAAACTTGTTTAGCTTTGAGATTAGTTGTAGTTTCTGCTTTCTTTACTTTAATACTATCACGCTTCTCAAAAATCTGTTTAAGGTTTAAGAAGTTTTGAATGATCTTTCTCTTTTGTTCAGGGGTTGCAGAAAGAAATCCAGTTTCATTTGCTTGCCCATGAACCATAGACATTAGAAACAATTCAGGAGTTATGTTAAGATAATCAAATAACCATGCTTTTGTTTCTTCCATGTTTTCACCAACATGGTCTTTACCATCAATTATTACAGAAAGTTTAGGTGGGTTTTTATGTCTTTCAATGATAACATTTCCATTAACTTGCATTGTAACTCTGCATTTCTTATCAATACGAGTATTGGAGATATTGGTAGCCTTTCTGATTGTCTTGCCAGATAAGCACCAATAAATAGCCTCAATAATTGCACTTTTCCCTGCACCATTCGATCCAATTGGATCGGTGTCATGGTTGATACCTTTTATCCGCGTAATGGGCGCTAGAGCGTCAAAATTCAGATAAATCTCACCAACTGAGAATAAACCTTCTATTTTAATCCAGTTTATTTGCATTTATAGTTCATCAGGGCAATCTTGACAATGCATATTTGGTTCTAATCCACCGGGATTATAATATATAATTCCATTAGGATGACCTTTAATACGGCACATTAAATGACTAAAACTTGTTAAGTCTTTAAACAAATATTGATGCCACTAAATTGAAAACCATCTATAAGGGTCTAATTTCCTTTTCATAATATTCTAATAACAAATCTGTTGTATAAGATTCAGGTTTAAGTAGCACATACTCCTTAACCAAATCATCAATCTGTTTACCTGTCATATCTCTAACAGTAACTAAGTTGTTTTCATCGGCTAAACTTGCTTCGGTTTTAACAGCAAACTCAAGATGGTTTACTGAATATTTGGAAGTGAATTGGTCATAAAGTTTACTTTCGACAGCGACTTTAAACTTATCAACTTCCACGCGGACCAATAAGAAAAATTGATTTGGTGAAAACTTCTTTAAGAGTTCTTCGATTTCTTCGTAAGAACCCCTAATATGTCTAATACCAAAGTTAATTACTTTCTTGTTAATCTGTTTGATTGTTCTATCGTGGATAAGAATCTCATGGAGATACTTATCTGAGTTTGCTTCTCCGAATGAGATTGAATATTGAGTTCCAAGAACATAACTTTTTCCACTCTCGATTGGAGTGTGTAAATGTCCCATAAAACAATAACGGTCTTTAATGTGTTGCTTTGTAATTAAAGACTCGTATGCTCTACCTCTAACAGCAACACATCCTGCATAACCCCAATGTCCGAAAACTGGAAGATTAGGGTATTGCTTTAAGTCTCTTAAAATAAGTTCTTCGGATTCGTAGTGTGGGCTAAACAAAAAATCCACGCCGCAAATATTAACAATCTCAGCGCCTTTAACTACTTTAACTTTTTCATTTTGAAATAAATCTAATACTGTATCAGTAGTGTCGGACTTCGAAACAGTATCGTGATTTCCTCTATTTACAATGATTCTCTTGGCTTTAAGATTGTCTAATAAACTTTTAAATGCAAGTAATTCAGTCGCCCTGGGGCTTCTTTTATGGAAAATGTCTCCATTGATTACAACTGCGTTTGGTCGTTTGTCATTTACAAGTTTTAAAAGCGTTTTAATTTGTGCATCTAAAAATCCAACTACATAGTCAGACCTAAGATGAATATCAGTTAAGACAATTATTGATTCCAAAATTATTTAAATACAAATTTATACCCCCCGCATTTTTTGTCGGGGATTTTTTTAATTCGAACACCATTTGATAAACATTCTTCACAAAGATGATATGAAGTCTCTTCTTGGCTACATCCGTACTTTAAACTAAATTTATCTGAACCTATAGCACAAGCAATATTGCAACAATCACAAATATAAGTAATTTTTCTCATAGTAGTAATTTATCGAGATTAGAGACTTTATCATTTACGAATTCAACATGAGTGCCACTTCCAAATGATTTTCCTACCTCTATATCTATGGTGAACGGAACATCAAAATCAATTCCAAATACCTTGTTATAGTATGATAGATCAGTCATGCCTTTTCTGATAATATAAATTGCCTTTTCCAAATTTTCAGGAGTGACTTGACCTTCATACGAGTCATGTACATTCGCTAAGGTTTCAAGATCAATACCTGTTTTCTCAATAAGACGATTAATACGATAAGTTGCTGTTACCAACATATCAGATACCGGACTTTGAATCTTAAAGTTTACACCTTGTCTTAATGCTCGCTCTCTATATTTAATATTCGGGCTATAGACATTCAATAAATGGCGTTTACGGCCAAACAAGGATTCTGCATATCCGTCTTTGCCTACTTGCTCTCTTGTAGCATTGATCCAGTTCACCACGCCAGGAAAGGCTTTAAAGTATTGTTGGAAAACTTGCTTACAGAATGCTTTAGGTTTCTTAGATACTAAAGAAAGTTTAGAAGGTCCGCCACCATAGACAATCAAGAATGAGATTGATTTAGCAATTTGTCTTTCTTCCTTTGTAATCTCTGAGACTGGTTTCTTGAACACAAGAGAAGCAGTAAATTTATGTAAGTCTTCTCCTGATAAAAATGCTGAAATAAGATTCTTGTCTCGACATTGATACGCCAACATTCTCAATTCAGCAGTAGAGAAATCTGCTGCAATAAACAACTTACCTTCATCTGAAATGAACAGGTTTCTAAGGTTGACCGGATCTTCGTCATCTACTCTTGGAAGAGTATGGAATCCAACACCTTTTAATTGAGTTTTGTTAACTAACTTAGAAGTCTTTTTAGTAATCTTCTGCTCTTTAATTTTAACAGTTGTATTAGAGCATGAAAGACGACCAGTTACTACTACAGAGAAGTTATAACTAGGATGATTTCTATTCTTTCCATTCCACTTGATTGTTTTTTTAATATTGGTGACATAAGTGGAATATTGTTTATCGCGCTTTCTGAACTTTAGCAAACATTCCAAGAATGGAATTGCTTTCTCTTCTAATTCAGTTCTAGAATCTTGTGCGGCTAATTTTGCTAACAGGGTTTGGCATACTTTAGCATCTGTTGATGGCATTGTACTTTTAGGATTAAATCTAGTTGGAGTTAGATCAAATCCTGCCGAAGTAAACAACACTACGATTAAATCTTTAGGTGACTTAATATTAATGTCTGGAATTGGGCTTAAAGTCATGCATTCTTTCTCTAAGTCTATAAGCATCTGACTGAGTTGTTTATCTAACTCATCCAATGCTTTCTCATCAATTCGCATTCCACGATATTCCATCGCTCCAAAGTCCATAAGAACTGGTGCGAGAACTGCATCATAGATTTTAGGCCTACCTTCTTTTGTTAAGTCAGCTTCAATCTTATCAAATACCCTTAAGGTAAAATCACAGTCCAATGCATTACCAAGAGCTAATTTGTCTAATGACAAATTAGCCCAATCAACGCATTCTAGGTCTTTTTTACTTACTGTAAGCATGTTTTAATACTCTTGTAACTCTTTCGGGTAATACATTTTAACAATTTCACTCAACGCATGACCTCTGTTTTCGTCAAGAAGGGCATGGAGTAATTGTACATCGTGTACATTATTATACGCCGTAATCCCCTCATTCATAAGGAATTTCTGATCGAACTTAGGATTGGCGAGGATCTTTTTAATGGAGCGATCTTCTAATAAGCGTTTAATCAAACCTTTAATCTCTTCTAAATCTTTATCGGAATAAGGAGATTCGAAATGTTTAAACGGAACTACGAAAGCACTATACGGCTTATATGATGCTCCAAAGCAAGTAATTTTATCTGTATGGAAGTCTAATCCGGTTGTCTCTAAGTCAACAGAAACTTTTTCTGCTTTAAAACATTGTTCGAACTCCTTCCGAACTTCTTCCATAGTCATACAGGTCTTATAGGAAGATTCACCGGGTTTGTTCATTCCAAGAATAACTTTGTTATAAGCATTAGTTAAATCTTCAACAAAGATTCGTCTAACTGTTGGTTCTAAATAAACAACAGTTGGATGCAGGGATGGGATAACGCTAATTTGTTTTCCACCAGTTTCAATAAAGAATTCTTTTCCACGCTTGTTATAAATCCCACTCTTCTTAAGAACAGACAAACAAGCAGAATTCCCTAATGGAATAATAAGTTTTGGATTGACGACATTAATTAATGCCTCAACCTCTTCTCTATAAGCACGAACTTCATTATCAGTTAAAATCTCTTCATTAACATCAGCAAACGGAACTGCTGAAATCCATTCGTAATCACAATCAATTGAAGTCCTCTTGAGTAAAGACTTAACAACAGAATGCGCTTCTTCGGCAAACGGATAATATTGACCTGACTCATACCAATCAAACATTGATGTTACCACAAATAGAACATCAACCTGTTTGAGTTTATTGAAGGTTACCCGTGTGTATTTAAATTTAAGCGGATCAGTTTCCGAAGAAATAGTAGAAATTTCTTGCATTAATAAGGTTCCCTTACTATAATAGAATGGTTAGGGGAATGACAAAAAAGAAAAAACATTACTTAAATAATAAGCGATTCGAAGAAGTAATATTCGGGTACCAAAAAGATAAAGCTGCATATGAGGATGAACTAGTTGAGATGTTCACACTCTTATATACGAATGTTTTTATGACATTTAAGTTTAATGTTGATAAAGACGACGCATATCAAGAGTGTTTTATTCTATTTGCAAAAGTATTAGATAAGTTTACACCGGACAAAGGATCTGCTTTCAATTATTTTACAACAGTTCTGTTAAATCATCTGCGTTACATTTACACTAAAAATAAGAAATACAACCAAAAGATTCTAGAGTATAGAAAAGAAATGGGTGATATTGATATTAACTTAGATTTTACCGATGAAATTTAAATTAATTATTTAGTAAATTCTTTAATAAGAACTGTTGTGTATAAATCATCTTGATGTTTATTTTTAATTTCCTCAGCTTCTTCTAAAGTTTTAGCTTTTCCAAGAAAGCAATACGCATGACGGCCAAAATGGGCAGTTCGTGTTTGTCTAAGAATTGCAAATTTATAAATTGCTTTATCGTATCCAATCAAAAGCATTCCTAAATCTTTGCAATAAACTGAATCGTTCTCTTTAATTCTCATTAAAATGATTGTAGATTGAAGGGTATTCTGTTATAATAGAAACTCGTCCGTTGACTACTCTCATAAGTGCTGGTGCTACTGTTACAGAAAAGGTTCCCCATAATTCAGGGAAATCAGACGCACTAATAACATATAAAATATTATCTCTATTTGGAAATCTAGCGGCCCATTTTTCTGCTTGGATTAACATTTTTTTGCAGTAATCGTCATGGTCTGAAATCATCAGAACATCAAATGTTTTTCCCTTGCGTTTCTTTAGAAGAAGTTTTGCTTCTTCGGGATCAGAAATTCTTTCTATGTCTCTCATTAAATTACTTCTTCGAAAATTTCTGTGCCATCAGCCAATACTTGTCCGTTAAATTTATAATCTCTTTCATATTTTAGAAATTCCATTTTAGGTACACCGAAATCTTTTTGAAGATTATGTATTGTTTTGTGGCGAACATAACAACTACGAAATCCATTCGTGCAACGCATAACAGAAATCGGTTTTGATTCCAAACCATCAGCCGATCTTAAAATAATAGATTTAGTTTGTGGGACAGATTGTGCTATTAATTCTTCTCTTCTAATGTCTTGGAGTTCCCCAAGTACCTCACTATAGGTAGCCGCACGATCAAACAGTTTGCGTTCAAAAGAGTCACTAATTTTATGCTTTAAAAAATCATGCATTCTTTGATATGAATTATGTTTCATTACGAACTAGCCTCCATTTGTTCTACTTTCTCTGATGATTCTTCGGCCATTACAGCATTTGCTTTGGCTTTAATTTCTTCTAAGGCTCTCTTCATTTCTTCTGAAATTGATGCAAGACCTCGCATAAAGATTTGACGCATTAAATCATCGCTAGATGCAATGTCTTTAAAAGCCTCTTTAATGAAATTAAATTGTTCCGTCCCTTGTTTGTCTAGTTTTAAATAAATTTTCATTCTTCTATCGGTTTTTGTTTTACTTGTAAAGGTTAATTGATTGATATCAATTTTTTGCATCTGTTCAGATTTATCTGCTAATTTCAGCATTGTGTCCGACAGATATTCTAGTAACTCTTTTTTCTGTGCCGAATCCATTGTGGTTCTTCCTATTATACTAGCCCATAGAAATTTTCAAAAAAATTCGATAGGAAAACTATAATACTGTAATGGATCTTGATAAATTATTAGAGGATAAAGAGTTTGGAAGAAAGAAACGAGTCAACTCAAAACAAAAGGGAAGTAGATTTGAGCGTGATATTGTAAAATTCTTAAATGAACGCTTTGGCAATTACGGCAAATTTGCACGAACACCAGGAAGCGGCGCATTCGCAACAACGCATGATCTTCCAGACCATATTATCTTGCATGAAGATATTATCGCTCCTAAGAACTTCCAGTTTCTCATTGAATGTAAAAATGGTTATGACTTAGACCTAACTGATTTATTTAATTTTAACTCGCAACTTTACAAGTGGATTCAAAAACTTGAAGCCAAAAGTTTTGAAAACGCTCAGAAATGGTGTATAATATATAAAAAGAATAGAAATAAGAAAGTAATAATTACTAATAAAGAAGTAAAAGAAGAATATACACCTATTACTATAGTAACATTAAATTCAAAGGACTTAGTTAATACTTGCTTCCTCTATGAGTTTGATGAATTTTTCAATCTTCCTGATAGTACCTTCTTTAACTTTAGTTAGTTTACTTTGTTCTCTAATAGAGATTCCATCTTTTTCTAAGAAATCTTTTTCTAAACGAAGACCAATTCTAACTCGTCTATCTGCATCATCACCTTTAGCAGAAACATCAATATAGCCAACTTTCTTTTTACTATTACGATCAATGAATTGGATTTGATTAAATGCATCTGATCCTGCCATTTCTACATCACAATCATCAATAAGAGATTTCATTATAGTATGATTAGTTGTCATTACAGATTCTTGTGGAGTAATAGACCACATTAATTCATTCTCTAAAGTCATACTACCGGCAAGTAAGTCAGAGTAAGCAAAAGACTTAAGTAGAGATTTGTCTTTTTGAACCATTACTGCACGAACAAACCTAAAGAGACTTTGTTTAGTTTGTTCAATTTTATTGTAATCCGATGAGAACTTAATGGCATTGACTTTCTTTTCAATCTCATTCCATTCCTGTTTCATATCAATGTCAGGGCCAACCATTCTTTCAATTCTTGTCTTAAAACTTTCGTAAGAAAGCTGATTTGAAGTTTTTGGATTTAAGTGAGAGATTGGCTTAAAGACATTTTCTACCATGCCGGTAATATAGGAATTTATTTCAGATCCTTTTTTGGCTGCGGATTTGAACTGTTTATTTTCAATCTTCGAAGACATGTATTCAAGCATTTGTTCTCTTTCATCGTGCTTTCTCTGAGCCTCTGGTGTTTTATGTTGAGAATCCAAATAGAGTGCAGGATTATAAGATACAGAGATATTTGTTCCTCCCATATCAAGTCGTGCATTCGATGAATAGGTTTTCAAAGAAACTGGGATATTTTCACCGTCGAAATCCAATCCGAAATTATCTTTTAAGTAAGAATTGAATTTCATTGAATCTTCTGGATTCGAGAAGTTAATTACAAAGTCGTCTTTCTTATTAGCGGTTGAAGTTCCACCAGTATGTTCAGCAGAGAGATTTGCAGGATCAACACCAGCTTTCTTCAAATGAGACAGCATTAGATTGACATTTCGATTCAAATATTGAGCGTGAGCAATTACAGGATTATCCAATTCAGTACCAGTTAATCCTTCTTGAATTAACGAGATAGTTTCAAAGGGATCTTCGTCAGATAAAATACCGGCAGTAGGTAATTGATTTTTGATCGTATCAGCAAAGTCAAATACACCTTTGATGTAGTTTTCTAATTCTTCTGTTGCTGCTGCTAATTCATCTTGATTTTCTGCTGCTTTAGCAAATGCAGCATTGAATAATGCAGCCATGATTTTCTCATTGACAACTGCAAGTTTTCTATTCAATGCATTTCCGTCTTGTGCAAACGAGCGTTGAAGTAATGGTTTTGAATAACTTCCATCAACTTTCTTCTCAACAACTTTTAAAAGAGCTTCACATAATGGTTGGGTGTATTCACCAAAGGAAATTCCATATTGTGCGTTTGCTTGTTTTCCATCGAACTTTAACAAAGCATCATACAATTCTGGCATTGCAGTAAAATCCCCGTTTCGTCTTCCAAAGTAAATTCCTTTAGAAGATCCAGTAGCGTTTTCAGCAAAACCCCTATCTCTAGCAGTAATGCAAGTTAGTAATTGTTTGATTTCAGGAGTTAGTGATTTACTATCAACATATTTCTGTCCTTTCTCATCAACTTGAATCTCTCTAACTAAACCAATAAGTTTTAGATGTGCTTCTAATAATTCTTGTTGAACAAGTGGAGATAAGGTTGGATTTGCTCCGTCTCTTAAACTTCTTTTAAACTCAAGAATGTTTGTACTTGCACTCGACATTCCAGGATCTCCTGTTATTAAATCTACTAATTTACTAACTTCAATTCCAGGAACTACTTTATCACAAGTTCTCTTATAAACTTCCATATCTTCTGGATCAACCATAAACGGTTCCCATAGATTTTGGATTGCTCCTAATGCAGCATCAAAAGCGGTCTTTGGTGCCATTGGATCTTCCTCTGCTGCTTGTGCTGCTTTATATGGATTTTCAGCCGTAGAACCGCCTAGCGTGTCTCCTTCGACTCCCGCGTCCCTTCCGATCAGTTCTTTCAGGTACGCGATAAAAACATCAACTAATGCCGCGTCAATCGAGGCTGGAACAGGTCTGCCCCCATTCCCCATCTTCATAAACATTATTTTACCAGAAGGTGTAGAACCGCGCGTTGGTTTTTGTCCTTGTCTAAAATACGGAACATACAAAGCAGCGGTTTGAGCGTTAGTTTTCCAAGAGTTATTTTCAAAGTTCTTTAGAAGGGTAACTCTATCTTGTGCTTTTGTTGCAGGCCAAGCCGGTAATCCAGGTCTTAGTCTATTAACATTAACTCCTTGAAAAATCTCTGATTCTTCAATTACTTTCTTGGAATTAACAAACTTTCTAACGCTTTCAATGGACATAAAAAAACCCCTCTCTTTATTTAGAGAGGGATTCACACAAAGAACAATTAGTTAATTCCACCAATACCGTCAAATAGTTTGTCAAAAATGTTATCTTCGATTCGATATTGTGCAATAAAGTCATATTTGAAAGTCATTTCAATTGTTGACATTTCGTTAGTTGAATAATTGAATTCTGATGTTTTCCAAGACTTAGGCCAAGCACCATAAAGTTTAATTTCAAGTTTAGGGTTTCTGTGGTGGTCTAGTTGAATAAGTGAAATAGTTCTTTTGAATTGGTCAGGAATTACAACAGGAGCCGAGTGAACACCGTAGATAGGATCATAAGTAGTTCTCATCCAAGTAAACAACAGTTTTGCGGCATCGCCTTTGATTAAGTTATCAAATGAAATTACACACTCTTCTGTAGTTGCTTTGCCTGGGAAGAACATTCTATCGTTTACACGATCTACAACAATTTCTTCTACTGTATATCCTAATTGAGAAACAGATTTAACTGCCATTGACAGAACATCTGAACCATCAGTTAAACCTAAAGAATTATCAATAGTTCCAAGCAATCCCGCAAGATTAGGAACTCGTAAAATCCAAGAATACGCTCTAAAAGAATCGTATTGATGGGTTAGTCTATGTCCGTCTGTTATTGAAATGTCTAAAGCACGATCTTGTTGTTTTAGAATTTCATTTACGGCTGCGTCGGAATTTAAAGGCATTTCTTATATTTAGAGATTATAGGATAATCTTACCTGTTTGGTTAGTGAAGTTCAATTCGAAATTGATTTCTTCCGCTGCTTTTGTAGGAGTTACAATGATTCGGCACCACAGTTCCCCTCTGTCAACTCTAGCAGGAGTGTTTACAGATTCATCACACAAGATTGTGTATTTTCTAATATCTCGCTTCGATTTTAATTCGGCAAGATATGGATTGATTGTTGCAATGATTTGCGACCACAAGATAGGATCGTTTGGTTTGAATACAAACTGACGGCCGACTCTTAGCAATACTTTAGAAAGAGAAATTAATCCGTTTCTTACATTGATTCGATCTAAAGCGGTACTTGCTCTTTGAGTGTCTTTTTGACCCCAAACTACAATTCCATCTCGATCAAATTTCATAATTGGGTTAATTACGGCATCGTATAGAATTCCACCGTTTCCAGCAACTTTAACTTCTGTATCTGTTGCTCTAGTAACTTTACCGTTTTCAATACCGGCAGGGATCGCCCAATCTGTATCGCGTCTGATTTTTGAAAGAAGTTGAATGTATGCCGCTACGATTGCAGGATCGTAATAACGATCTACTCCTGCAAATCTATCGAACATTTCAACCCACGGCCAATACACATCTACATAAGTGTTATTAAGTGCCGCAGTTCTTCCGTCTCCCAAACCATTTACCCAAGCAACGGCTCTTTGTTCAGAGTTTAATCCTTCGGGCGGTGAAATGATGGCATTGAATCTGCCCGTTTCGCTGGCAACTGTGGCAAGTTCATTTTGAACTTGTTGAGCAGTAATTCCAGGAACAATAGCAAGATCAACCGAAAGATTAGGATCTCGTAATGCTTGAATTCCAGTTTGAGAAGCTTGGCTTCCGATTAGTGCATTTAAGATATCGGAATCTGTTACAGAGCCATCTTCGTCAGCCACATCCCCGTTTACACCACCAGCAAAACTGTATGTGCCAGGAATAAGTTTACCGAAGATTAAGGTTTGCATTGCAGCACTTTCTTCTCTAGAGGCTCTTGCAGTAAATGTCGAACCCCAAGCAGCGGGAACAGAAACTACAGAAGTTGCAGCGAATCCACCACCAGAATCAATCGAGCCAAAGCGAGCATAGTAGTAATCAGAAGTATTTCTATCACCATAATCATAAATGTTTAAAGTATCAAGAACCCAACCCGATCCACCTGATAGATCGTCTACAAAGGCTACTTTATATGCTTCTCTAGTTGCACCATCAGAGTTGATTTGAACGGTTACATCTTTACCTTTGTTTGCCGCAACAATAGCTTGCATACCATAAGTTTTGAAACCATCTCTTGTTGAGGAAGTTACATAATTGTAACCCGCACCAGGATGTAGCGATTCAAGGTTGAACACGCCCGCACTTGCATTACCAGAAAGTAAAGTATTGCCCACAGACGAGCAAGCACTTGTCATTTGCCCAACATAAGCACCTGTATTTGCTAACCATCCAGCAGTTCCAGTAAGCATAGTGTATGCCACACCGGGAGTTCCAAACAATCTAATGTTGTTTCCGTTTCCGCTAAAATAACTTGCAGAAGCTTGTGCTAAAATTTGCGCTTGAGAAGGAGTCGAAATTACACCAAGCGAATATTCAACTGGTCTTCCACCACCACCTGCGGCGTACCCTGTTCCACCAACAGCGGAGAACAGAGAAACATTTCCGCCGTATCCAGACACATTCATTGTGCAAGCAGATCCAGCATAATTACTTACAAAGTAACCTAGCGAATCAGAAGCACTTACGAAACTGAATGGGGCTTCGGAAGGAAGGAAGGTATCAACAGCGGTTTTAATCGCTCCGATTGGGTTGCTTCCCGAAGGTGTAGCAACGAAATAAGGTTCAGAGTTTACAGCAACTCCATCTTGGTTTGCAATATTGATAAAGAAAGCGTGAGAGTAATTTGATTGGATTCCAGACACCCCAACGAAAGGAGAAGTTCCAACTAGTAAATTACCTTTTGCTTCTTCTTGCATCGGAGAAGCGCATCTAATGTAATACAGTTGATTTGTGATTGCAAGTAATTCATGTAACGCAAGCAACCCTTGTCCACCTGTATAGCGGGTAGGATCACCAAAAATAGCATCGGCTCTTTCTGACGATTGAATTAAAGTAGCCTCGCCTACCGGACCTTTTGACGCAAATCCGATAATTGCCGCTGCTTGGTTATTATCAGACGGAACATAGTCCGATTGATCGTTTACTTGAATATAAACCCCAGGTCCGTTTTTATTTAAAGCCATTTGTTATTCTATAACCTCTTTTACTGAAATTTGATTTCTCTTCTCTAACTCCGAGAAAGCATTCGATCTTTTGAATCCATACGGAAGTTTAACCGAACCTTTAGCAGTTAGAAGATAATGCTCCCATTTTGAGTTAATTTCTACAATTAATTCTTTTGATACCCATGAACGGTTTGTAACAACATAAAACCTTTCTTTAGATTTTAATAAATTGTTCTTCAAACTCTGTTTTGGTTTAAGCATTTTAATCCTATTTTATATACGCTAAACCAAAAACCATAAGGAAATATTTTTAAGTCTTCAAAACAAAATTGATTTCTTGAATTTTTCCTGAACTTGTAAGCATATAGTGTTTTTGCGGAATATACCCTTCAACGCTAATAATACAAGACTTTACCAACATTCTCTCGTCTTTTGAAGGAACTACTTTAACACTTTCATCTGACCAATCAATTAAATGAGAATGAGTGGAATTTCCAAAACTTGTTCCAAGCACTAAAAATGGGGAAAACAACAACTCTACCTGCTCGACTAGTTGAGCAAGGTCTTCCACATACTTTGCTAAAACACTAACTCTGACAGTTAAATCTACGGCTTTTGGTGCCTTAGAAATGACCCTTTGTGCGCGTCTAGCAATCGGATCAAAATAAGTGTAGTTTGTTACTTGGAAATCTGGTCTGCGTCTAGGTAAAGAGGCTTCAATATCTTCTACTGTAAACGAAATACAAGGAAGTGTTAAATTTCTTGTCTGAAAGGTTTCTACAATCGCTCTTTCACCGCCAGCATAGAACACAGAAAGATTAGTATTTAACTTATTCTCTTTTCCAATAACAAATAAATTACTTTTTAAAACATCTCTCAGTTTGGAAGTATACTCTCGTTGAAAGTCTGGTACATCCTTACTATAGCGTTCTAGTTCTTCAATCTGTTTTTTTAGAAAAGAATAAAGATAAGCATCACGATGAATATTTTTATCGAAAGCAAATGTAGCAGACACCGGAAAAGCGCCTGTTTCCAACGGGATTGTCGTATTGATTTCACTCATTAAAACATTGTAAAGGGTTGCGGCGGTTCTTCAATCTCACTCATTAACTCTTCGTTAAGAAGCTGTAATTCCGCTACACCTTCGTCATACATCTCTTTTCCATCTAATTGAGCGCCACCTTCCGGTGATGGAAGGCTTTTAAATTTCTTTCTGATATTACCTAAGTTTTTCTTACAATATGCAAGAGCATATCTTTGAATCCAGCCAACATAAAATGGGTGAAGTTTTTCCAAATCTAATGCTCTAAATTGAACAATAACTTCTTCACCGTCTCCTGATCTTGGAGTAGGAGTAATCATTAAGAACTCTCCATTGACAATTTCAAAAGAACCGTCTCGTCCGAGAATCTTTCTAATAGTTTCTAAGTGCATTTGCATAATAAGCAAATCACTAATCATCATATCGTTGAACAAGAAGTTGTCTTGGAAATACTTAATGAAGAAGTCCATTTCTAAAGTATCGGCTTGTTGCGCGATTGTTAATAGATTCTTCTTGTATACCGCATAAACAAAGTTGTTTATCATAAATTGTGGTAATTTATATAAATTAACTCCATTTACTGTCGTGAAAGTCGCAAACTGATTGCACCATAACGGAGCATGATAATCCATCTTAGAAATTGCTTTATCAATCGCCAAATAAATCTGATAGTCTGTTAATTCAACTTTAATAATTGGATACCCTAATTCTGCTTTAATTTGATCCCTAATGATTCCATAGAATCCAGAGAATTCCATTTGACCAGCAAAACGCTTTCTATTTAAAGTTTCATAGAAATCAACACCGTTAAAGATTGTTGACGAAGTATGAAACCTATTAGAGTCACCTAAATTGGTTCCAGCAGTTGTTCCCCATGAAGTATGGGGTTGGACATATGTTGCCATAAATTATATACTAGTCCATAAAACTAAAGAAGCCTAGCATTTACACGCTAGGCTTCTTTTACATTAGTTATTTAAACTAATTAGCTTCTAAGAACTTGACCGAACGGAGTTGTTAAGTAGTTCGAATTCGCACCAATTACTCTGATGATTCTGTAGAACTTCGATTCAGGAGTTACCGCTGTTTTGCCGTAGCGAGTAAGTAATCCTTTTCTTGGTTGGAAATCCTCAGGGTTAGTGATTGTTGGTCCCATTTGCAGCGGAATGTAAGGGCAGTAAATTACTCCTGCTTCCATTTCGTTGTTTCCTTTGTAACCCATCAGAATTTCGTCTTCTGGATACAGAGGATCAATGTACACATCGAATTGACCTAACCATTTTCCTTTATACAGGATGTTTGTACCAAGTGTACCAGCCTCTTTCGATTCGATACCTCCTTCCAGTTTAGCAGCCGAATGCATGATTGCGGCCATGAAAGGAGAAGTTACAATCCAGTTACCCGGACCTCTTAAAGTAGTTTTGTAAATGTGCTGCGAAGCAAAGTTTACCACACCAAGTAAGTTAGCGTACACATGTCCGATATGCTGTGGAGCAAATCCTAGAGCAGTTGTAGCAAAGTCAATCAGGAAAATGTTTCTTTCGGTACCACTTGGGTTAGTTCCCAAAGTAGTCGCTGCGCTGTTAGCCGGATCTAATTCATACAAATACTTTCCACCTGTGAAGTCAATGCCGTCACTTGGGAAGTTATTTGCGTTAGCCATATCAAGATAGCCGCGTTTAAATCCACCTACCGAACCAATATCATATGCAAGCGAACGCACATCTTCAATAAGTTCTCTGTCAATTTCTAGACGGACTTCGGAAGTTAACAGCGAAGTTAATTCACGCTCCAAATCTAAGTTATGATAAGCCTTAAGGTCTTGCTGTGCTTCGATTGTCCATAGCGCACGGAACTTACGAGTTCTAGCGTTAACAGATTGCGTTTCGATATGAAGTGCAATTTCAGGAATGTTGCTTCCGCTCAAAACTTCACCAGCAGAGACAGACCAAGGAGCATTATAACCAGCAGCAGTACCGCTAGGCCATCCAGCGATTCTACCACCTACTGTTGAAGAAGGGGGTAGATAATCTCCACCAATTTGTGTTAGTGAGCTAAAAGATTTCGATCCTGCACCCGCAGTATCAGTACTTGCTTCAAGCGCACCAATATTACCGTTTGGACCAGCTTCCATACCTCCATAAATCATGTTGTATTTGCTGTAAACAGTTTGGTGAACACCGTTGTGTGATCTACGGTGACCCAGGTAAAATACTTGGGAAACCGGCCCTTGCATCGGTTGAGTACCGACAATCTTGTTGGCGATTAATTGAGGGAAAATCCTACGAACGATTGGGAATGAAAACTTTTGGAAGGTACCTAACTGACCTACATGTGTAGCCTCAGTTAAAGGAATACCAGCTTCCGCTCTTTCATGGATAATGCTTCTCGCTTGGTTCTCAAGCAGGATAGCAGTATTTTCCAGAACAGTCTGGTTATCAATACCTCTTAAGATTTTTCCCCATTTTTTGACCAATTGGTCCATTTTCTTTTTATCGTGTTTCATGGGTTTTCTTTATTAATCTAAATTTTTATTGAATGACATAACCTCTTCTGTTAAGAAGGGGTTAGTCCCAAAATCCGCATCATCATCAGATGCATTATCGTTTAAATTTTGGGCGACGATTACGGCTTTTCCACTAAAGTTTTTGCGTAAAGCCTTCGCATTTTCTTGAACTTGTTTAAGAAGTTCTTTATTTTTGCGCTCTAATGCTTTGTTATCTTTCGAAAGATTTTCAATAACTTCTCTCGCTTCTTGGATAACACCAACCATTTCTTCTTTTTCAGTTAAAAGAACATTGGTTTTTTCAGCGACCGCTTCATCAAGATGAATGCTTTCACCGATCTGTGGCTTAATAGCATTTACAATAAGTTGTAAAGTTTTCTCGGCTTCTGTTTTAGCATTAGCCTTGGCTGATTCACAAAGAGTATCGTATTGTTCTTTAAGATAGACAGAAACCTGACGGCTCAATTTATCTTTGAAAACTTTAACTTCACTATCAATTTGTGATTCAAGCAACTGAACAATTTCAATTACAGCTTCGGCTGAAAAACCTTCCGGTAACAGCGCAATAAGCTTTTCTTTCAGTTTCTTATTCATAATCAAGTATATCTATGTTGTGGAAAAAGTGTATCTCAACTTTTTTTATTTTCTATTCTTAATAGCAAATTTCAAGGCTGCAATAAAAGCTTCTTCTTTCTTTGCGGCCTCTAAACCTTTCTCAATGATTAAGGTTGACTCCTGAACCATTTCAGGAATTGCAGACGAGAAAGATGGATCGGCAACGAAATCCCAACATTTAATTCTAAGATTATCGCCTACTTGATATTTCCCTTCTTGCAATGGAATTAGATTCCCTGTCGCTCTAGAAGAAACTCCTACTTTAATACCTTCTTTAATAAGGTCTTTTACAATTCTTCCAGCATGAGTGTCCATTACAGCGAACTCACCATAAACTTTATTACCTTCCATCCAAACTTTAGTTAATTTGTTGGCAGCGTTTTTAAGATTGATTGTAGGAGTATTAGGATGATCCAGTTCCCCTGTTAAATATCCTTCTTCGCTGATAATTTTAGAAAGTCTTTTAATTTCTGCCTCTAAGATTTTCTTAGGATAGATTCTATTGTTCTTATTTAAAACATCGGCTTCGGAAATCAATCCACGAAGAACCAAAGGTCCATCTTCTTTCTTACCTTCGGAGATAACTTCTTCCAATCCAAAGAAGTTCCAAAAATCATTTAATAGATTACTCATATTGTTTTAGTCGAGTTAATAAATCTGATTTAGCTTTTTTAACCTTTTTCTTCGGCTTTAAAGTAATCTTTTTAGGAGCTTTCTTTCCTGGCCCTGCCATATTAACTCCAATGGTTCCACAGGTTGTCATTTCTAAAACTTTAGAAATGATCTTTTTTGCTCTTTCCAGAACTTGAATTTCTTCTTCTGTTAGAAGTTTTGAATATTGAGTTTTATGTTTTGGAGCAGGCTTTTCTTCCTTACTCTCTCCAATAAAGAATTCAGGAACTTCAACATTAGATAAATCAGGAACATAGCGATGTTCAGGTGCTAAGTCATCTTCTTTAGAAGCGGCAAGTTTCGAGAGGGGTTTTTCAATAAACCCCTCTTCGTCTGTGATTCCGTGTTCTGTGAGAATATCCCAAGCCGCTGATGAAATAGACCCTTCTTCAATATCTGGATCGTCATTCATAGTTTACAGCTCCTTTAGAAACAATACTCCGTCAGCGTCATCTTCGTCTTCAACCATTTCAAGTTCCCCATCTTCATTTTCAGATACGGAAAGTGTAAGGTCGGCATCTTCTTCATTGTCAACGACTTCGTATTCAATACCATCAATTTCGACAGTAGCAGTTTCATCATTGTCACCTTCGTTTTCTTCCGACTCAACTAGCTTTACATAAACTTCACCAGTTGTTTCATCAAGACTGATTTCATCCGAAAGAACATAAACTTGTTCGTCAATTTCTACTGTCTTAACGGGTTCGATTTCTTCTTGATTTAACGATTCAAAGATATTAGAATCCAATTCGAAAATACGAGCGTACATATCGCCTTCTTCCGAAGTGATTACTTCGCTAGAAATTCCGAATAAGTATCCATCGTTTTCATAGAAATGTTCTGGTGCTTTTTCATTTTTCTCATCACCATTAACAAGTTCAGCTTCTTCTTGAGACGATTCGATTAAAGCGCCAACGAAAGAGTCAACAACTTCGCCATTTTCATTTAGAAAATTTTTCATTTTATTTTTAAGGGTCATTCCTTAACCCTAACTTATCTATTACTTTAGTTAATGTCTCTTCTAATTTATTTGTTCTTTGGTAAGTTTCTTCCGCCCATTTTTTAGGTGCGGCGTTTCCAGCAATAAACCTAATCGCTTTTCCAAACCATTTTCTGCCTTTCTTAAATAACAAAGGAAGACCAAAGATTAACAATATTATGTAAAAGACATATTTTAAAAATGTTTTAAAGATGCTTTCAATCCATGAAGATTTCACTTCGGATTTAAGAACCTACCCTATTTTTTCATTAAAAGTATCTGTTCTTGGAGCGGATGTATTAGTATAAATTACTGGATTTTGTGAAGTCGGATCAACATATACAACAGTAATTTCCTGTTCTGGTTCTGGATCGGGCATAAAAGCATCCGCGGCTACATCGCCAATCATCGCTCCACCTATTGCGCCAATTGGACCCCCTAAAGACCCAACTGCGGCCCCGGCACCCACAAAGGCAGTTTGAGCCATATTGTTTCGTATTTGTGCAGAACAGCCTACAGAAAACAATAAAGTTAAAAATAATAAAATTGCCTTCACATATTATTTAGTAAAATACACCAATAACATAGGCTTTACATTGAACCGGATCGGATGAATCAGGTAAACCTTGAATTTGATATCTTAAATTAAATAACATGGAATCCAAATCTAAGTCAACAGGCATAAAAGTTATTGAAGACTGTCTACCAACAACCCACGCCGACAAATCTGCAACCTCGTAATATACATTTATAGAGGGTTTTGTAACTTTTGTAATTAATCTCACAGAAGAATTATTGCTTCCTCCTGCTTTTAAATAAACATCTAAACGAACAACTAAACCACGAATCTTAGTAAGATCAATCGTTTCTGAATTAAAACTCGTATATGGAATTTCAATATTCAAATCTAAATCAGAAGTTCCCCGATAAGTAAATTCTGTTGTCTGCCCTCCCATAGCGGAATCAATTAAAAAGATTGGTCCGGCCCTATCAAACAAATATGTTCCAATAGGCAAATCATCCTCTAATTTACTTATTCTTCCTTCATGGTTCCCTGGTGCAACAAGACCTGAACCTTTTACAATAGAGTTTCTTAAAGTCGCATAATCGGGATCAAGTCGAGTTAAAAATCTGTTTTTGATAGACGGTCTGTAAGAAACTGCGACCGCCTGTCTTTCATCAAAGGTCAGTTCAGCGGTTCTGAAAAATGGACGAATATCCATTAAATTTTCGGCGGGAATAAACCCCCCTTCAATATGACCAAAAGGTGTTAATACATATGCGATAGGCAAACAGAAAACACCTCTTTCAGCAAGTTGGGTTTGCGCCCATTCTGCTAATTGATCTTGGTCAGGAATATCAAAATCTTGAATTTCGAAACTATTGATTGGATCGTTTACCAAATCAATTGGTCGCCATTCATAGTTTTTAATATCTTCAACGGCAGGAATAGTTGTGTAACGAAGTTTATCTTCAATTCCAGTAACTCCACCTTTCTTTTCATCTATAACATCAATTTCGTTAATGTCCTTAGATTGTTGATGAACTGTTCCCCCAACCAAATCTTCTCCGGTTTCGAATCTCTGTCCTGCTTTTCTACTTTCCGAGACATTGGCAGGGAAATCCAAGAAATAACCACCCTTAATCAGCCCCAGTTTCGGTTTAGCATTATCTTGATCTTCGGCTGGATAGGCTTCTATGAAAAGCAAGTCCAAACGATATACAGGAGTTTTATTAGAACCTGTATCACCGCCCGGATAATCTTCTTGTGTAAAAGAAGGTATTGTAATATTTGGATCAATATTATTTTCTTGTAAGAGACGGACTAAAGCAGTTCTTCCAACGCCTCCTACTTTATCAGGATGATTTAAACCATAAGCAGAATCTTCTGGTTGGGCTTTAACATCGCCTCTTGAAAGTTCTCCTTGTTCACCTTTATTTTGTCTTTCCCCTAATCCTGTATAACGATCCGAAGGTGTATTGACTCTTGCAATAAAGTTTCCTGGTTTAACAAAAACTTTACCAGGAGACGACTCGCTAACATAAGGTTTTAAATCACCAAATAACTCCCGACCTGATAAAGAATCAATTTGTGCCTTTAGTTGGTCTAGTTGAAATTGTAAGATTTCGTCATTTGTTAACAAATCTTTTAAAGGCAAGTTTTGAACTTGGTAATAAAAAGGATCAGATGGTAAATAAAATCTGATATTTGTAGTGACTCTGCTCATTATAGTAATTTATCTAGTTCGAATAAGTTAAGGGATCTGACCCCTACTCCGAAAGTGCTATCAGCCAAATGTCCGTCTCGTCCTTCACCGCCACCGTCAACCCTAGAACGATAAACCGATAATCCATTTACTTTCTTTAATGAAAGCTGTTTAGCGTTAGAAAAAATGTGCAATCCAGTTTCATCTAAGAAGTTTCTCATATATCCTTGCCATTCCATATGTAAAGGCGGAATTGAGAATGACGGGATAGCGGAAATCGAAACCGTGCTACTTGTTGAGTATTTAGCTGCAAGATACGCTGCTATTTCAGGAGCGATAGTTGCAGGAACACCAGCACCAGGAGCGGGAATACCCCATCCAAAAATATCTTCAAAGGCACTTAAAGAAAGTCCAGAGATATCATTTCCTCCGTCAAGACCAATAATGCGTCTAAATGTATCCGATCCAGCAACCGAAGAAGCATCCATTACGAACATCATGTAACCTTGAGCATTAACTTGGTCAATAGGATAGCCTCCGGTGTCGCGTCCAATCGTAATATTTCCATTAGATTGATGATCTGCCGATACAGCAAACATTGATTTCAAGTCACCTCTATGACCTAGCATTAAACGATAAACACCCTGGTTTCTCCACGCATTATCGTTATTATAGGTTGTCGCAGCACCGTACAGTCCAAAGTAATCTAGTGCTACACCGTTAGCCCATTTTCCAGCAGGTCCATGATATCCGTTAATTTCACAGATTCCTTTTGGATCACCGAAATTCAATCTCACATTAGACATGTGAATACGAGAAGTATCCGCAATATTCCAGATTTGAATCTGTGTTCCGATAGCAGACGGTGTGAAGTAGTCATTACACGGATCAGGATATCTTCCATAACCACTAATGTTATAACTGTGTTGTGCTAAAGCAGGATCAGAAATTGTAATTTTACCAGGAGATCCACCTGTATCAAATAAAGGTTTATTAGTATATGGATCGGTTCCTGCTGCTATCGCTCCGAAGTTTGTGTACCCTACAGAACTTAGAACAGAGACAGTTGGTCCTGGTTCAGATCCATAAGTTTCTAGTCCAGATCCAAGATAACTATAAATTACTCCTGAACATGAAGATGCCGGAACTGAATATAGGAAGTTAGTCATATCAACATCAACATAACTATTTCCTACTGCGCGCAATACCATTCCACCTGCACAAATTGAAGAAGCACTTCCTGATGCGATTAATCTAGAACTTCTAGTAAATGGAGTTGATCCGTCGGCTTCAAAGAATCCGCTCGCCGCTAATGCAGAAGTGAATGGATTAGGATAGAATTGAATATAACTATCTTGGTTGACGCTCTGCCAGATCGAACTTAAATCAGAGTCTTGGAAAGCGCCTGTATTCTTTCTTGGGAAGTTTGTTGTCGCTTCGCCAGACACAGTTCCTCCTAAGTTTTTGAAAACGATTCCAGAGTTTTTACTTGCAATTAAACAAGCTCTTGTTGAGTGTAATTCGATCTTAGTTTGGTTACCAGATTCAGTTAGTCCGTATTTGAAAGTCTCTGGAATGAAATCTCCATCAGTTGTAGGAGTTTGGAAACTTACAATGGAGTTTTCCTCTACGAGAATTGGGACTCCAAAGCGAGAAACTTTTGTTGGACCTGTGATTTCAATTTCAGAATTTCCAACAGCAGCGAACGCAGCCGATTGCCACGAATCTACTAATCCAGCAACAGAGAAATCGCCTGCCGAGTCGGGTATCATGCTTGCAACGGTACTTGAGCGTTTAGTTCCTCTTAAAGCGAGTTTCGAATTATTCGAAACATATGCGATCTTACCTTTAACGGGAGCGTTTGCCGAAGTTGCGAAACAGGCATTTACCAACTCGACAAAAGAACTATCAGAGATTCTAATAGAAGGAAGATCAAACAATGTTCCTGTATTAGATCCGTGGTTAGTCATTGCAGACGCATAAGTAGCCGCATTTTCGTGACCTCCCCATGAACCAATATAGTCAGGAATTGAAGACAATCCTGTATAGTAAGGTTTAATATATGATCCCTTAGTTGCATATAAGTTAATACCATTTTGCGATACATGGTATGCAACTTTAGTTCCATCAGGGATTTGCGCGCTGATTTCATCACAACGGTAACCATAAGTGATTTGGGAATTTCTTAATTCAATGCCTTTTTCTTGGTTATCGTCTACAGTAAATTGCGGAGTGTTTATTGTGCTGTCTTCTAAGACAATACCGTTCTTATTATTAAACGCATCCAATCGGCCAAGATAGTTACATTGTGATTGTTGGAAATGAATTCCTGTTTTAGTGTTTTGAAAACTTTGAAGAATACCAGTTGTTAAGTCTGTTCCACCGCCGTTTGCTTTTCCAGTCTCTTTTCTAGTTCCACCAGAAATAACGGATTTTAATGCTCTAATACCAACATCACAACGACTAGCAGCAACTAGGAATTTGTTGAAATTAGTGTCAGCAGTTACACCTAATGGGGTATCCAAGAACTCTAAATTAGAATTAATCAAATCAATACCTGCGCCATCAATTGTTGAAGTGCGGCTACCGTCTGAATTTCTAGCGTAAATTCTATGGGCGATAAGACTTCCAAGAACGCCTACAGTAGAATTTTGAATTTTAATACCAGCTTTTTGTGTTCTTATTGCACCACAGTTCTCTAATAATATTTCAGATCCGGCGATATCAAATCCGTTTGCTGTAGAATGAATTAGTCCAGTCGAAGTATCGTCACTTTGAGCGCCGTCAACTAAAATTCCATCTAATTTGATCTTACCGTAACAGTTTCGAATCTTAACGGCACTACAGAAGTTTCCATAAATATTACCTACAACCACATCTGCTGCTGCAATAACATCTCTTGCTGTCTCTAATGAGTCGCCTGTTCCCGCCTTTTGTTTAGCATTTAAATCGTAGTCAGCAATTGAGTTATCGTTTGCAGAAGTATAAACAGCGCAATCAATAAAGTCATTAGAAGCGTTTGCTAAAGTAAAACCTAGTGCAAACTGAATTCTATCAGTTTCTTCTTCGGTATCTGGCCGTTTAGCAAATATGAATCTCCCCGAACTTGCTGTAAAATTTGAGTTATCAAATAAGAGATTTCCTACTCTTGTTGAACTTGCTTCATTATGGAAATATGACTTCGCGTAATTAGAAGTAATCCTTGTTAATGAAGGAACCGATCCAGCAGGAGAATGAGAAGCGTTTCCTACAGTTTCGACAACTCCTGAACTTTCAAAGAAATGCAGCTTATTCTTAATGTGTAAGGCACCATTATCCCCAATTGTTGTAATACCGTCTAATTGAAGAGTCCCTAAATTACCATAATCACAAATTTCTACAAATAAAGGGAAAGTTAATCTTTGTGGAATACGCCGAACAATATCGTCCCAATTATCATAAACTCCAATTGAATGATCTGCTGTTGACGAAAGAGTTAAGGTTGTGGGTTGATTTTCATCGCCAGGATATCCTAAAAACTGTCTTAAAAGATCGGTTCTTAAAAACAATTTAATTAAAGGAACATTGTCTTTTTCATAATTATAAAACGAACTTGCATCATGCAAGTACGATGATTCATAATCTGTTAAAAGAATATTAGAACCACTAGAGAGATTAAAATTGTTTAAATTAGTCATTGGTTAAAATTCAATTGTCCACACGATATGCAAAGCATATTCATTAGTTTTAGCAAGTTCAGTAAATTGTCTATATGCACATAAATATGCTCTAGCAGGGCTTGTTTGTTCGGGGTTTCTGCTAAACAATCCAACTTCATCAATTCCAAGACCATTCCCTGCATTTTCATCTAAAATAAGTCTCCAACGACATTTTCTTGAAGAAACTTTATCAATATAAGCTTGAGGGATTTCCGCAAATGCTTGATTTGTATAAACTGTTCCTGATGCTGTTAAACTTTGCGTTACCAAACCAAGAAAACCACTTCCATATTGGGCAAAGGTTAAAGCATTACCTAAACGCCCATTGCTGGAAACTTGCAGTCCGGCTGCCCCACCAGTACCAACTTGAAATAAATTTATTTGGAAATTAAATATATTTGATTCTGAGGAAGCAGCAAAGGCTCCGGCAACCGTAGCACCCATCCCACTACAAACCACATTCGCCTCATCAAATACTTTTTCTATTCGACCATTTTTAAACACTTTAAAAATCTCTAAGTGTCCTTTGTAATCTTGATAATTTTCTTGAAAAGTCTTATTCATTAGAAGTCAATTGTCCATACAATTGTTATAAAGTTTGAAGCCGGGTTAATTTGCAATCCGCCTGGGAAAAACACCTTCTTAGCAAACAGTCGAAAAACAGGTTCATAATTGCTTAAATCACTAGTGTTATATAGACTTGATTGGTATAAAGCGCCGTCCCACACAATACTTAAATTGATATTATTTTTTAACGGAAACGATGTGCGGTAATGAGATAGAGCAGAAACCGAAGAGAAATTATGCTCAATAATTGTTGAAATACCGCCAGTTGTTTTTTGCAATATTACATCATCTAAAAGAAGATAAGGAATTTCATTAGAAATTGGATCTCTTTCCCCCCTAATTTTAAATAAAACACTATCATATCCTTTTCCTGATGCTGTAAAAGAGATTGCTTGTGATTCCCATTGTGTATTTTTTGGCAATGGCACTTCGTTGAAATTATCACTTACAATACTTGCGTATCTTGAATTAGTTTTATAAAGAAAAGATAATTGATAAGAAGTTCCAGAAACAGCCCATCCGTTAGGATTAACTCTTCCAGGTACAGAACTGAAATTTGTATGGAAATAACAGTTTCCAGTTCGTTTTCCGGCAGCAGCCAATACCTTAGAATTTCTTAAAGGATAAGGCGCGTCAACAGGAGACGCTTTATAAGTTCCAGGTCCGCCGTAATTACTTTGTAAAGTGTCAGGACTTCCAGAATAGAGGAACGGAGGTCCGCCTAATCCTTCTTCGGAACCTAGTTTACGGGCTGTTTGTTCATAATCCAGCGTCCACAATCCGGCTGCACCGATTCCGCCGTAGCGACTATTAAGAAAATGCCACTCTTCCTTAGTGAGAGTCAAAATGTACTTAATCTGCCTATCAACAAGAGGATTTACAGCAGACACTATTAAACCAGCACTTGAATCATAGATCGTTTGTGCGTTTGGATGAGTCTTGGTTTGCCTCAAAATAAATCCATTTGGAGTAATTACACCGTATTGATTTAGGTTTCCATAAGCAGAAACATAGCCGGTTCCAGACCAGATTTCTAGACCACTACCAGGAAGATAAGCACCTTTGTAAATTGCTTCTTCAAAAGATTGATAATCTTGTGGTTTTAAATAATATTCTTCAATCCTGTTTTCAAAATGTCCAATTGACGATAGTGTAGGAGTTTGAACAAATTTATCAACCGGATTTGGAAATTCAGGGAAAACAGACGAAGCATCGGCTAATGTAGTCAGTTCATAGAATCTTAAATTATTGAGAACTAATCTACTGTCCCCTAGTGGTACAATTGAAAAGAGTGCTGTAATTTTATCAAAATCTCTTCGATCATATGGAAGAGTTATAGTAGGAGACACCCAGTTTTCTACTGGTGTTGAATTTGCAACATTGTATGGGAACGATCCTATTCTATAGGTTCCTGACAAATCAGAACTTGAAACATTACCTAAATACGGTTTGAATTTATTATCAACTGTATCCCAAATAAGTATTTTTCCATCAGTTTTCGAATAAATTAAACTAGCGTATAATGCCGTATTGTTTCCTAAATCGTTTACATAATCTATTGAGAATTTAAATTTGTTCGATACTAAGTCTAAGTTCTTAACTGGAACTGTGTATGAAACTAACCCTGGGACCGTATTAGCAGTTCCCGCAGAATAACTTATACCTTTGATTCCAGAGACAGCAAAGTTACCAAACACAGGTTTTGTTGTGTGCGGAGAAGAAGAAAGCCCTAATATCCATCCGTTTTCAAAATCACTCTTTATCCAATACTTTGCTAAATTCTCAGAAGTTGGAATATGGACTTCGGCAATACTTTCTGGTCCATTATAAGAACCTAGAGCTAAATCTACTAAACCGATCTTCTTAAATAACGCTCCTGGTCCTGATTTGTGGAAGATGAAAATATCATAAGTACTATCCAAGGTCGCTCCGGTCGGAATAGTACCTAATCCAAAATCATTGCTTTCAAAGTTAGCGTTGAATTGATTTTGACCGTAAATCGGAATAACGGTTTGAGAATCGGTCGTAGCAGAAAATTCAATTAATGCATTTGGAACATATGGTTCCATCATTGAACCAAGTAGACTTCCATTTAGGGAAGACAGTATCCAATTACCGTTTCCGTTATAATAAGCAACACCAGTTCTACCGCTTTGTTCAAACCATTCTGTGTTATCTAATGGATAGTAAGTTCCATTAAGTCTCCAATCCCAAATATAAGTTTCTTCACTTAAAGTTGGGAACATTGACTCTTCTCTTTTTCCAAAAGTTTGAAGAACTAGTGCACCATAATACGAAGTTGGAATTACATAATTTAAAATCTGGCTTCCAATGACTCTGAAAGTAAATTCAGACTCTTCTTCCATGTCAATTGTGTAATCACCCGACGACGCATAAAGAATTGGAGGAACAATATTTCTTTCAAATAGTTCAAATTTTCTTGTAGTGAAATTATACCATAAGTGTTTATCTGAATTATTTCTCGCTCTAAAATAGATGGCTAGATGTGGTCTTTCTTCAACACTTTCTGGTTTAAACAAATTCCATGACATTGTATGAACGCCAGAATCACACGGAACAAATAATCTAATTCCGCTTGTTTGGAATTCACCATCATACTTAACACATTTAAATGTTATGTCGTAGTCTTCTCTATTCTCATCATTACTTAATGGCGAAGCGTATGCGGACACGCTCGTATAAGGGTTTAAATATTTTAAATAACCAATATAGGCAGATTTATTATTAACGGGCGGTTCGTCTAATTTCATCAAACCTGCTATTGCCATTAAATTAGTTTCGTTGGAACCGTTTACATTATTGAAAGCTTTATGTGCTACGAGTAAATTAAAGACCGAAGTTCCACTTAAGCTGTGTGCGTCAATTACTAGGTTATAAGCCTTGTCAGGGTTTATGCCGTTGAATTTAGAACCAATGAATACATTATTAGCGTAAGTTGTCCCTGTGATCGAATGTGCAGCATTTCCAGATAAAATTATTCCAGGCTCGGCTTCAAACGATGGCAACATAATAGACCCGCTTAAAGTATTTGCAAAACCATATTCCCATCCAGGCAAAGATGCAAAGGACAGATTCTTTAAGATATATGTGTTGAATGCGGAACCTGTTCCGTTTCCTTTAAAGAAGATTTCAAATAAGGAATCGTATTTATCCCCTAACGGAATCATAACGCTATAGCGTTTAAACTGTCCTGGATGATCCTTACCGGCCACTAGCGGAATATTTGTTCCCCACGCCTCTGCAACGGTGTTAGCCGTTCCACTAAAGGCAAAATATTCATTCGTCGTTATATCTTTTAATTCTACATTAAAGCCTTGAGCGCCAGAAGATGCTTGAAACAAATCGAATTCCAAGAACAAAAATGGCTTATATCCCCCGGCCTTTTCAGAGAAATAATCTAAGAAGGTACTCTTAATAAAATCAGGGGCGACAAAAACTTGGGAGATAGAAGCGGCACCGCTTCCAGTTAAAGACGATGCTACTAATTTAACTCCATACGAATTTCCCTCAAACGAACTTAAAGAAACATACCCTAATCCAGATAATTCAATTTCTGGATTTGTGGAATTTAACAGAGGGGATATTACTTTCCATCCTTTAATAGTTTTTAAGTTTAATGAATTAGCCAGTTCACCGTTAAACGAAGACAGGGTTAAATCAGCAAAGAAATCAAAATTAGAGTTATGTAACCAAGAGTTTTTATCTTTGAACTCTGGATTTTGTAGTGAATAAGTATCAGCGTTCAAAACTGTTACTTTTGTAATCTCTGCCAACTCAGTTGTTAACAGGTTGTTAACAGGCATTCTAATTAGGATTTTATATTGTAAATCTAATGATTGAGGGACAAACGCTGCATCAATTTGATTGTATGGGTTATCGAATAACAGCGATACTTTACCTAACGGGTCCAGAGTTAGTGGAACAAAATGTTCACCAACATCAAATATTTTAGTGTTGAAGTTAAAGTATTGGAATCCTCCTTTACCACCAAAACTTGCTTTTGTAGTAATGACGGCAACTTCAACGGTTCCGCTTCCCTCAAACTCTAGACAATAATCTTTACCAAACTTAAATGGAACTTGTGATTCAAAAGTAGTGGTTGCACGACCGTTGGGTTTTTTAACTGTAAGTGCAAACTCGTCTTGTTCAATAACAGGATCAAATGCCTTCGAATATAGAGCAAATTCATCTGGATAAATTGATGTTACAAAAGAAACAAAGCCGTCTTGACTATATCGGCTTGATCTCCCAGTTTGCCCGAAAGTTGCAAAACTATCTGGAACCGTATGCAAAACATGAATTCCAGAGCCGTCTCCTGAGACATTTAGATAGTGAGTTCCAGAAGCGTGAATATATCTAACTCCGTCTCTAGAATCCTTTACTTTTAAATTGTATTGCGGTGGGCCTAATGAAATCGCTTGAACAGTATACGAGGAAACAGCATTAAGTGAAACCGAACTTATTGACGATGGTGCAGTTCTATGTGTTAAAATATCAACAACAGTTTCCATCGCTCCATCAACGATTAAATTGGATTCTTCTTTAATTAATTGTAAAGAATCCCCAATATGTTCAAAAATCTCAACTTTGCCTTTCATTAAATTTCGTAAATTGTTAGTCCGCCTGAATTAGCATTTGAATAAGTTCCACCGTATTGTTCTAAATAAACTTCTCTGGAACCCCCATCAGAACCCACACCAAAAGACTCTGAAATTGCAGAATTTCTAGAAATAACAGTATCTTTAAATATAGTAAACACGGCCATTAAAGCATTTGCTTCTTCCTTAGTATAGTTAGTGTTTACGCTGCCATATTTTAAATCTCTCAACTTAACATATTCAAATCTAACCGATGGGCGGTATAGATCGTTCGAAACATTCCAATATTCAAAAATCGGTTGGATTTCAATATAATACGCTGAATGCATTCCATGAACATTTAAGTATCGCGGCTCCATTAGCAACTTTCTAGTTTTCAAATCTAATGGACCATATTCATTCAAAGTATGAACATTAAACTTTATTTCTGTTTCCCCATCTTCTAAAACAAATTCTTTGTAGTATGTGTTATACTTCCCTTTCTCTAGTAACATCCAACGATTGCGCTTGAAATCAAAGATGAAGCGGTCAGATTTATTGTAATCACATAAATAAGGTCTATCTGGTGTATAGACTCGTACACGGAATCTGTTTAATCCTTTTCCTGAAATAGACGAATATGATTGACTGTTAACTTTTATTACACATTCAAAAGTACGATTTGATAATAAAGTATTCTCGTTTGTCTTTGTTAAAAATACATCGCGCAAGAAAGCAGATTTAGTGCTTCCTGATGCTGAGATGCCAACACCTAAGTTGTAAGAATCTGAAATATCAAAAGTAGGATCAATTTTAATTACAGGAGGGACTACGGGAACCCAATCAGCAACATTCCCGTTAATAGCCGACGCTCTATAAGAACCGGATGCGCTAGTTACCCATGTTGAATTATAGAAATCATAATAACGATTTCTTTCGTTATTGTACAGAAAGTATCCAATTGCGCCAGATGCATCTGGAGCATAACCGTTCGAACTGATTTGATAAAAATCTCCTGGGATAAGGTTATGAATATGATCGCTTATCGCTCTGGCACCGTTTAACGAACTGAACCCAACAGTCGAATCTACAAATTTTAGAGCGCGATACGATCCTTCAATATCTTTCGAATTAATTGAAGTAATACCGCTTAATTGTAGTGGCGTTACACTTCCGATAAGTTTCCAATAAGAAACAGAGGAAGTTTGTGAATTACTCAATAGGTTTTCATCTGTTGGACGATTAAAGAATCTTGGATTTCTAACTAAGAATTCATTTCGAACGAACGGCAATCTTATTTTCACTTGATCTTCAACAGGAATATTGTCCTTTCCACCAAAGAAAGTTATGCCAGAAATATCTGCTAATTGTTCTCTATGGCATCCGGTAACAGGAACCGAAGACATATCCGCTACAATAACAGTAGTTGTATTCTCTTTAGCAATGACTTCAATACCAGATAGTTGACTTTTGTTTGCAAAGAAAACCTTGTTCTGCTCATCGAAATCTAATTTAGATAAATAAGACCCCCAACCATTTCTCCACACTAATCCTTTTCTAGTGATTTCTCGCAATTGATTGTCGTGAGTGCGGTAAGAATGCCCTGGTGTAATACCGTTAGACCCAAAGATAAAAGCATATTCAGGAGAGTCAAGTTTTTCAGATTCCCCTTTATAAGCGAACTGACCGGAAGTTTCATTGTTTCCAGCAATACCGCTAAACTCAAAATTATAATTAAAGACTAGTGGGCCAAACGCATGATTTAATGAATGGAACGAGTTTCCATTAATGTTTCCTTCAAACAAACGATAACTGTCAATCCATAAATTGAATAAATCTCTAAAAGAAATTCCCTCAATGAAGTCCAAATCAAATCTTAAATAAGTTGAATCGCTCTGTCCTCTGCGTAATAAATAATCTACAATGGCTTTGTAGAATGATCCGGTTGCTAAAACCGCTCTTGGTGAATACAATGAGCCTGATGCATTATCGTCAACTCCCATAAACAACATTACAGATGAAACTGGAATTCCCATGAATGTTGAACTAGGAGCAGCAAAACTAATGGTATTGCTTTCTACAACAGGAGAGTTTGAAGTGTCATAAACTCCGCTCAATGCTACTGATAACGGACTTATAAAGTGTTGTCCAGAGAAATTAAACCCTAAAGGAATATATTGGGAGGTATTTCTTAGACTTCCTAATGACGAAGTATAAAAATAAGTCGGAGTAGGAATTGCTTTACCTCCAAAGTTATAACCTTCACCCGATACAACATATCTAAAATTTCTTCTTCTTGTTGCCTTTCTATCAATATCAATTCCACCATACTCCTCCCAAAAGGAAGTATTTGGTTTCATTAAATACCGACCACTTTCTTTTGCGTATTTTAAATCAACAGAGCTTAAATAATCTCCTACTCCACTAGTTCCCAACCATGCTTGAGTTTTTAATGATGGTAATAGGGTTGTGTTGGATTCTGTGAGAGTTTTATATAAATCAAAAGAAATACTTTCAACATACCCGTAATATGCATCATCAATTGAAAGTTTTAGTATTAGTCTACCTAGTGCATGAAAAGGTAAGAACTCTGCCATAGTAATAGAGATATTAGAGATTCGATCTGGTGTAAGAGCATTCGCGCCTAACAAATCAAAATCCATTGCCGAAGTTTCAAGTACGACAAAGATATTGGATGATCTACTGTTCCAATAATCTAGAACTGATAATTGCTCAGAAGTTCCAGAAGTTAGAAGATTTCCTTTATTGAAAGGTTCTTCTAGGGATGAAGTAAAGAATTTAAACTTATTGTTATAACCAAAATAGAACACTTCATCCGAAGTCCCAATTCCAGTTTTCTCTTTAATGTAATCAATAAGAGAATCGGCTGCTGATTCAGAAACTCCATAATTTCTACCACTATTACATCCAGTTAAAATCTTTCGTAACTCGTCTAAAACTTCTAGACTTAAAAAAGAAGTGTCATAGAAGCGTTGATTTTCCCATGGTGGAATTGCTACAATCGCAGTTACTCTTGATTCATAACCTTTTCCAGTTACGCCGACTCCGTTCTTAATCCAACCTGTAAATCCTTCTTGAAGTGACTGGTAGTGTTCAGTTTCGGTATAATGAACACCGTTAATTTTGATAAATTTAAACTTTCTATCAAGTTCTTCTAAGATCGCGTCAACAGCAAAGCGCACATTATAATCGTGAATATTGCTAATATTATAAACTAAGTCAGAATTTTTTTGGCCGTTCTTTAAAAATTCAATTAAAGTATAGTAGTCTTGGCAAACATTTGATTCTGTTTTAAGAATATAATAAAGAAGAAATGGAAAGTAGGATTCGTAACTCTCTTTAACACTTGTTCGTGGATCAAAGGAAGAATAACTTTTGGGAAAGACATATGAAAGAGCATTTATTAAACTTTCTTTTGTGCCTTTCTGTTTATATAAATATACCGCCTGTCTAAGTTGTGCTCTCCATGCTGTAACATCCCCCCCAATATAAGTCCAACCTATCATATGTCCTAAATATTCTAAGAATTGTGGGGGGCATTTATCAATATCCAACAATTCAGCTAAATTACTGATAATTTCATCAACATCGTATAGAGCATAAGATAAAGCTTTAAGAAACTTTAAAGTATCAGAAGTTTGTTCGGTTTTGTTTGGTACAAAACCACTTGTATCTAAAAGATAATGTAGCCCACTAATAACTGTAGATTCACTCTGTCCTGGTTCATAATATAAATCAATATACGAACGAAGACAATTAAGCCGGTCTATCCCTGATGAAGATTCAATTAAAAGTGTCATTAAATATATTTATTAGTCAGATTCTAAAATAAGCAATACCATTGAATTTGGTGTCAAGACAACTGAAAGTGCATTTTGCGCTAAACTCAAATCAGCAATGCCTTTTCCTTCCGCAAGAGGTTTATATTGTCCGGCAGTTCCAAACCCATAATTTTTTCCACTCGGATTAATTCCTAAATCAATAGCATCATATCGAGCTTGTTGATGAGCAGGATTACTATTAGCTTGATAATCTGTTCTTAAACGAGAATAAGAAGAATTGGCATCATTAACATTAAATTCAGGTAACAGTACAGGTCTGTTATTAGATTTGTCTAATAAATATTGAGAAAGAATTCTCTTAGGAACAAAATTAGAATCAAAATTAATCGTTAATTGTGTATTAAACGCAGCACCGTTCATGTATCCTGTTAAACTTTCCTTTGCCCCGGACACAGAAGTATGCCATGTTGGATTGTTTGAAGAAAAACTTGAATAAGATGTAGGCCCATTATTTATTACCCATGTATGCTGTGAAGACATTAATAATAGTAAATCCTCTATTGTCAACGCCCTTCCTGCAAACAATGGAATTGTGTTATATGGATCTTGACATTTCAAATTAAGAGTATACGATCTGAGAAATTCTGACCCCCAAGATTTGTGCTTGCTGTTATTGCTAGAGTTAATTGAACCATTAATAACAACATCGGCCCCTTGCCCTATTGCGGAAGTAAATTGCCCAAGAACAGCACTAGATTCGAAATTTGCAAAAGCAATATAATCTAAGTAAAAATCTGAAAAATACGCACTTGTCTGATTTCGATCCGAAAGGTTCTCTGATGTTAAAGGAGCATTAATTAACAATAATTTCATTTGGTTACCATTAATACTACCTATGCAGTTTGTATGCCATGACAGCGAAGAAGTTGTTGCGCTTCTAGTTCTTTGAATAATCCCGCTGCCGTCAACAGATCTTAGTAACATTTGTTTTGCCCACCAATTAGGTTTAGGCGCACCAGACACTAAAAATAACCCAGGCGACTTTCCTGACCAGTTATCTGAATATTGAACATTTGGGTTATTGAAATTTTTATCATGGATAAAATAAACTTGGCTTGGAACATCTCTATAAATCATAGAAATATCGTTTGCTGCTAAACAAACAGCGCCGCGATTATCATCACATTCAGGGGTTATGGAATTAGGATTATCATTATTTACAGCAAAGAAATTAATATTATATTCATCGTGATCTATTTTCATTAACGCACTATTTGACAATCCCGCGCTCCCGGCCATATTTTTGATTTTCTGGTCAATTTGGAAAAGCTCCCACATGCTACCATTTCGTTGATATGAATGCACCCCAATTGTACTAGGTTGAAAATTTTGAGATACGCACTCAGAAAAATATGGCTCCCACCAAATATCTTTTCTATAATTAGAAAAACCTCCCGGACCAAGCTTAGGAACAGAAATTCCAGATAACACTAATAATTCTTTAACTCTTCGTAAAGCAGAAACATTCCATTGGGCAAAACCCACAGCCGTCCCACCAATATTTTCCCATCCTATATCTGCTTCGTTATCCAAAGAAAAACTATCTATATCATATCCTGGATAAGAAATTGATGTAGATCCAACAGTAATTGAAGAAGGGGATCTGAAACTTGACGCTATTAAATGAGCAATTGAACTTGCTATGCTTTCTATATTACTATGATACCCTTGTTGTGTATAGGCAGCCTCAGCCTGAGAAAGAGTTGAGAAGGTTATTTTAACTTTATATCCTAAGCTTTTTGCTCTGTGTATGAAATATAAAAGCTCAGCATTTACATTTATTCTCGGAACAATAGAAGCGGCAGTTGTTCTGAAAAACTTGCTATGAACATAAGAAGAAGCGACACATGCAATATCGTGGGGCGCAGAGACGGCTCTGAAATATCTATGTAACGCGGAAACTTGTTCCCCCTCTCCACCATCAATACCGTGAACACCTAAAACATTACTACGCAAAGCCGAAGTTAATAGATTTCCAGCATCAATGTTAAATACTATTTGAATAGTATTAGCAACAGGATCAATAATTTTTGTTGGTGATCTAAATTCAGCCGGGAGATAAGTATTTAAACTATCAACTACTTCTCGGTTATTAAAAATATGTTCAAATAATACTTTAACCGCCTCATTTTCGTTAAATTCTTGTCCATACCAAATCGCACTAGCGACATAAGGTATCAAGATCGAAGAAAGATACTCAGTTGTTCCAGGGTATCCTGTTGTGTTTAAAAGATATAAAGCTCCTAATGAGCTTACCATATCGAGTTCAACGGACGATACAGTTCCTAAGGGGGAATACGGTTCATCCATAGCAGAACTAGCAAAGTCATCGTCAATATCATTTAAAGAGAAAGCAGGAAACGCCGTACTGGATAGATATGATACAAACTCTTCATAGTTTTTAAAATCATTATAAGTTTTTCCTAAACGCTTTAATACTTTTTCATAAAATAGTGACGGTCCGACCTTGGTTCCTCTGTTTGCAGGAATAAAATATGGGATAAGACCCGATGCAGAAGTATTATTAGCGGATAGAAAATTGTTTATATCCCTAACTGCTAAAACAGTCTTACCGACAATTGCGTATGCCAAATCTTCTTTTGTTTCTGTTTCCTCGCTAATAAGAAAAGCAGGAATAGCATTTTTCACAATTTCAATATAGTTGTGCTTGAAAACATTGTTTTTCTTAACCATTAAATATACTCCACATTAATTTCATAGTTGTTAATTTGGATAATTTCATTGAAATTTACAATAACATCATTTTTCAAATTATCAATTGTTGTAAATCGAATTTCTGGAACTTTAAGTATGTAGCGCACTAAATCTTGAATTCCAAATGCTTGTCCAAAATCTCTACGATCAGAACTAAAAAACTGTTCGATTCGTGTTCCTGCTTTTCGTTTGATATCTTCGATATATGATTTTTTTGATTTATCAACATGGATTGTTAAAACTAAATCAAGAGTTCGGATCAAACCGTCCACAATAGTTAAATCAACAGTTTCCATTTTGTATTGATTTAAATAAGTAAGAAGCTCTCCCTTATAACCTAAAGATGCTCGTTCTAAATGATTTTCTGTCGCCTTACCTAAAACATAAATATCAATCATGTTCCCGCCAGCACCAGACCGTCTAACCGCTGGAACGCATTTACCAGATTTACCAGCCTGACTTACGAAGTTTTCTACAAGAGCAACATAGTCTTTTCCTGTTACTGCTCTATATTGAGAAGCAAAAACATATGGTGCATATCTCTTAGCATGATCTATCGTTTCAGCGTTTGCACCACCAGTTGCTACAGTTAAGTTTGTAACTCTGAAAGTAACTGGTGTGGTTCCGTTCTTATACCCAGGAACCGAAACAGAGATAGCGTTTTTAATAATGTTTCCTCTTTCCCCCCCGCCTGTTCTATAGAAGACTTTGAAAGATCCTGTTGCTGGTGGTAAGGCTCCCTTTACGCCGTTTCCAAAGGTAAGAGTTACAGAATAATCCGAATCATAAGTAGATTGGAAAACATACTCTGCGCCGGAGGCTAGAGCAATATTTGGAATTTGGCTATAAACATTACCATCACTTGCAGATACAAAAATACTTCCTTCAATTATTGAAGGAGTTGCGATTTTAATTGTTTGAATAATTTCATCAGGAGAAAAAGATCCTTCTAATGTTTTATGCACTCCTTCTAATAAAACTAAATTTTGAAATCTATCTTCCTCAGTACTTAAATAAGAATCTATAAGCTCCAAACTTGCTACGCTCCCAGGAGAAGCTAAATCAATTTTACCATTTGTTAAATTCACTTTATACAAAGTAAAAGATAGAGGTTTTCCGTCTTTAGGAGAATTAACAGTAATTGTTCTACTTGTTTCTGGAATAGTAGCTGTATCCCCTAAAGTAAAAGTTGTATTGTCAAAATAAACTTCCGCCGTTGCTTTAGATGCAATTGGACCTTTTAATGAAATTCCAAGATTCGAAAGAATTAATCGAACTGATTCAATATTTTGTGCTGTCTTCAAAAATCTTTCGTTTGCTAAGAAATCTCCTTTGAACGAAAGAATAGCAGCAAAATACGCGAACAACTCAACAAACATCATTCCTAAATCAGATTGAATGAAGTTGTTGTATTTCTCTCCATATACGGTTTTAATATAGTTTAAGAAAGCGACTTTAAAATCATCGAAATCGTTTTCTGAATACGAGATAAGTTCCGCTCTATCATCAGCAGGAATGGTTGCTAATTTTAAGAAATCAGATTGAATATTACCGTCGAATGCCGAAGCATTATAGACAGGAGGAATTGGTGCTTCGGGAGCAGTTTGACTAGTTATCGGGAGAGGCATTGATAAATATCTGTACTAAACTTTGTACTTCTGGTGTATCTTTAAATTCAACTAAAACTTGAATTTGTAGTTGACTTGTTTCAAAATCGTTTTCGGTAGGGACCGGAGAGCCAGTTCTAACTTGTAATAGATTTACCCTAGGTTCGTATAAAGCAAACAATTCTCGAATTTCTGCTTCAATCTCTGCATGTGTTACTTGATCTAATTTTGAAAATAAGCGTTGTCTTGTAGTTGTTCCGAAATCTGGATACATGACTCTTTCGCCTTTCTGAGTCTTTATCATTTGGATAATGCCTTGTTTTATAGCGTTTTCGTTATATACCGAGGCAAACACACCACCTAAACTATCGGCGTCTAAAGGAAAAGAAAGTCCTTTTATCTCGTTTCGTTTAGAAAGAGAGATATACTTTAATTCGACTCTGTATGCCATTAGTTTAGACGAATGTTCTTAAAGAACGCTTTTTGAGCATTATAATTCTTTACAACTTCTGAAATATTTAGTGGTCTGTTATAGAATTTTACACTTCCTACGAAACCATCTAAACCGCTTCTAGGAATCTTTCTATTGACTCCTGAATAAGAATCGCCGCCTAATCCTGGTAAATGTTGTCCAGCAATTGATCCAGAAGCGTCTAATGCTCCGGTCCAATAAGAATCATTAGTGTTAGATCCCAAAAATCCTAAAGGAGTTAAATTACCAACCTTTTGCTCAACAAGGTTATTTCGTTTGATTGTATCAGTAAATCCGCCTCCGATTATCCAAGGGGTGAATATTGGGGTTCCAGGACTAGGATTTGCAAGTCCTTCGTGTAAACTCTCCGAATAAGGTGTCACATTTCCTTTAACCCCTAAACTGTTAAGATACAAATTATCAGAGTTTGTTGTAGGACTTGGAATTTCTAATTTATCGCCTGGGTTTGTATTGAAGCAAACTGATAGAGAACTTGTTGCTAGAAGTTCTGAATCTAAATACACAGCGATAGAGTTTTGTTTATAGTCAAACTTAAATACAAAGTGGTTTACTTCGCCGCTAACACTTAAAATTGTCTTACCGGAAGGTGTGGCAAATGAGGGAGAAATCTCCATACCTAGCCGCGTCTTGGTAGCGGTTCTAGGTGCGTTTCCTTGGACTTTTTCAGCCAGGGCGACCGATGGACCCCATTTGCCTGTAGGATCGTTCTGTGAGACAGTCGGCCAGATTCCGAGCCTCAAATCCGAACTTTGAAAGGTTTCAGATTGGACCGAAGGATTGACCGCAAACCCAACTAACATTCCATGAACTTTAATATAATCTTGTTCTTTAAAGTTTGAATTTTCATTTATAACTTTTGATGCGGTAATTGGTTGAGTTGAATTTAATACTTTTCCTGCTCCTGTATTTTCATTACCGAAAAGGATTCGATAGCGATGAGTGCTTTCCATTCCAGTTAATAAAGTAGGAATGTGAACCCAAGACTCTAAAGTGAAACCGTTTTCATTATAAGTTAAATCTAAAATTGGATTTGCACCCATAAATAGTTTACCATCTTTAAAATTATTAGGCAAACGAAGATAACTTCCTTTTTCTAAATTATTGTACCAAGGATCAGGACTTTCAGATAACTCTGCATTATATAAAGTTCCTCCCATGTAGGCAAAACCTACACCTGACGGAAACACTTGTGTTAACGATGGAGAAACTAGTTTAGCATTCAAACCTACAGAAGTTTTCGCATCATTTGTCATTGCGTATAAAGTTCCATTAGGAGCAGTAATTTGTCCATCGAGGAAATTATACATCGCTATTAAACCGTCCGAAACCACATCATCTGTAATAGACTTAATAAATGGAGCTACCGATGAAACATGTGGGCTTCCGCTTGTATGAATAAATGATCCAACGCCATCTTTCGTGATTGAAAAATCTTGGATAAACAGAGTATTTTGTTTAAGTGATTTGACATACTTCGTCTTAATTGGAAGAACTACATCATTTACATCCCCGGACTGTAGAGAAATTTCTTTCTGCGATTCAATAGTTGGAATTAAACCAGTACCTTTCAAGAAAGAGAAATCATTAATCGGAATTATCGGTATTATTTCATAAATAACTTTTTCATTATTTTGAACAATAAAGGCATAAATTAAATCGTCCGTAACTTGCCATTGCGTTGTAAAGGGTAATTGAGGAATTAATAATTTTTCTATATAATCTTCTGTCCGAAGTAGAATACTGTTTTCCCCTAATGGAAAATCACTATTAGTTAAAACATACTTTCCAAACAACCCCGCTAACTGTAATTGCTTCTTTCTTTTTCTAAGCTTAACATCGTAACTCTCAGCAATTGCTGTTACAGAACGATGACTATTTAAGATAAAAGAACTGGATACCGCATAACCAGAGGCAATCAGTTCGTTGATTTGAGACGAGACAATTCCAATATGTTTGGATTTATCTTGTTCAATATTCTCTAAGACTTTATCAATTTCATACAGTTTTTCAACAGTTGAGTTTGTTTCTAAGTAGTCTTCTGAAAATACAGTTTTAGAATACTCCTCCAAATCAAACTTATTATAATGAATACCTTTACCTCCTTTGTTTGGAGCCTGTGTGAGCTTCCATGAATTAAAGAGTAATGAATCGGCTACAACTTCTGGAATCCCTCCATTACGAGAATCGTAGTATAAGCCAGTTTCGCTTAGAATAAACTTCCCGTCTGTTGAGATTGGTGGACCGACTAGATTAATCTCAAACAAAAGTTCAATAGTTTCATCTTTCTGACCTTTCTTTTGCGCTTCGTAGGCTTGGAGTGCTGCTTTATTTGCTTTGATTGGTCTTACAATCTTGTTAGCAATAAAGTTTTGATGTTCAGTAATAGTGTTTAAATCACTTTCATCAAGTTCTACTGTTTCAAAAATTGAGTAATTTAATCTAGGTTCTTCTTCGGTTCCTTGCGCTCTCTTTTCTAATGTCGCTGTAATCTTACCAATATCTTCTAAAACCATCATAGCAACTGCCATTAAAGAACCATGTTCTGTTTGAGCCGAAATCAACTCTGCGGAATTCAATGCAACAGTAGTTCTAAACTCTGGATCATCTAAATTATCACTTAATGCCGATTCAATCTCTTCTAAAGTCGGCATGACAGTAGGCGGATTTTCAAATATATCTGCTGGATCAATGCCTTTTTCTTTAGCAACAACAAATGCATCTTTTTCTAGAGCAATAGGACCGTCCGTTAGTTTAGATTGTCCCCCGATCTTTGTTTTTCTAGACAAAAGATCAACTCTCGATTTCAACTCTCTGATTCTAGCATTAACGCTATTTAATTTTAAAGTAAGTTTATTTGATAGACCTGTCAATGAGGCACTTGAAAGAACCGTTAAAACCGAATCAGAAATAGGAGTATGAGAGTAATTCATTATAAGATCACCACCGCATTAAAACCATTGATTGATATTGAAGGGATTCTACCAAAGGTTGTGCCATCCACTTGAAACGGCACAACTACTTTATCCCAGGTAGTAATATTTATATTGAAACCTAGAATATCAACCTTACCAGCTTCATCTAAAGTAATATAAGATTTCTCTGTTCTAATCTTTATCGCCCCCTTTTCTAAGCATTCTATATTGATTTCTCCACCTCTATTGAATGTTTGAACAGAAACCACATCCCCGGTTTTTAAAGCAATTTTTTCTTTTGAAGAGAGTTCAATTTCATTCTTACGACTCTTACTATCCGCATAAATCATAATGCGATTTCCTTGTTCGTCTATTAAACCTAAGCGATTTCCTGTAATATCTTCTAAAACTCCATCTGGTGATTCGGAAACAGAAGGTTCAATACCTTGAACTGGTTCTGCAATCTGATCTTCTAGAACAATAGTTTTTCCAGAAGCGGTTCTAATTTTAATACCTTGCTTATGGGTTTCGTCTGTTTGTTTATCTAATAAAGCAATCGAGTGTCCTTTTGGGGACTTCAAAATTACGGCTTGCGGAAGTCCATTTCCTTCATAAACTTCTAAAGCATCAGGAATACCGTGGGAAGTAAAACTTTTCTGCGATAGGGCATTCTTTCCACCTACTTCACTTAAAGTATCATTTTTCCTAAGTTCTTCTTCCGTAAAGTCTTTTGGGTTAATGTTAACAGAAGTGTTCTCTGTTTTCGGATTAAAGATTGCTCCTAAGTAAACCCAATAATAATTATTTGGGTCAGTATGAATCTTAGTAATTGCTACAATAGATCCTTTCCCAACCGGACCATAAAGACCTGCACCTGCACCACCAAAGGGAGTCATTGCATAACAAGAAAATGGAGCGGGTCCATTAATCTCTGTTTGCAGCACTTGAATAATGCCACCAGCGAATAAATCGTCTACTCCGACAACAGTTGCTTCATAAATCATTATAGTAAAGTTTTTGTGTCATAATAAGGCATTCTGGTTATATTTAAATTAGTTAAATAACCAGCCGAAGATATAGTATGTGTATAGCCTAAGATTTTATAAATCCCACTCGCCCAATGTGACTCTCTCGTTCTTGTATCTAAGATTTTTAAGTTAACAGTTCTATGGGATATGTCGAATACGAAGTTAGAAAGTTCAGGAATACCGACAGTTTCAATTGACATGGAAAAAGGATACTTGTATAACAAAGACGCTAATCTAGCGTTATAGAAGTTAAATTTTCCTTTTATAAAATTATCTAATTTATCTTGTTTGACGGAATAATGTGAAAGAGTGTTAGATTGTTTTGACACTAACGATCCGTTAATTGCCGTATACCCAAATTTCTTTATAGGGTCTGTGTCTGTAAATAAATCCTGAAACACGGGGCTATTGATAACAGAAATATATTGCTGAGCAAAATCGCTGTTAAAAATAACTTTCAATTCTTCCCCATACTTATTCGATCTAACATCGGAATAAAAAGTATTGGTATAGTTTATTAATTCAGCATAATTTTCTGTCTCTTTACTTTCTAGAAGTTTACCTGCTTCATATTTGAATTCAAATTGAGGGGGAGTGTAAGAGGATATAAGACCGTGTGGAATACTGTCTAAAAACAATTTAGTAACTTGTTTAAAGGTTCTTGCTACACCATTATCATTGAATAGTTCATATATTGAAGTTAAAGTTTTATTTTCAACCGCTACTCTTGCTTTGGCAAAAAGAAGGTCTTGATTCAATTCAATCTTAGTTATAATATTTCTACTAGACTCATAACCAAACTCTAGATTTAAAGTATCTTGAGTGGTCAACTCTTTAAAAGATTGAATTTGATGGTCCGGTGAATTGAATAATGTTGCACCAATGATAGTTCTCATTCTAGAGCGTGGAGCAATAAAGAGAACTGTTGAACTTTCAGTTACAGAATCAGCAATTGCAGATGACATTCTTTTCTTTTCATCGGAAGACAAGGCAGCATACGGAACCACAAACATTCCAAGCAAGTGATCTTCCACGCCTTCATAAACTCCCACAAATGCGTTAATGTCTTCAAGGAGAGCAGTTATAGAACTCTTAGAACTTTCAAAGGTTGATTTGGAAAAAGAGATTTCAACAAAGATTGAATCAATTATTTCTATTTCTTCGTCGTCTCGCTCTGATACAAAACTGTTCAACTCTTTGTCTGCTTCAACGACTTGACGGTTTGCTCTATCAACATGCGTAGCTATTGAATTTAAGATTTTTCTAATTTCTATAATCGAATCAGTTAAAAGAGCCACATATAAAGTTTGTTCGGAATTTAAGTAATACGAATCCGCTAAAGCTTTATTAGGGTGCTTTTCCTCAACTAAAAGTTTGCCATCTTCATATGACGGAGTTTTAAAACTTGGTCTAAAATAAACAATTCCAAGCTGTAACATTCTCTCATCAATATTTAATGAACCAGGACTTTGGATTATTCCATCATTAACTGTTCCAACAGATACATCGTTTCTTTTTCCAGTATTGTCATATCCTACTTCAAATATTTCACCAGAGATAGGAATATCTAAGCTTGCAATAGGTTTCGTTGTTATTCTAGCCGCTAACGCATTAACAAAACTTGGGAGATTAGTTAAAATATTAGCAGCGGTTTCTAAAGTAACTCTAGAAACTTCAACTTGTTTTGTTTTAACCCCATATGAAAATCCAATTCCTAATTCTTCAAAAATAAGTTTATATGCTAATAAATGATGAATCTTCGAAGGAGTCTTAGTTTTTTCAAACGATCCCCAAATAGGAGGAATTAGATTTTCAGTTATTGAAATTTCACCCAATCCATTTGCGAACTCTCTAGTTCGATATTGACTATCAAGTTCAACCCCTGCTTTACTTAGTGCTAGAATAAGATCGTCTTCCGAAGTATTCTCTCCCGCTAATTGTGCGGCAATAGTAACTTGAAGACGATTAAGTAAGTTTGCTACTTCCGACGAATTAACTAAATCAACAAACGGATAAGATGTTTCAAACCCTTTTGCCATTTCCCCTATAATCTCAGAAACCAAGTCTGAAATAGGGCGCAATCTATTTTTACCATCTAAGCAATTAATAATAGTGGTTTTGACAGCCCCCAATCCTTCCGCTGTTTGTAAGTCTTTTCTGCTATTAGTTAAAGCATCAACAAAAGTCAAAGAAACTTCTCTTTCTCCTGGCGCATTGAAATTATAATTAATCGCAGTTAAATACGCTGGAATGATTCTAGAAAGACCATCGGACTCTTTATTACCATATCCCCATCGAATATAATACAGTAGGTCGTTACCACTAATTGAATCACTTGATTTGTCTTGGATGCGACCGTCTTCAAAGATAAGAGAATAATACTTTAAATAGGTCTTCTCAAATTTCGAACTTGGATTAATAAGACGAATAACGATTTCATATGTTCCAGAGTCTTGACCATTCAATTCATATTCAAAACCTAAGAATGAATTCCGTAAATCAAATGGATCGTTGTAATTAGACAGATTTTCTAAGTCGGAATATTTCTGACTCAAAAATACCTGAACTACGCGACCATCTTTTAGAGCTTTAACCATTAACTTAAGACTGGAATTTTTATCTCTTTATCTACTACTAAATCTGAAAAAGGATCAATAATGCCATTAAAAAGAATAATAAGCCACCAATATCCTACATCACCGTATGCAGCATAGGAAAGCAAATCAGGTCTGTTTTGAACATCGTGATTTATTAGAGCAATTTTATACGGGATCGTTGGGAAAGTTTCAATGAACGAAATATAATCAGGAGAAGAAACAATTGATAAATACTGTTTATCTTTATGTTGATAAATAAATTTCTTAAATTTCTCATACGGTGAATTGTGTTTAAAGTCCATTATCGTTCATAAGTAAAAATATCGTCCCATCCTTTAGGGGAAGATTCGTTACTCGATTCTCCTAACGATTGCCTGAATTCTTCTGCTGTGATTTTCAGACGAACAACTCTTGGGTACAAGGTTGTGTTATACCAACCAAGATCACCACGAAACTCCAAATCGTAATCCTTAACTATGCAAGGAACTTTATCGTAAAGCGCACCGAACTTTAATTCAAAGGTTGGTGGTGCAAAAACACCATTCTTTTTACCTGATGAAGAAAGAACAGACGAACGAATAATATTAACAAAATAATGAGCAAGAGTTTCAAAAGTTCTTATGATTTTAAGTCTTGGCGATTCTGTTAACCAATGTGCAGCAAACCCCCTTAATGCAAATAGGTTTTCTTGTGCATCTTCACCTAATGGAATTTCTTTATGTGCTGGCATTCTAGGCCCGTCACCAGGAGCCGAATCTGCTAAAACTAAAGTGTTTAAACGAGAACCGTCATCTTTCTCTGGACCTTGTAATCTAAACTTATTGTTTGCCCCCGATTTATAGTCAGCGACGATAATCTTTCTTACCTGCTCAACCATTGCTGCCAACTCTAATCGTTCGTTAAATGACAGCATTGAATTATAATTATCAAAAAACGATACGATATGTGGAATACTGAAATTGATTTCAATTGTTAGATTCTTAGCGCCAGTATTGACATAAGTTCTAAACGGTTCATTTCTAAGAAGAATCTCATATTCTGCGTAATTTGCTTCTCTGGATTCTTTTATTACCGGATCTTCAAAGAATGGGACTAAACGAGTTCTTGGAATTAAAGTTCCAGGAGTTGCGTCACCATAAATGAATTTCATATAGCCTCGTTGTTCCAAGGCTTTATCCATTCTAGGTAATGGGCTATCGCTTAAGAATTCATCATAGACAATATTTTCCTTGCCGCCAAAACCTAAAAAGTTTACAATGGCTTCTGTTCCCTGACGATAAATCGGATTAGGCATTAGTTATTTGAATAAAGACTTGGTTTGATTTCTCTTGGAGGCCAAACAATCCCTCCACGATATTCCGTTTGTTTTTGTCCGGCGTTCTTCTTTAAAACCATAAAAGAGCTTTTTGTATTATCAGCAATATCTCTAAAAATATCAATAGCGCCAATTTCTGATTGTTGGCGCATATTCTTTATCGTTTCTTCTAAATTTATCTCTGGTCCAAATCTGTCCGAAGATAAAATTCCTTCGCTGCCTTTGCTATTTCTGATATTTGTTATGATTTCTTTAGCGCCACGATATGCCATTACCGTTGGATTTATGTTATAAAGAAACGAAATAATATCCCTAATCAAATTGATCACTTTTCCAATACTTTTTATTTCATCCCATATTCCAGTAAAAATAGGAATCATGTGGTCGTTCCAAAAGGCTCTAATATTCTGCCAACCTCTTTCAAACGAACCTTGCATAGATTGAGCTACCGCTAAAAAATTATCCCAAGTAAGATTTTCCATTAACCAGTTGTGAATTGGTTTTAAATAATCAACAATACTTCTAATCCAACCGCTTATACGATCTGGACTTAAGTATTTGTACAAAATATCACCAAACTTCTGAATTCCACTTACAATTTTAGGTTGGTAAGTTGTTAGAAGACTTGCAAGTTTCTGTGCTGCCATAGCAACATAAGGTAGAAACACTTGTACAATCTGTCTCATGGATTCATTGATAGTTGCATAGAAATCCATTTGTGGTTTAGTTGCTCTTAATTCAGCATCAAACAACATAACCAATTCGTCTTGTTGAGCAACAATCTCTCTAGCGGCAATTAGTTGATCGGCATCGAATCCTAATGCTTTTGACATTACATCATACATTGGGAATCCTTCACGACCTTGGACAAGAGGATCTAACATATTGACCATGTTTTTAGACATAGCAACAATTTCCCTAATTCCAGCATCAGGACTTAAAACTCCACCACCAAGGACTTGCGAAGTCTTGAACGATTGCAAAGTAGTACCAGCAAAGGTTCCTAGAAGTTTCTGAATTCCTGTATAGAATTGATCGCCTAATGCAGCGCCAGCGATTCTAACATTTCTTAAAAATCCTTCCGAACCACCAGTTTTTTGAACTTGCATAACTTTCGAAACCTCAGAGAAAGATTTTTGAAGTTTTAACAAGTTTTGAGAGTTCCTATGCATTTCCTGAGAAAGTGCCATAGTCTCATCAAGAAGTTTGTTAGCCCCTTTTTCAGAAAGTTTTAAGACCTGAGTGTTAAATGCCATTTGATCTAACCATAATGACGATCTAACATTTAATCTTTTTAACAAAGCAATTTGATCTACTTGTGCTTTTGTTAATTTATTTAAACCGGAATCCATTGCTTCGGTAAAGGTTTTAATACCTTCCGTGAATGTTAATCCTGTATTGTTTAAAATCTCAAATGGCTTTCTACTAAATAGAATTTGCTCTCTTCCGTAAGCAGCAAGATTTCTACCAAGTTCTTTAATTCCTGTTAAAAGACCATCACTTGCCTCAGTTTGTGCTGTGGTATTGTCGTGTAACGCCTCGATTAAATCTTGGAGATTTCCTTCCATTTAAGTCAATAACATATAGGCTTCGGGAGAAACTGGTCCTAACTGTAAGATTCTACTTACATGATAAAGTCTATAACTTATATAGAAAAGACCTAATTTCTTCGCTTCCTCCACAGGAAGATATGGAAGTTTACCATACTTATTAATAAGATAGTTTCTTATTCCAGGTGGCGTTAAAGTTAGATTTATGCCAGCCATATAGGTTCCCCACGCTTTTGAAGTAGGGGAAGGTGGGAATCTAAAGAATGGACCGCCGCCGCCTCGACCAACTAATATTACAAAAGGGTGTGGATCTAGTACGGTTTCACCTTTATAAGTAAATTGGTACAAACAAGTTCCCGTAACTTTTTGAACATCCCTCGGATAAAATCTCTTTCCGAATGAAATTTTTGCTTGTTTTACAATAGATAGTTGTTGACGATACCAACCTTCGGATAACTTCATCCGTATATTTAGGATATGAATTTAGATATTGAAATACTAGAATTTCTTGATGTAATTGAATATGTCACTTCTTCTCGCTTTAAGGAGAAATACCGACATCAGTACGGTTCTCATTTAATTCAACTGTTTCAACAAAAAATATTGGACGCTTTCCAAAAAAAGCGTCCAATAGCGTTAAATGACTTAGTAAAATTTTTAACAGTAAAACACAGCTATAAGCCTGAACTTGTTAAAGATTTCCTAAAAGAAGTGGATATTGAAATACTTACCCCTTTCGTCTATTTTTAAGTTTCTCTTTATGTTCTTGAATGAGTTGCTCTTTTTCTAACATTGAGCGTTGAATTTCTTCCGCCGAAGCCCATAAAGGACAAATACCTTTATATTCACAACTTCCACACCAATCATTGATTCTAGGTTTCAAGTCTTCCTTTTTGGCTTTTCTGATTTCCCAAACCTTCTTTATAGTTTTTGATTTAAAGTTCTGTATGGAGTAATCGAAAAACTTAATCGGAACAATTTTATCCTGAACTGGATAATAATGAATAAACATGATATTGTTGTAAGGTTTATTCCATAACTTAGAGGCAACCATTACATACAACTGTGCCTGAAAGTCTTTGTTTAAATCACTTGAAGTTTTCGGGCGTTTAGAGGTCTTATAGTCAATAAGGAGAATGTTGCCATTAGGGGCGCGAACTACACGGTCAATAATACCTACAGTCTTAAGACCGTCTGTAAACTCCGCTTCCCATTCAAACTCAACACCAATTGTTTCTCCTTCAATTCGTTTGTTAAATTCTATGAAGTTAGTAATACATTTTAGAACTGTAGCAGGTGAATAACCTTCAAATTTATAATTTGCTCTCTCTTCTGCTGCAATTGACTTTAATGCTTCTTCCGTTAAGGTTTCTATTCCTCTCTCAAATATTCTATGAATATAGGAGCCAAACTGCATTGCGCTCTCCGAAGAATTTGGATTAAAGATTCCGGGCAGTTTATCAATATATTTTTTAGCAAACTTAAAAGGGCATTGTTCATAACTAGCCATTTTAGAAGCCGATAGGTTGTCAAAGTAAACCATGAATTTTCCGTCTCCCTTTATAATAGAATACTTGTCCGAGAAATTTTCAGAAAATAAACAGACAGAAAAAGAATTCATGGTAAATTCTGTCTTCGTGGACGATCATAAGTTCCATATGTCTATTAATAAGGAGACAGGACTTTGGAGAGACTTTAAGAGTGGAGAAACCGGAAACTTTGTACACTTAGTTGCAATCGTAGAAAACATCGGTTACAAAGAAGCAGAGTTCTATTTGCTTAAGAAACTATCAAAAGATCACTTTATTCTTATTGATGTTTTAAGAGAGAAGAATAAAACAAAGTATGAGTTAAGCCAAACCACTAACTCACTAAACCACTACAAGAATGATTTTCTTCCAATTAGAGAAGAAATGAAAATGTGGGGAAATCCGATTTACATTAAGGCAGTTGAGGAACTTGAAAAGCGTAAAATCAATTATACGAACAAAACCTTCTATGTCGCTTATCAAGGTCGTTTCGTCAATCGTTTAATTCTTCCTTATGAAAAGAATGGAAATCTTCATTTCTTTCAAGGACGAGCCTTAACTGAATATGCTAAACCAAAATACTTGAATCCGTCAAGCAAAGACGGCATTAAAGCAAGCGATGTTCTTTATCCGTTCAATACGCAGAAATCCTATGTGATTCTAACAGAAGGAGTTTTCGATGCTATTTCGTTACAGGAGCAAGGATTAAATGCCACTTGTGTTAATGGGGCTTTAATTAGTTTAAGCCAAGCATCCCAAATCAAAACTAAGAAAGTTATTCTTGCCTTTGATGGAGACGATGCTGGTCGAGTAGGGGTTTTAAAAAGCAAGAAGGTTTTAGATAATTTAGGAATTAAAAGCTTTTATGTGTCACCGCCGCCGACTTTTAAAGATTGGAATGAAGCGCATCAAAAAGACTTCGATCTACGAGCCTATTTCAAATCCGAAACTAAATCCTTTCTATCTTGGTATATTAGAAACGCTATTGTATCGTGAAATAGAATCTAGGTGAATAGATTGTTTCAGTCAATAAGGTAAACTTAAGATCAACCACATACACGCCTCTGATTGGACCGAATCCGTCGTTATTAGTTAAGGTCGCTAGAATCGCTGTATCAAACGAGAACAATACATCATCAGTCGCAGTAATCTCCACTAAACCAGAAGTATCAGAGAAACCCGAAACTTCTGGAAAGTTAGCAAATGCAGGGTCGTCGTTTGCTTTGCGAATTCTTATTGCGGCATTCTGAATTATTGAATCGCGGAATATGTTTTTAATAGATTCTGAAATATTTCTATTGACGACAACAATATCATTAATAAATTTCAGATTGACTTTTTCACCGTATTGGATCTTAGTAGGTTCAAATCTTGTAGTAACTTTAGTTAATACTGGCTCTGCTAATCCAATGATGTTGTTTAGGTGTAAAGTAAACGATTGGATATAGGTTTTAACTCCGCCACCGTTAGCGTGTTGGATTGTCCAAATATCGAAGTAATTTCCAGTCTGTAGGCCTGACGATGGGATGGAGATAACTCCACCTGATAAATTAAGACCAGAAGCCCCTGGCACTAAAAAGACAGAGAATTGACCGGCAATTCCAGCCTTGTTTCGATAGATTCCACTAACGGAGTTTGTTGCTCCTGTAAATAAGGAAGGCGCTAGCAAACCGTTACCACTAAAATTAAAGACCATTAAATCGTTTGCAGACGAATTAAGTAATCCATAGTTTGTTGAATTAGCGTCTAAATCAAGAAACTTCTCTGGTAAACCATTTGTGACATATGGAAACTCCGCACTTGACGCTGTAGTGTCTTTAAAGATTGTTACCGAAGAAACTGAATACGGATCAACATAAGATCCGTTTTGAATATAGAATAAGTCTAGTTTAACCCTATCTTCGGTTGAAGGGCGGTTCTTTCTAGGAACTACAGAAATGCCATTAAAATCCATTTATATTATTTAGTTTGTTTGTTCATTTCATTTAATATTTCAATTAACTCTAATCTTTCTTTAAAAGTAAGTTCTTTAATAAAATCGAATGAAATCTCGGCTCTCAAAAATTGGGATATTTGGACAAAAAGTGCTTTTCGATTTAAGCAGTTACCAATATCCCTTACATAAAATTTGAGTTTAACTCAAGTCTTGTAGTATTATCTTTCTTACAACTTTGACAGGAATAAATGAATTTGTTCTGCAAACCATAAGAGTCATCGAAAATTGCTTTTGAAAGAAGTAATGCTTCTGATGCTTTAAGGTTAAGAACCAACTTTTCAATTAAAGTTGTGTTCTCTGCCAAAGTGAAGGTTTTCCCTCCTTTACTTACGGATACGATAAAACGATATAAGTTCTCTAAGAAACTTGTTTCAGTTGTGAAATACTGCTCATCGTTTGCCAGAGCGCATCTAAACTTAATTTCCACTTCGGATTGTGGTAAAGTTATTGTACCGTAAAACGATTCCATTGGAGTCGGTCTATAATTGACAGGAACTTCACTAAGTTTCAAAGTAATCTTATTAGAGGTCTTACAGTAGTTACAAGCTGATTCTAATACATATTCGTCTCCAATACTTAATTCTCTGATTTTAAATAATAAGAACAGTTTATCAGGAATTGTTAGGGCGCGGGGTTCTTTATGACCTTCAACGCATGAGCGAAGCATTTGTTCAACGGCTTCACTTGATTTGTCTTTGTTAGAAAGAATTCTTGTGAATTCAATTTCGTCTTTGACTTTTAATGGTCTGACATTAACAGTTCCATTACATTCGTATTTTGAATAAAGAACTGGACTATTTGATGGTAGTTTAAAGGACTGATATCCGATTTTAGCCTCGCCTAGCAGAAACTTCAAATCGTCTTCAATGGAGGCGACCGGGATATTTGCGGTATTAATTTCGCTCATATTTCGTATGTATTATCCCAATACTAGAAAATACATATGAAGTGGTTACAATTAAACTTACGGGAATCGAGGGCGTTCTAGAATGCTCTGATTCTACTGTTTTCAAAGCAATTTGTGACAAATACACTAAAACAGTTCCAGGAGCCTATTATGCTAAGCGAGCAACAAAGTTCAAAGGGTGGGATGGGAAAAAGGAATTCATTAGTTCTAAAACAGGCAAATTTGGAATTGGACTTCTTCCTTATTTAGAAGCGGATTTAAAAAGAGCCGAAATTCCATACAATGTTATAAACAACATTAAGGAACTTCCTCTTGAGAAAGTTATAATTCCAACTTTAGAATTACGAGACTACCAGCAGAAGATGTATGAAACATTTATGCAAGAGCGTAGATGTATAATTCAACTTCCTACTGCGGCTGGTAAAACTGCAATTTTAGCATATATGTTAAAAACTTTGGAAAACTACCATGGTGTAGTGTTCTTTAATAGAAGATCCTTAGTCGAACAAACCTATACTTATTTAAAGAAATACGGAATTGATGTTGGAATCTGTATGGGAAACGATTACATTCAAAAGCCCATAATGCTTTGCACTTCTCAATCTGTAGAAAAGATTCTTCATTCACATTTAAATACGGCAAAGTTCATAATGTTTGATGAGGTACACGAATTCTGCAAAGGAAAACTTACAAGTGCAATTTTGAAAGGATTTAAGAACGCAAGTGTTAGAGTAGGTTTAACAGCAACGGTTCCACAAGAACCTTATCATAAGTTAACCCTTGTTTCTCACTTAGGTCAAATTTACAATGACTACTCGGCTAGCGACCTGATTAAGCAGGGGAAACTGGTAAATCCGAAAATTTCTTTTATAAAGCTGCCCGATTCCTCTACAATATCTGACCTACATATATCTTATCAAGAACTGTATAATAAATTTATAGTTAACTGCAACAAAAGAAATACTTTAATTAAAGATTTAGTAAACAAAATAAAGACTAAAAACAATAAAGCTAAAATACTACTTTTAGTTCAATCATTAAATCACATGCAGAAATTAAAAGAACTTTTGCCTGACGCTTTAACGATACAGGGTAATGACGATATTACAGCACGAAAGAAAGCAATTAAGGAATTTCAAACTTCTGAATCTGCAATCCTGATTGGAACTGTAATTTTGCAAACAGGAATCAATATTCCAGAAATTACTCACTTTATTAATTGTCGTGGATTAAAATCCGACATTCCAACAATCCAGGCTTTAGGTCGTGCTTTGCGTACTCACGAAACTAAGTCGGAAGTTTTCATCTACGATATCTTCAATCAAGAAGGAATACTGTTGCAGCATTCAAAGAAGAGATTACGCATTTACAAGAAACTAAAATTTCAAATTAAAATTTATGAAGGAAGCTAAAGAAAGTATCGAAAAGGCGTTATTCTTAAGTGAAGAAGAAATTGCTCAATTAAAGCATTTGAAAGACAAATTAATTGCTCATATTGATAAACCTAACTTGAATGGAAACTTCATCTTATCGTTAGATAATATTATAACTGAACTACTGTTTCTACGAAACAGAAAGACTCAGACTTTAATTAACTTAATTAAGCAAGGTTACTTAGACGAAGATTAATCTTTAGTTAAATCATCGAACTTACGAAGAAGTTCTTCTAAACCGTCTCTTGACAAAGGTGCAGGATCAGTTTCCTCATCTTCAACAACTTCTTCATCATCTTCCGGTTCTTCTTCTTCACCTACGGTATTTTTATCGTCTTTCTTGCCGAAGGGGAATTTGCCTTTTTCAGCCTTCTTACCTTTCCCAAAGGGCATCCCTTTACCCTTCTTTTTCTCAGGATTTTCAGGCTCATCGCCATCTTCGGACTCATCTTCGTCATCTGACTCGTCCTCACCGCCTTCGTCGTCTTTAGGAGGGAATTTCCCACCTTTTTCATCTTTACCTTTTTTATCTTTAGTATCGTTGCCTTTCTTAACTTTCTTA